CGGTCAGCCCTTTTATTTCCGCCCCTGATTGTGCCCGTAACAACCACGTCAAGGAGAGCACCAATGTTCGTGAACCTCACCCCACACACAATCAACCTCATTGACGGTGAAGCCACCACCACCATCCCGCGAAGCGGCAGCATCGCCCGCGTGGCGATGCTGAAGACGGAAGCTGGCCGCGTCAACGGCATCCCCACCTTCCGCACTGAGTACGGCGAGGTGGAAGGGCTCCCGGAGCCTGGGGAGGGCGTCTTCTACATCGTCTCCGGGCTCGTGGCCGCACGGGCCAACCGCCCGGACGTCTTGTCCCCCGGCGCGTTGGTCCGCGACGAGGAGGGACGCCCTGTCGGCTGTGCGGGTTTGACCCGCTGGGGCTGACCGGACCCTCCGTCAAAACCCCTCCCTCGTGGAGGGGTTTTTCGTGATTTTGGGGTGGCCGTTTGATTTCGGGGGACCACTTCAGCCGTAACGGGGGTGAATCCCTCCTCTCGGAGATTAACGATGCCCCGCAAGATCGACCCCAACCACGCCAAGGCGTTCAGCTTCCTGACCCAGACCATGGGCGACTACACCATCAAGGTCGCCGCGCACCTTGATGTTGACGCCAAGACAGCGCTCAAGTCCCTCCAGTACTTGAAGCGGAAGGGCTTCATCTTCAACTGCGAGGTCAACGACGGCCCGCAGCGGAAGAAGGGTGGCAAGTACGCCCACGCCTTCTGGATGCCCAACGCTGAGGTCCACAAGATGAACGAGGATGCCTGCATGTGCGCCCTGAAGATCGCCCAGTCCACCAAGAAGCACGGCCACGACGTCCTGACCGGGTACTTCGACGCCTGCTGAGCTGCCTTGCCTTAACGTCGGTGAAACCCTCGGATTCTGGAGTACACAATGACCCCCCTCATCCTCACCCTGGACGACACCGTCGACACCATCTACGCCAAGCTGGCGAAAGTCTCTCGGGCAGCCCGTCAGGCGCGCATCAACACCGCACGCACCACCGGCGAACGGCTGATCGCGTGCGGTGTCCTCATCACCGCCGACGATGCCTTCGACGATGCAATGCGTCACCAGGGCATCACCGAGCGCGCCCAACAGAACGGTCGCACCTTCGCCGAGCAGGAGGCCATCGAAGACGCACGACGCCGGGCGCGAGATGTCCGCAACTTCCTCTCGGGCATCGTCCGCGACGGTGAGACCCCCCAGGAGAAGCACGACCGTCAGGCCCCCATCCTCTCGGCCAAGCACGGCCAGCAGGAGGGCTACAAGCGTCCCTGCACGCACCGGACGACCAAGTCCCAGGTCGGCTGGCGGCCGTGGGGGGAGGACATGATCTGCTGCCGCTGTGGGGCCAAGGCCAGCCCGGTTGAGCTGGCCCGCAAGGGGGGACCCAGCGAGCAGGCCAAAATCGCCGGGGCGCTGCTTGCTACCTGCTTCTTGCAAGCTGCCTGATTTCGGGGGGCGAGCCCCTGCCGCAATCGGAGCCTGATCATGGAAACCGCTGCTTCTGTTCTGCGACCCATCTTCGCGTCTATCGCGCGCTCGACCTACTCACCCGCTTCCCGCTTCTGGGCCAACGAGCAGGCCATCGTCGCCGCCATCCGCGGCAAATACCCGGCCACGGACATCGACTATGTCCGGGAGTTCGCCTACAACTGGATGCGCGCGAACGCGCCGGACTGACCGGCTGGGGGCAGGTTTTCTGCCTCCACTTTGATTTCCGTCTCTGATTTTTGCCGTAATGTAAGCGAACCCTGTGCTCATCGCACGTCCCGCGCGCTTGTAGCGCCAAGGAGCCCACCATGACCAACCTCGTCGTCCTCTCCCGCGTCCCCACCCAGTTCCCCCCGCTTGCGGAGGTCGTGCCCGACTGGGAGGCTAACCGCATCATGCGCCGCGTGGTGGGCTACCGCCGCTTCGCTGCCGTCACCGTCCGTGACCCGAACAAGCCGAGCCGCACCATCGCGGTCAAGCCGAGCGTGGACAAGTGCCGCTTCGCGGCCCACAACCCCACCCTCCCTGTCAGCATCTCCCAGGAAGAGATCGTTGCGGCACAGCAGGAGGCCGACGCCCGCGAGGCCCAGGTGGCCCGCTTCCAGGAGGTCGTCGAGTGGGAGGGCATGGACCTCCTTCCCGGCGCGGTCCTCGATGGGGGTTCCCTGCGGGTCGACCGCGAGGACGGCCGGGGCTGGGACTACTACTGCCCCGACGCTGCCGGTGACCCCACCCTGGTCCTCAGCAGCGACTTCGACGGTGCCCCCCTCGACTGAGTCGCCCCCCAAAACCCCCTGCTACCGAGCAGGGGGTTTTCTTGATTTTGACGACCCCGTAAGCAACCTCGGACCCGCAAGAGGAACACCAAGTATGACCCAGATGCCCTGGCCCAAGGCACCAGCTTTTCCGCCCGGCCGCTACTGTGAAGTCCAAGTGGACGAGAACACCCGCGCCTACGGGCACTTCAAGGACATCCCCGACGGCTTCTTGGTACGACTGCTGCGGCCCACCATCACCTCCTACGGTCGGACCCGCTTCTACCGCGACAGCGGACCCGGCTTCTACCCCAACACCTGCTACCTCATCGCGGAACTCCCCGACGGCTCGGAGATGACGTTCTGCAGCAACTACCTCAAGGGCGACAAGTCCTACGGCCACCGCGACTTCAAGGTCGCTGACCTCCCCGAGACCGAGTACTGGGAGGGCGACGAGGTCTACTTCAAACACCTCACGAAGGGGCTCCAGGCCGGCACCATCAGCAAGGTTGACTACGACGAGGGGAAGGACGGCAACGTCAAGGTCACCTACGGCTTCAGCTACGAGGACTACGGTGGCTGGTCCCGGCAAGGCGCTGCTTCCTTTTCGTTGCAGAAGCGCGGCCAGCTCTACGACTACAAGAACCACGGCATCAAGCCGCACTTCGACGCCGTGGAGGACGAGGCAGCATTCTACCTCACCCAGCGCGAGGGGAGGGAGGTGTTGAACCCCGATGCCTCGCCGAACCTCCCCCGCTTGTGGAGCTACGTGGAGTTCCTGAACGCGCTGGTCGAAGGCCGGGTCGACATGCTCAGCGTGAGCAACGGGCTCTTCGGCTCGGGCGGTCCCCCGAAGAACCCGTTCGAGCGCACCGTCTACCACACCCCCTACAGCTTCCAGGACCGGGAAGTCGGGGAGCGGATCCGCGCTGCTGCGCTGGAAGGGTTCAAGCACGACATCGCTCGGTTCGTCCCTGCCCCGCGCCCCAGCATCCCCAGCCAGTACATCGAGCGCATGGCGAAGAAGCTGGAGGAAGCCGGCAATACCGAGATGGCCGCACGGATTCGCCAGGACCTGACGTGAAATCCCCCCGCAACCTCCGGGCCCCCCGGAGGTAGGGTCGAACGGTGCTGGAATTCGGCGGGATTTCACCACCCCTCTGATTTCCGCCGTGCCGGGGTGCCGTAACGGGGGTGAAGTCTCACCCCCTGACCCGGAGGTCCCCCATGATCCCAGCACCCCCTGAGCCCCTGCGCCGCATCTACATCTCGCTCCCCAGCATCACGGAGGAGGAGATTGCAGCCTACAAGGCAGCCCTCCGTCTCCCCGACCGCGCGGAGCGCCACGAGGCAGTTCAGCGGGCCGTGAAGCCCTGGCGGGACCGCGTCAAGGCGATCCGCTACCTGGACGATGACGGCAGCGACTTCCCGCTCGTCCTCAGCTGGGACCAGGCCCGCGCCTCTTTCTCCCGTTGGGCAGGGGGCTACGCGGTTCCCCTCACCGACGCGATGATCCAGTACGCCCGAGACCGGCGGGATGCCCGCCGGGAGCTCTGGGGGCTGGTCCACGCTTCGGCGGAGGCCTCGGCCGAGAGCCTCCTCGGCGCGGGTTCCCTGGGGTGAGACGAAATGAGAGGTTGCGGAAATTCCGCAACCTCTCATTTCGTTGATTTCTGCTTCTGATTTTGACCGTTACCCCCTGCCCACCGCGAGGACCCCGCGATGTCCGTGTTCAACCGCCCCGACCAGCCCCTCATCGATGCCTTCAGCCGCGCAGTCGCCATCCGCGCCCGCGCAGCCGTCATCAAGGACTGGGCCGACACCCCGTTCCGGTTCACACGGGAAGGTCAGCTCTTTGAGCTGACTGTCGGAGCCAGCCGCGCCCTCACCTTGTTTGGCCGCTGGGCGGCTGGGGAGGGGGACATCCTCTTCGAGGAGCAGGACTTCTACCGCTCGGTTCTCATCGTCCCGATGAGCCACCTGGAGGTGGGTGGGGACTGGGCACTGGTTCTGGCCGCAAGCAACGTGCCGGGCCTGACCTCCTCTTCCCGATGGGAACTCCGCAAGGAGTGCGGGTTCACCGGCAGGGCAACCGCACTCGCCGACACCACCCTGGACGATGACGAGGACGCCTTCCTCTGGGGTGAGATGGCAGCCGTCGCTGCGGGCTACGACCTGACCGCATCGTACACCCCAATCGAGACCACCAACGCCTTCGCCTCCCTCGTCGCCTGAACACCGCCCATCAAGGAGCACCCCATGGTCACCCACCAGACCGTTCACCACGCGGAAGAAATTCGCCCTTCCAACAACATGCTGGGCGGGGTGCGCTCAGCGTCTTCCGCGACGCGGGCGGAGACGTCGTCCAGCGGGCCAAGGTCATGGTGCGCGTCTCTTCCACCGCCATGAACGAGTCCGCGAAGATCCTCTTCTGGACCACAGCGGGGTGGTCGGAGATCTTCTCCCTCCCTACCCGGAGCACGCTTGCCAAGGACAAGGACAGCTGGCAGCGCTGGAGCAGCTGTCTGGAGACCAACGCCGGTATCCTCACGGAAGCCCGCGCCCAGTCGTCGCTCCGCATCGGCGAGCTGGTCGACATCGGCTCCAAGTTCCTGGGGAACTTGGACTGACTCGAAAGAGGCAACTGGCCTCAGTAAGGGGACCCGGGAGGGCGACATTCTCGCCCTCCCAGACTTGGAGGACTGACATGGACGCATTGGAAGAACAGGGGCTGCGGCTGAACCGCATCCACGGACGGGTCGGCATCAGCTGGCCGCGCCTGACCAAGGACGGCCAGCTGATGCCTTACCTCACGCAGGCCAAGAACCCGGACTACTCGGAGGTCTTTCCGGTCCAGGTCACCGCAGTGCGCGAGGGGGGAGAGGACTCCCCGGTCCGGTTCTACTCGAATGTGCTGATGGAGCCGGAGATCCGTCTGAGGGAGGGAGTGGAAGCCATCGACCCCCAGGACGTGATGGAATCCCTCGCCGCCGACATCCAAGACCTCATGGGGGATGAAGCCGACGAGTGCCTGGGCTTCCCCACGGCGGGGCTGGTCGTGGTCCAGGTCGGCCTCCTCTACAGCGACGAAGGCCCCGAAGAAGGCGCACCCTTTCTGGAGATGTACTGACTGGAAGCGGGAGGACTTCGTTGTCCTTCAGGCATCGGACGGGCCTGGTATCGGAGCGCGTGTGTGGATGAGGTGCGGCGTCAGGCGGTGGCCTTCCTGACGGCCTGATTCCGGCAACTCGGGGAGAGGGGGGCGAACCAAAATTCGCCCCCCTCTCGGTTGATTTCGGGGCCTGATTTTGACCGTAATGGGGGTGAGTCCCACCACGGAGCTTTCCATGAACGCCACCATCGAGACAATCAGCTCTGACGTCTACAAGCACCGTCAGAGCTGGCGGCGCACCGACATCATCGACCTCGAGACCAACGAGGTCTCGCATCGTCTCAAGCTCACAGTCCACCGGGATGCCTACGATGACCAGTCCCGCTACACCGTTGAGCGGTGGGACGGGTCCAAGTGGAATTTCGTCTTGAGCGTCGACCACTCCCTCATGCCCTCGCGCACTCGTCAGGTTTCCTACGTGAGCAAGGACGGCGAGAACCTCCGCTCGGGGCTGGGCGATGGCATCGACGAGCTGGAAGGCCGCTCCAAGAAGTTCTTCGGTTCCCTCTGATGCGCCTCCTGCCCACCGTCCGCAACAAGGTCCTCGACCCGGATGCTCTCCCGGCCTTCTTCGAAGAAGGCCAGGACCAAGACCCCAACCCCCTCCGGCGGGAGGTCTGGCACCAGCTGTACCTCGCGGAGCAGGCTCGCGCTGCTGCCGGCCTGACCCCCTGGTACAAGACCTACACGTCGGTCGCCAAGGCACTGTTGACCTTGGCGCGCATCAACAGTCTCGCAGCACCCGAGTACGACAACACCTTCGAGTCGGCGGCGCTGCGGCTCTACTACCCCGACCTGGACAAAATGTCCAGCGTGAGTCGCGGGCTCTACGAAGCCCTCCGCGCGTGGCGTGACTCGACCCCTGCGCATCTGCGCTGAATTTCGCAGGGGGGTGATTTCTGATTTTGAATTCTGCCGTAACGACTCTGTCCCCTTTCGACCCCAAAGGAGCCCCCGCCATGCGTTCTCCCATCTACGCCGTTGCCGTCGGCCTGCCCAACATCGCGGCCGTTCAGGTCATCGAAGGTCCCGCCGACATGATCGGGGCACACTACATCCTGGACGGCGAGGACCGGGCTCCTGCCGGGCGGGTCCTGGTCACCACGATGGACCCTTCGAAGCCCGAGGTCATGATACACGCCGCTGTCGGCTGCGCTGCCGTGTTTGCGGCAGCAGAAGGCCCCGCACTCAGTGCCCTGATCACCAACATCATCGACGTCGACACCGTCGAGGTCGCTGGGGTGCCGGTCAAGCGCCTCGCCATCGATGAGGTCCTGCCCCCGGCTTACTTCGTGCGGAAGTGCCTGCACACCCCGCGTGACTTCCGCACCGCCGTCGAGAAGTGGGGCCTGGACCGCGACTTCCAGTCAGCGTAAGCAAGGATGCCACCCGCCAAGCGCTGCTTCCACCCCCAACGCTGAGAACCCCATGACCCCTCACCCTCACCTCCTCCCCCTCGAAGATGCTGACCGATTGGAAGATTTCGCTCTCGGTCAGGTCATCATCATCGCCAGCGCCCCGCTCTGGGGGTGCAGCGAGCACCGCAAGAAGCTGCTCTACATCGTTCGCCGGGGCGTCTACCAGGTCCGGACCGAATTGGGCGAGGACTCGGAGCCCCAGGAGTTCATGGAGATCCGCGACGCCATCACCGCCTACAACGACCTCGGCTGAGGAGTTCGCCATGAGAGCACGTCAGGCAATCGCCGCCATGGCCAAGGCCATCGAGACCCTCACCCAGTTCGGCCCGGACCAGGAGGTCCCTGACGAGGTCCTCACCTCCGTCTTCGCGGGTTACGGGCTGCCCCGGTACAGCACCAAGGTCCCGGCAGATGTGCAGTGGGTCGTCACGGAGGGCAACCCCACCCACCTCATCGGCGACAACCTCTTCGGCGTCCGTCTCGGTGACCAGCCGGGGGACCCCACCTACATCTTCCACGGGCATGCTGCGGGTATGCCCGTCTTCGCGGTCAAGGTCCGCCCGGTCGGTCCCGGAGAGTTCGGCGACGCCATCTACCCGTTCGACCGATAGGGGGCAACCGTGTGCTATCTCGATCAGGCCAAGAAGAAGCTGGACCCCTGCTACCAGTGCGGGGCGGAGGAAGGGTTTCTCTTCGACGGCTACACAGTGGGTGGCCGTCTCCTCGAAGGGGTCCAGTTCCTTTACCAGGCCGACGGCCAGGGGGGGACTTGAGGTCAAGATTCACCCCTCCAGCGCCGAGTACTTCGCCGACCTCAACCAAGAGCGGTGGCTGAAGCGCGTGAGGGACTTCCTGAAGTCAGACGGCGGACACGACTGCGTGGTCTGCGCCTCCTGCGGGGGGTGGCAGGCCTGAGCCTTTTTTGATTTCCCCCGAACCCCAGCCCCGTAATGGGGGTGAGCGATAATGCTCGCCCCCGCCGCCTACCCAGGAGCACTACCATGACCGGCAACCCCGTCTACCAGAAGCCCCTCGCCCTCCCGCGTCTCAGCGCCAGTGAGGCCGCTGCCTGGCTCGACGAGCACCCGACGATCATCGCCGAGGCGGACACCGACGATCTCCGCCACAAGAAGCGGCTGGTCCTCGAGCACGGCATGTACAAGGTGCTCGTCGTCAGCTACCGGGAGATGGGTCAGGCCAAGGCCCTCGCCGAGGGCTTTGGAGGTTCGCCCGTCGTTCTCTGGCGAACCTTCGCCACCAGCGAGGACCTCGCCGAGGCGGTCCTCGACTACAACACCGCACGCTGATGTCGGACGAGAGCTACGATCCGGCACGGCTGCGGGAACTGATCGGCAGCCTCGACTCCACTGTGCGCGACCAGGGCATCGAGCTCTGGCGTGCGGTCGGGATGCCCGACGCCTGGAACGGCCACTTCATCGTCCAGATACACGGCTCCGTTCTCCGCCTCGGCAAGCTGGCGGGCGACATCGACGTTCTGTACGGCAGCTCGCCGCATTTGATCTTCAGCGGCGAGCGCGTGCCGCCGAACACGGGGGTCCTCCTGGCCACCTTGTTGGCCCGTCGCTGGGCGGAGCAGCAGCGACTGCCTTACCTGCCGGTGGATGCCCACTATGGTGCCCGCGTGCCCGCGTACCGTCCGCTGACCGAGAAGGATCGGGTGCTCCTCCTGGGCACGAGTCCCCCGACCTGGTTCCGCCACTACAAGACGGCAACCGGCCTGATGCGATGGGCTGGGGAGAGCGGAGACGAGGGCACCCTCATTGACGCCGCTGAGAACGCCTCTCGCATCTACCCGGACGGAGCCCGCCACCCCCGCTCGGTCACCAACTACTGCGGGGAGGGCTTCCACGCTTTCCGCAGTGCCTGGGCCAAGCTGAGCCGGGGCCAGCAGCAGCGGTTCCTGGGGTACTTGGAAGAAGCCCACGGCGCGTGGTGGGCTGAGTTCTTCCGGTGGGGCATTCCGGGGGGAGGGGAGCCCTCCTACTACATGGTCGAAGCCGCTGCGATGCACCCGCCCTCCACGCACTCCAATCAGCAGCTCTGGTTCGGGCCGGAATGCGGGGAACAAGACGACTGCCCCCGCATCTACGACATCTTCACGGTGGCTTGACCCCTACCGTAGGCAAGACTGAAATTCCTGGAGAACTGCCATGACCCTGGACGAGTTGGACGAGGAACTTGCTCTCAACACCGACCAGCAGGACCTGGACTACCAAGCAGCCCGCGTCCAAGGGCTGCTTTTGCGTATGTGCGAAGAGCACTGCTGGAAGCCCGAAGACTTCTGTCGCCTCGGGGGTCCAGTGAAGCTGGACCCCCGAGGCGACCTTCGAGTCCTGACCGAAGGTCCGAACCTCCCCCAAGACCTCATGCTCTTGGCCCGCTGCTTCCTCGTGGCGGGCTACATCAAGTCCTGACCCCAAGTCGAACCTCTTTTCACGGGACCCCGAAGGCCATGCCGATCAACAACATGCAAGACCTGTGCCCCCGTTGGCGTGACATGCTCCACGCGACCTGCGTGACCCACCCCTACATCGACGGCAGCTCCTGCATCCTGAGCTATGGGGGGCTCAAGGGGCCGAGGACGGCGAGCGACGGCACCCTATCCGGAGGGCGGCTGTACGTGCCCGAAAACACCGTGGAGTTCACCCTGGAGCTGTGGGTGCGCCCTGCCTTGGTGGAGCGGACGATGGAGGTCCTCCGACAGCGCACATCCCACATCCGGGGCTGGTTCCTGGAGCGCGGTTACCAGCCCCGCACCTTCAGGGCACGCCGACGCCCCCGTGGACCCCTCAGCAGTGGGGTGGACCTCTTCGTCTTCCAGGCCACCGTCCCCAAGGACCGGGCGGACCAGCTCAAGTCCGACGTCGAAGCCTTCCTGGCTGAGTAAGCCTGAACATGACCCAGTTCTCTTGCAGTTGCTCCCCTCCTGACGGCCTCTCCAACACGGGCTGTCAGCCCCCTCTCCCACCTTCCTACCCTACGAGGATCCGATGAAGCCGCTGCTCGTCACGATGGAGATCTATGCCTACGGCCCCAACACCCCACACGGCCAGGGCAAGGTCTACCGCACCCAGTTCAACATCACCAACCTCAGCCGCATGTCCCTGTTCGACATGCTGGACCGGCTGGCAGACCAGTACGTCCAGGACCAAGCCGAGGATCCCGCCAACGCGGAGTACTCCCTGCTCGGAGAGTGGGAGGTGACCAACTACGAAGTCGGGAAGCGCTGAAGTGTATTCCGCGACCCAACTGAGGCTGCTGTTCTTCCAAGAAGAGCCGAGTGGGGCAAACTGCACCGCCATCCTCGCAGGGTTGGTGCAGGGAATGCGGGCTCTCCTGTCGGAACTGGAGACCCGTCCCCGCCTCCGAGAACTCTTGGGGGATCCTCAGCAAACGGTGGTAGACCAGGCCATCGAAATGGCTCATGGAGTCTTCAGCCTCCATGAGCCCGCAGCACTCCAGGCCCTGGAGTGGGAAGCCTACTTCGGCACCGCTCGCACGAGGGTGGAGGTGTCTCCCTCGGGTCAGGTCTCCCGGCCCAAGCGGACCGAAGACTTCGCCCGCTTCGAGGACCAGGACTGGATCTATGGGGAGTACGTGGACTTCCTGTACCAGATGTACGGAAGCGGCAGGCAGCTGAGGACGTACCCTTGGCCCAAAACCGACCAAAGGCTTGATTCGGCCGTAAGGAAGCCTGACACCCTCGGAGCACTACGATGACCCCGGAACCCACTCCCCAGAGCTACGACGCGGGCCTGGAGCGTCTCGCCGAGCAGATGATGCTCACCTTCGGACCCGACCTGACCCGTCAGGCCCTCCTCACCAACGACTCCCAGCAGCCCTGCCCCAGCAAAACGGCCGCCAAGTGGGTCCGGAGGAGGCTGCCATACCAGCCAGAGGAGCTGCGCGCGGAGCTGGACGAGATGGTCCAGATCATCGACTCCGAGAAGGTGGCCTTCCAGTGGCTCTACCGCTGCCAAGGCTCCCCCCGCGAAGCTCTGAGACTGCTCCGTGACCCCGAGGACCAGTCCCTCGATGCGCAGGAGGCCCAGAAGCAGTTCTTCGAAGAGCGCCTGGGGGAGGGCAAGGGCACTGGGCAGTACTACCTGCGGGCCTCCCTCTACATCGCCGGGTGGCGCGATCGCACCCGCCGACCCCGCCAGTAAGAGACCCCGTCTACACAGACGCCCTAAAAACCAGGTCGGACCCCTCGCACTCTCTCTACAGGGAGCCACGACCAAGGTTCCCCCCTCACCTTCCCTCGCCTTCCACCGGGGTCTTCCGGGGCATGGGCGGGTCGGCGAGGGGGGTTTAGGTTTTGATTTTAAAAATTTGGCAGCAGGATATATACGGGCGACCCCCCGTTTCCGCTGAAACCCAGGAGGCTCCCCAGATGAAGGGGGTCCAGGGGGGCAAGCTCTCCTCGGATAGCCAGAGGGGCCAGCTGAAGGGGTCCGAACAACCTCCCTTTACTGAGGCGGAGCCCGCGCTGCGGGCGCGCAGGGGTCTATGGGAGGTTGTTTATTGGGGGTTCGATTTACATTTTCAAAATTCATGCAGACCAGATGCCGTGAATTTGGGCCTGGGGGTCCCGGCTTGAAGTTTTTAGCGCGGTTTTAGAGAATTCAACTCTTCAATTAAATTGGGGGCTCCGAATAGCCGTCATCGTAGCGGAATTTGAGTGGCGGGTTGATTTCGCGGGTGCGCCGATGCCGTAACGAGGGTGAGACCATGGCCCTCCGGGAAGCGTTGAGGGCTTCCTGCCGCCGCGCTGCAACCTGAGACCCCCATAGACCAGGAGAATCCCGATGCCCACTCTGGAGTCCGTTGACATCGTTGGCGTCGTCACCATGTACGACGTCACCGGCAACGACCACATCATCGACGGCTGTGAGTTCGACATCGCCGTCATCTACAAGGAGGGGGACCGAGAGTACGCGCTCGAAGTCACCGCCGACGACGAGGGGTCGGCAGTCACCTGGGTCCGGGAGAACTGCCGACAGTTGCTGGCCCGCTTCAAGACGCTGGGGGAGCTGCAGGCTGCTGTCGGGGAGGTCTTCGAGGACTACTACGACTTCATGGTCTGGGGCGAGATGGAGGTCCCCGAGCCGGTCGGGGAAGTCAAGGCCGGCACCTACACGGTCAGCTACCGCCGCAAGTTCGACGAGAAGTGGCCGGCAAAGTTCGAGCTGGACTGCAAGGGTTCCGGGTGCATCTTCTGGGAGGAGTCTCTGGAGTCTCTGAAGGAACGCCTGCCCGAGGCCACCCTCTGGTTCGGGAAGAAGCCGCCAGCTTGAGCCCCCCGATGCAAAATGCCCCTCCGTAGTGGGGGGGCATTTTCTTGTATCTGCTGGGGAGGCGTCAGAAGGTCAGAACGGGTACGAGGTCACAGTGCAGCGGGAGGCAGCGCTGCAGAGCGGGTCGGGCCCGCTGCACTTCCCGGAACAGCTGCCTGTCAGCTCCCCTTGAGGGTCGTAGTTGATGCTCAACTCGCAGCCCCAGTTCAGGCATTCCCCTGAGCCCTTCTGGCAGAAGCACGAGTAGGCCGTCCCGCCCGAGCCTCCAAGAGTCACTCCAACCCACTGGGTCGATGCACCGAGGGTCCACGACCCAGGACTCTCGGTGGTCTCGGAGAGTCCTGGAGGAACGTCCCCGCACTCCGGCATCGCCTCGTTCGCGTCGGGCGTGGTGGCAGAGGTGCAGGCGATCAGGGTGCCAAGGACGGCGAGCAACATAGAAGTCTCCTCTCGGGGATTAGACGTTTTCGGAGCCTGGGCTTACCTCCGGACGACCGTGATACAGGGTGAGCCCCAGGCTCCGAGAACGTCTAATCCCCCGGTCGTTGACCCCCCTCCAGCGGAAAGGGACGAACCAGGGTCGTAATGGCTTCGCAAGGGCGATGTCTTGTTGGTGCTGTGGCCTTGGGACTGGGCTCGCTCAACTCATTGGCGTCCGGGACGGTGGACTATGGGAGAGCGGGCTCGGCCTTGGGGGTCGCTGCGCCAACGCATTACCGGGCGGATAGCCTGCGGATTGGGAATTTGAGTGACAGGTTGATTTCCGTGGTCGATTTCAGCCGTGAGGATGCTGAATCCCACCCCCCGGAGCCCTACGATGAGAATCCCCTCTTTCCACGCGCTGCCCGCAGACCGACAGGCAGCCATCCAGCGGTCCGCCGTGGAGATCGCCAACACCTACGGCAAGGACGCTGCGCTGGATATCTTGGAGCATCCGGACGCACGTCGGAACTGGGAGCATTCTACCGTGGTGCTGCGGATGCTCCAGAGGGACCTCAAGGGAGAGGTCAACGACGCCACCTTCGGTCAGGCTGCCGAAGCAATTCGAGCATACTGACCTCGCCCTAATTTCCAATCCCCACCCCTACGCCGGGTGGGGATTTTCGTGATTTTGAGCCCTCCGTTGATTTCGGGGCCTGATTTTGACCGTAACGATGACGAGTCCCCCTTTTCGCGGAGTAATCCCATGATCATCGGCACCATCGCCCTGACGGACGGCACGACCGTCACCATCGAGAAGTACGACGGGCCTGACGGGGACAACCTGTTCCACGTGGGCGGCGACATCGACGACGAGTTCTACTCGGTCGTATCGCTTGAAGCACTCGGCACCGTCACCCTCTACTAAGGAGCCCCCATGCCCTCCCGTCAACGCAAGGATTTCACCTTCCCTGGCTGCGGCCGACTGAAAGCGTACCAGGGAAGCTGCGATGCCATCTTGGACCCCGGCTCGAAGGACCGTCGCCAGGTACACAGCAAGGGCGCTGGCTTCTACAACCGGGACCGCTGGGTCGGTCGGAGCTTCCTCAAGGCGCTGAGCGACTGGGCTCGCCTCAACCCCGACATGAACCCCACGGGGGACGACATCCGAGGCTGGATCACCTTCGCCAACGCGACGCGCGTGACCAATCCCCACATCGTCATCGCGGCCCTGCCTGCCGAAATTCCGCGGCCCGTGGACCTCGCCCTCACCGGTGGCGTGTACCACGAAGCGTTCCACACGAAGTATTCTCGGCGGCGGGCGCTCCGGTTGGGGCATGTCATGAAGGTCACCAGCTACTGGGGCCGACTCCCCCACGGCAAGTCCTGGGCCAGCTTCTTGGGCGCACTGCTCACCTGGTCCAACATCATCGAGGACATCCGCATCGAGCGGGTCGGCTGCAAGGAGTATCCCGGAGTCTACCCCAAGATGGTGGAGCTTCAGGACTTCATCCTCCGCCAAGAGGGGCAGGGGGTCACCGAAAGCGCCAGCGATCACCGCTCGACCGGCAACGCGACCAACGACTTCCTTCGGGTGGTCTGCGGCACCTTCCGGGACCTCGGCCTGGGGTACGCTGACGACTCCCACCTCCAGCGCACCGCGCTCGAAGAGTACCAGGAGTCCAGCCCCGAGGGCTATCGGTTCGTCACCGAAGGTCCGCTGAAGCCGTACCTCGAACGCGCCATCGCGCTCGGCCCCCAGGAGGACATGGAGTGCCTCTGGCTGGCCATGGAGGTCATCGCTGAGATCGCCAACGTCGCATCCCAGCCGAAGCAGCAGCCCCAGCAGGGCCAGCCCCAAGAGGGTGATGGTCAGCCCTCCGGAGGTGCGGGGGAGGACGCCGAGCCCCCGGAGGGCTCCCCGCCGTCCAAGAAGGACAACAAGCCCCAGCCCTACAAGGTGGGGGACCTGGTCGTTTACAACGGTACGAAGCACAAGGTCGTGCGCGCGGGAGTGCCCCACCCCCAGACCGGCGTCCAGGACCTCCAACTCGAAGCTGCCTGAAAGGAGCACACCATGAACGAGAGCCTGTATCCCCTGACCCTCAGCTACACCGACCCCTCGGGTCGGAAGGTCCGAGTGGTCTGCGGCAACGAGGAGGAGGCCGACCAAGCATTCCGTGAGATGACCCGCCTGTGCGGGACCCGCGTCCGGTATTCGGTGGACGGATGAGCTTTCAACCCCAATACATCCCCGAAAAGGGGGGCATGGTCGTGTTCGACGGACCGACCCTGCACGTCTACTCGAATGGCTTCCAGGTGTACCAGGGCGACCCCCGAGCCTTTGTCCAGTGGGAACAGTGGGACGCCCTCGGAGCGACTGGTCCGGGCATGAAGTCCTCCGTCCTCCTGTACACGCTGACCACCGGCCAAGCCCTCCCCTTCTACGACATGAAGGTCGCGTCCTTGTTCCAGGCTGTGGGGTTCGTTCTGGGCGCCATCAGCGCCGGGACCCAGAAGGAAGGACTCTGGTACGCCTTCGGCGACCTTCACCCCCAACCACCTTCGCACCTCATCGTCCGAACAGGAGCCTAACCTTGGACTACAACGCCCTCGCTGCCCTTGATGGCGAGATCGTCCGACTGAGTGCGGACGTCCAGAACCCGTACAAGAACGGAACCTACAAGTGGGAGTGGGACCGCCGCAAGGTCATCCCCAAGGGGACCAAGTTCCGGGTCGAGGTCCGCACCTACGAGGACTGGTACTCCGACCCCGAGGAGGTCCTCCTCCTCGAAGCCGCCCTCCGCCGGAACCCCAACGCTGCCCAGACCCCGGAGGGCAAGACCGTCGCCAGCATCACCCTCTACTGCAAGGAGTTCCCCGGCTTCGGACGCAAGCTCTACGACAGCCGGGGAACTCCTGTGCCCAAGAACCCCGACACCCCGAACAAGCGCCAGCAGCTCATCCAGGCCCTGGTTCCCCTCCTCGTTCCCGCGGGTGAGCCCAAGACCCTCGACCAGCTCCTCCTCCGCTATGGGGTCTCGCCCCGCGAGACCCTCGACGCCCTGCTCGGCTCTGGGGTCCTCACCCTGGACGACATCACCCCCCTCCTCCAGGATCCCTGAATGGTAGTCCCGCAAGAACTCCAGACCCTCATCGAAGACATCGAGGACTTCCTCCACGCGGAGTGCGTCGGCTACGATGTCCGAGAAGGCTACTCCGGTCGGGGCATGTTCGGCAGGACCTCCCGCTTCGCGGTGGTGGCGGAGTGCGGTCCCAGCTCCCACGCCGGTCTCCGCCTCCAGCAACTCGGCATGGCCTGGGACAACATGGGCCTGCGCTACGTCTACTATCTGACGCGCTGACCCCCACCCCCCAACAAGGAAGACCCCCCAACAAGGAAGACCCCCTGGATAGGTTGCCATGCCTACCGGGGGGTCTTTTTGCGTTTGAAGAACCTGAACTTTGCATCTCAGGCACCCCGCCTCACCCCAAGGCGGGTCTCCGGGTAGTTAGCGTTGCCGGAGGGTGAGCAGGTCCGTACACTTCGCACTCTGGCACGAAGCAACACCACCCCAAGGCCCGCAAAACCATGCTGAGCATTTCCGACGCCCTCCGCAAGAAGATCCGGTCCGCAGCCCAGGGCGCCACCCAGGACGCCGAAGACCTGGAGGCCCTCCGCGCTGCATACCCCCTCCTGCTGATCCCCATCGAGGACTACCAGGATAACAACCCCGTCGAAATCGACGGGGTGATCGAGTTCACTGAGGTCACCCTCAACAAGGAGCGCCGCAAGAACCCCAAGTTCGCCCCGCGCGAGAACCGCTCCTACTACACCTACATCTGGGTCCCCGTCGACAAGGCGCTGGAGCTGGCCCAGGCCTCTGACCCCACCGAGGGGTCGGCAGTCACCTGCGAGCCAGTCACGCGGAAGCCCTTCACCGAGATGGGCAAGACCGGCCTCCTCATCTCCGAGGCCCTCGCCGACGAAGACTCTGATCTCACCGAGGACACCCTCCTCACCATCGCGGTCGCCATTCTCGCTGACGAGGAGGTCGCCGAGGCCATGGAGGGTCTCAGCTCCCTCGGCCTCTGCAGCTTCTACTCCAAGCTCGCCAAGGGCAAGGAGCCCGCTGAGTGGGAGGCCATCGAGGACGCTGCCAGCAAGCGCGTCAAGAACCCCAAGTACCGTATGCCCGCTGAGACCCTCCTCACCACCCCCAAGATGCAGCCCGACCCCGAGCCCGACCAGGTCCAGCACCCACTCCCCGACTTTCCCTCCCGCGCCCGCCCCACCGACAACAGCCAGGCTGGGGCGCTGACCCGCCAGCTCTTCCTGACCCTCTTCGACTCCAACCAGGAGATGGCCGACTTCCTCCTGGCGAACGGTATGCGGGACATCCGCGACAGCGTCCCCAGCCCCAACGGCTCCAGCAAGAATTCCTACGTGTTTGCGCTCGTCGGCGCTATGGAGCGCCGGGGCTACATCAACGGCGAGCTGTTCAACCATCTCGTCCGCCACAACCCCCGCAGGGCTGATCAGGTCGAGGGTGCCGTTCGCCTGATGGGCCTCTCCACCCGCGCCTACTGAGGGGGGGTTGGGGCAACCCGCCCCAACGAGCAACAGCCTCTGAGACGCTACAGAGCCTCCCAAGTTGGGAGGCTCTCCTTAGTATGTAGGGTGCCCCCCGCAGCCCCCTATGCCTCTCCACGCTCCTGCAACCTGCAAAATTAGGACGCCCGCGCGGCAACAACTTTTGCATGGGCGCTTAGAGACTCCCCATAGTCCAACCTCCATATGAGGAGTTCGGCTCGCTGCGCGAGCCCCGAACCCCCTCAACCAGAAGGGGAAAGGGGGAGGGAAAATCAGCCCGGACCCTCTACCTCCCCATCACCCGGAAAACTGTGGGGGTTGGAGCCTTGTTCCGGCCTTCTCACCTTGCCCTTTGCCGTAGAGCTTCAACCCCAAGGGGGGTTGAGCCCGCCCTTAAAACCCAAAGGGGACCTGCTAATGCCCCTCCGACCCTCGGTTGCAGGCACGCGCTGAACAGGAGAGCGCGTGCCTCCCCCCTTCTTCGGAGGTTGTGTGTAGTCCTTCTCTGTCGGGTTCCACGCTTCAGTGTTCGAGGTCATCCCAGTAGGGGTCATCCTCATCCTCGAAGTCATCCCAGCTCATCTCGGCAGGATCGTCCTTACCAGAGACCAACTTACCAGAGACCAAAGCAACGGACTCTGGTTCGGGGTCCTTCTCTGGTTCGGGGTCTTTGGCTTCGGGGGGTTCCGGCACCCAGGGCTTCTCGCCCTCACCCTGTGCCATGCAGCTTACATGGAGGATGGTCCAGCCCCCTTGATAGGTGTCCGGAGGATACAGCGGCAGGGCATACACGTGCTCACCCGGCTCGACGGGCTCCCCGCACACGGGGCAGGAGGAGTGGCTCTCCAAGATCCACCTCACTACCCGACAGAGGCTCTCCCACCCCTCCACGGGGATGTAGATCGGAGCGTACCGGTGCAGGAAGTCTTCCTTCCAGCGCCGTGCCAGGGGATGCTGCTCATCTCCCCCAGGGGGCCAGCCCTTGCTCACGACCGCCCCTGCTCAAAGAACTTGTTGCTCTTGGGGAACTGCCCCGAGAGCTTCCGGATGATCTTCGGTGGGGTCTTCAAGGTCCAGGTCCTCGCGAATTTGGTGGGGGGTCGTTACCTCCCCCGGATCTATGTCGATTACCTGGATTCCTGGGGCGTCGGTGCCCAGCTTCTGGGAGAGAATCTCCTCCAACGCGAGGTTCCGGGCTTCGAGCAGCCGCATCCGTTCTCTCAGCGCTTCCACCTCACCACTGACCCCATTGACATCCTTGCGCAAGACGCGAGTTCGGTGAGTGTTGTTGGCGATCCCTCCTCCGTAGTCCCCCACGAACAAGGGGCACGGCAGCTCCTTCAGCGAAGAGATCTTCACCCCGTAAGCATCCGTGTAGGTGTACGTCAGGCTCTTCTTGGTCACGTTGATGCTCATGGGGTTGCCCATCGTCACCCCACACCGTGTGCAGGTCTTCTCCCCGTTGCCCAAGAACTGATCCTCCCAGACGTGTTCCTTGTTGGGGTGTAGGTGGGTGGGAATGCCCACCCCCTTGTCTTGGAGGGAGTCCCCAACGCGGACCGACTTGGGCGTGAGGTCTCGAACGGCGGGTCGGTCTAACGCGAGCATCCCAGTCAGCTCGACGAAGCCCGCTGCTTCCAGGGCCTGGGCGGTCTTCTCTTCGAGGAGGATGCGTTCTCCCTCTTCGACCTTGCTGCGCAGTTCTCCGCAATGAAATGCCCGAAGGGCGACGGCTTCTGTTTTCATGACGGCTTCTGTTTTCATGAGGGCAGTCTACCGCAGGTAAGGCCCTCTCATGAGCAACGAAGAAGCCGACACCCCTCGCTACCTGAACTGGGCCACCTTCAAGGCCCAGCTCCCCGATGTCATCAGCGAACACTTCATCCCGTTGGGTGATGAGTCTGTTCGAACCTATGCCTGGGCCAACAACAACGAGGTCTACTTCGAAGACCCTGTTGCCCTGGCAGTCCTCGAAGATGGCTCCCACCTGGTGGTGAGCAATGAGGGGGAGCTGGTCACGATCCCCACCCCTCACCGCAACAACATCACGGTCACTGTCCAGACCCGTGGGGAGCGGTCTCCGCGGACGGCCTTGACCTGGCTCCAGACCTTGAGGTTCGCCGACCCCTACAAGGAGTAGCGGCTACCCGACCGGGACGGACTTCTCAATCTGGTCGAGGAGCTCCCGGAAGGAATCCCCTTCCCACTCGTGTTCCCACCGGTCATCCTCTTGGTGGCCGGTCAGGTTGCCCACCTTCAAGGACCACCGACCGTCTTCCTCCAGGATCTGGACCCGGAGAGTGCGATTGGTGTATTTCATCTTTGGGAGGACTGGATCCAGGGCCTGCTGGACCTGGAACAGTTTCTCTTCGATGTCATCCCCCATAGAAGGTGGCCAGGAACCGGCCCCGCGCGTCCGGCAGCGGCATTCGGTCCACGGTGAACACGCGCAGCTCCCGCGCGAACCCGACGGTGAACAGGAACAGGACTGCGATCATCACGGTCTGACTCAGCGTCATTCTACTTGCCCTCCAGGGAGCGCAGCTCGCGCTCCCTCACCTCTACCTGCTCCCTCAGTCTCTGGAGTTCCGTGCGAAGGTTGCGCTTCCGCTCACCCTTCGGGTCGTTGTAGCTGTAGGTGGCCCTCAAGTCGGCGAACATGTTCACGGCATCTTCCGGACGTCGGACCCTCAGCCGCACCCCGTAGCCTGACTCGACGCACAGCCGCACCCCGTGGAGGGCGATGTAGCTGCCGCTGGGGATCCAGAAGTCTCCTTCTTTGTTGGGCCACACCGTCCGCATCGCCCGCCACTTCTCCCGGTACTCGGGCGTGGGGATGTAGTTGAGCCCGGAGTACTTCTTGGGCATCTCCATCCAGTCGGTTTCGGCGATGACGTTCTTGAGTCCCATCCGGGTCCCGACGAGTCCTACTTCGCAGCTCAGGGCATCCCGCTCCCGGATGTGCTGCCACTTCTGCCATCGGAGCTTCTCCTGGGCGACCACGGCAGCGTAGTTGTCTTCCCGGAAGGGGAAATCCTTGGGGAGACCGCCCGCCAAGATCGATGCTCGGTGGAGGACCTCGTCGCCCTCGAAGTCTCCCGCCACGAAGAAGCAGCGGTAGCCCTTGTTCCAGAACTCGAACAGGGTCGGCCCTCCGCGGATGGGGGTCACCTCGGTGTTTTCGATGCCGTAGCGGAGGAACAGGTCTTCTACCTGCCTGTCGATGTTGTCTTCCATGGTGTCTCCTTCTGTCCCGTTCCGTTTACCGTGCCGACTTCGGTAGAGACTCATGAGGAAACTCTCCTGCCCAGCCTCTTGGCCCGCACCGAAAACAACATCACGATCAACCAGTCACCGTTTCTTGGAGTGGATGCCCCTCATCATTGACGCCGAAGGCTTCGAAGTTTCATTTCCAGTTTTCGCGCGTGGGCTTTCATGCGCTTGATGTCCCCGCTCTCCAGGACCTCTTGGTAGAAGCGCTTCGCTTCGAGTCCTGCGCGCTGCTTGCGGACCCGTTCGTGGTAGCGCCCCATCGGGTCGAACCCGTAGGTTGCGATGAACACCGACCGGCTGAGGAACGCAGGGGTGAGCTGGCTCCCCCCTGGTCTCCAACACCGCATCTCTACAGCACGGGGCGTCGCGTCTGCTTTCAGTTGGGGGCGGGGACGTGCCGGGGCATCACCCCCCGCTTCGAGGTAGACCCAGTCGGTCTCCCGCCAACGCGGCACGGCTTCCCATTGCTTCCCATCTTCGGTCTCGATGATCGGGAGCTTCCGGTCCCGGTCCAGGTCGAAGCGGTGAGGGTTCTTCAGCAGGTGCCACCCCTCCGTGTCGTACCACTCCAGCATCTCGTGGTCTTGGGCGACGGCATGGATGAGGTCCGCCACCTCTTCCGGGCTGGGCTCTTCGGGAATGAAGAGGACGGCGGTCTCGGGGATCTGGGTCACGGGCATCGGCAACGCCGCAGGTTTTTCCATGCGGTGGTATCCGAACAGCCCCAAGAACCAGTCGAAGAAGCGGAGCGTCATGCCTCCCCCCGAAGGGCAGCCAGCTTCCTTTTCTTCTCGGCCAGGCTTTGCTCGGCGTACTCGATCTCGACCTCCAGCAACCGCGCTTGGTATTCGGGGCTCACGTCCGCTGTCAGGTTCAACCGGCGGAAGAACTGGGTGGCCTCGATCTGGCTGCGGAACATCAGCACCGGGAGGTCCCGGCCGTCGGAGGTGCAAGACCCGAATGCCTTGATGTAGTCTCCGATCACGCGGGGCAGTGGCGGGCAGAGCTGTACCAGCTTCTGCAGCATCCCTCGGTCTGCCTCTCGCGGGATGAAGTGGAAGTGGCCTGGACGGCTGGGGTCTCGGACCCACTCGGCCAAGGCGAGGACCTCCGGCACTTTGATCTCTTCGGTGTGGTCTTCGCACTCGGCCGTGAAGGCGGCGAGCTCGATCTCACCCTTGGTCAGGATGTATTCGTGCTGGGCAGCTTGGCGGGCGATTTTCCAGAGCACCTCCCCTTGAGGGAGGGCGCGGGTGCCTTCGGTGTCCAGCAGCATCTCGGCTTGCCGCAAGAACTCGTCCTCGTCCGTGTCCTCGTCGAAGCCGAAGGCGATCCCCTCTCGGCTGATGGGGTGGACCAGGAAGGTGTAGTTCCCGTCGAATGCTTTCTCGACCCAGGTCGCCCAGTGCTTCCGCATGAGTGCTATCAGGCTGTCTCGAATGGGGATGCTCATTTACCTTTCCTGGTCTTGGATACAGACCTTGTTACGGTCTGCCCAGCGGATGAACCCCAGCACTGAGCCTTGGATCGACAAGTGCCCTGCACGGTTCAAGGCCAGCCGGAAGGGCAAGCCCTCGGGCAGCTTGAGGTAGACCTGCACGCAGGGGCTGACGCAGGCCTCAACCACAGTAGACCATTCGGCGGACGTCCTTACGGGGGCCAGGTGAGTCAGCCGGTCCCCATAAAACCGCCAAGACACTCGCTGGAGGATGTCGTACCCATCCAGGAGCTCCCGCGCCACCTTCTTCTTGTCTTCCGCCGCAAGCATCTGATGCCTGCATTGAAACCCCAGAAGGTCGACCTCCAAGTATCGGCAAGCCTCTGCTATGGGCAGCTCGTGCTTGCCCAGTAGTTCACGCAACATCTCCGCCGCCCCCTTGGAGACCCAGTCTCCGTCAGGGTAGGTCGGCTGACGGACGAGAACCCGCGCCCCGTGACCTTCTTGGTCTTCCAGGCTCACCAAATAGTGAAGACCCAGCACGGGACTGGACACCTTCAAGCGGGACATCTCGCGGAAGAGGATCTCCCCGCCTGGGGCTGCGATGCTGTAGCTGGTTGCGCTTCCGTGCATGCGTAAGCCCCCTTCGGAGAAGGCTTACTGGATCCCCAGTCACCAGCTACAACGGATTCGGCTTGGGCAGTTGGGGTTGGGGCAGACGTACCCGACGACCGTTGCGTTGCCCCAGTCGATGTTGAAGCAGGAGCACCCGCCCCCCACGAAGTCCTTGAGCTTCTGGGACGGGGGAAGCGCAGGCTTGAGCGGCCCGGTCAGCTTCCTTGCCTCCTCCAGCTGCCTCAGTGCCCGCTCGAAGCCTCGCCCGTAGTCCTCGGTGCCAGGGTCGCAGGGGATCTCGACGATCTTTTCCCCCATCCTCACTTCCTCAACGGGGGTGGGGCCGGGACCCGCACAGACTTGGAGCCGGGGAAGGCGTCGAAGTCGGGCAGCGGGGGAGGAACGGGAACACCCCACTCTTCCAGCTGTTCCCGGCTGCCGTAGGTGACCTGGAGGACCTGCGCAGGCTTCTGCTCGAACTTGTAGCCGGTGACCTCTCGCGTGTGCATCTCGACCTCTTCTCCGAAACCGGTGCTCATCTTCTTGAGGGACTTCCGGGAACGGGTCAACCTCCCGCTGGCCTTCTGGGCCAGCGGCTCTTCTCCGAGGGAGGCGGCGGTGGGCGCGGATGCCAGCGTTCCCTGGGCGCGGATGGGGTTGCCGTGCGGACCCTCACTGATGAAATTGTACCTCGGGGCGGGCTGCTGGATCCGGACCCGCTTCTCTCTCATGACCGCCACGCCGATCACCCCGTCATTGGATGTCGACTGGCCCATGCGGGCGTTGTATCCCAGTTCCTCTTCCCCGAAGGAGAAGCGGTTGCCCTTCCCTGTGTCACCTCTCCACCCTTCTATGGTATAGCTCTGGGTGCCCTCGACCATGTAGCCGTAGCCGTCGTATGCCCCCGGCTCCCCGTCGATGATGTTCCGACCGTCCACCGTGATGACGGCCTTGGCACGGGTTGCCGCCTTGACTGCAGAGTAGATCCGCGCAGCCTGCATCTCACCCGTGATGCGGATGGCGTAGGGGCCTGCTTCGGGGACGAGGACGAACGTCCTGCCCTCGTGCTGGATTTGGCGGAGGGGTTCCCCTCCCATCAGGATCTCGAGCTTCATGGTTTCTCCTTGGAGCTTGGCGGGCAGATGAGGAACGGGTTCTGGGTCGATCCCGGCTCCCCTTCCAGCATGTTGTGCGCTGCGGCGATGAAGTCAACGAAGGCACTTCGGAGGTCCTGTCCTTGAACCTCAGCGGGGAAGGCGTCGGGCATGGGGATATAGCGGTTGCCCAGCCACTCCCCCATGACCGTCTCCAAGACCTGGTTTCGGTTCTTGAACCTTCCGGCTTCGACCTCTTCGGCGCAGCGTTGGTTGATCGCCTCCAGCATCTCAGGTGGGACGCGGAAGCTCAGCATCTTCTTCGGCATACGCTATTCGTAATACCGTATTACGGTCAGGACGCCATAAGTTTTCTGAGTGTTTTGCTTATGGCAACGGCGGGGCAAGGAGGACTCCTCATGAACAAGCTGTCCAAGATCTTGGAGCAAGAGGGCCTGACCCGCGATGAAGTCACGTACAAGCGGGAAATGGAGCGCCTGAATCTCGCTGCAGACGAGATCCGGATGTTCTTGCGCCGTGACCTGGGACTCCCGGCCCGCGTCAAGGTGGACTTCAAGGGCATTGAGATCAATGCCGGTGGCAACCGCTACGGCATCTACTTCGTTCCGGGGCGCAGCAGCCCCGAAGACAACATCGCCCCGGCCCGCCTCGTGTTCATGGCAGGACCCCCGCGAGATGTCCCAGCCAAGTATGCCATCGTTGAAAAGGTCAAGAAGCCCCGAGGGCTGGGCGACGTCAACTTCAACGACCACGAGTGGAGCCAGTTCCTTGGCGATGAGGTCATGCACAAGCTGGAAGAAGAGCTCGGGTAGGGCTCAGGGCTCAGGGGTCTTCCGGGAAGCGGTCGATGAAGCGGTACTGAACCTGCTCGAAGTCTACGGTGAACGCTGAGATGGCAGCGTTGTTGGTGCTGAGCCAGCACCCCACCCAATAGATCCGGGTGCTGGTCAGGTCCCAGCGGTCGGTGGTCTTGGTTCCGACTTGGCGACTCCCGTTGATCTGGTCGCTGAGCAGGAAGTTGTTCGGACTGAAGTACTGGGCAGAGCTTGTCGGTCTTGTGGGGGTGGCGGTGCCGCCCTCGCTGATGTTGAAGCTGATGTAGGGGTCGTCCCCGCTACCTGCCACCGGGTCCGCAGCGTTGTCTTCGGCCAGTGTGATGTTTTCGATGGTGTCGCCGGCTTCTTGGCGGCGAGCCGCTGCGGAGTACACGAACCCGGCATCGAACTCGGGGGTGTTCGAGGCTTTCATGACCAAAGAAGCGGTCGCCCCCGTGCCGTAGGTTCCGTTGGGCATGTTGATGAACCCGCGCATCCAGAACTCGTAGCGACGGAAGTCGATGTCCTTGGGGAGCGTCACCGGCAGGAACCACCCGATCCCCGTTCGAGGATCGGCGTCTCCTGTAGTGAGCTGGCTGGGGCCTCCGGTGTGGCTCAGCCGGAGCGCTCCGCTGGGCTGGAGAGCACTCCCGTTGTCCAGGCTGCCTGAGTCATAGGTCAAGATCGACCCCGAAGACCAGTCGACGGTTACCCAGGCACCTACCAGAGGCTTCAGGGCGGATGCGGGGGAGGCGAAGGGCATTCTGGGACCTCACGGTTACCCCTTCAGGGGTCGTATAGGTTTCCTACCTCTGAGGCTCCAGCAGCCTCCTCAGCCGCTTTCTTCTCTGGGTTTTGTAGAACTGGAGGAAGCTCTCTTGGTCTTCATCCCAGTGACGCTTCCGTTCCCTTGCCTTCTCGGTCACCAGGGCAGCTTCGAAGCGAGGACCCATACAAGCCTTGCATACGCCTCCCCTCCGGCTGTAGGTTCCCCTGTAGCCCTTCTGGGGGGCTGGCCCTCTCAGGCGGGCACCGCACCTCAAGCACTTCTTGGCCTTGCAGTGCCTGCGGGATCGCCGCTGTATGCTTCGGCGGTTGCGGTCGGTGTTCTCGAATAGTATGGCGTGGATGTCTTGGTTTGACTTCCCCTGATTCAACAGCCTTGCCAACCGGACGTCCTCAATGAGCGTCCAGCGGGGCGACTTGAAGCCTTCCATACGCAGTCCCCTTCGGGTACAGTGAGGTTTGAATTACGGGAGGGTGCGATGCCGATCTACGAGTACAAGTGTAAGGGCTGCCAGTCCCTGACGGAGAAGCTGAGGAAGTACGAAAAAGCCGATGATCCGGTGAAGTGCGAGGCTTGCAAGGGTGAGGCAACTCGGGTAATCTCACAGACTTCCTTCGTGCTGAAGGGGGGCGGCTGGGCCAAGGACGGCTACGGCTCCTGAAGGAGAACCCATGAACATGATCGGCGGCTTGAACCTCACCGTTAAGGTGACCAAAGAAGACATCCTCGCCACCCTCAAGGCGAACCGCATCAAACACCTCCAGATGTACCAGGAAGCCCTGGACGGCTACTTGGTGGACCTCGAGAAGACGCTCAAGGAGCACCATCGCCTCGTGCGTCGAGCCAAGAAGACCCGCGCCGAAGCCTCCGCAGCGGACTACGGCAACCTGGATGTTCGCATCAACACCACCAAGCCCACTTGCCAGGCCAAGGCTTACGACGTGATGATCCGGATGTTCGAGCGAGACCAGAGCAAGGTCGTCGAGCTCTCCACTGACGACTACACCCAGATCATGGAAGACGAGTTCCACTGGACCCGTGGTTGGCTGGAGGGGGCGTCACGGTTCAGCGACACGGCCCGGTCCTACAGGGCCACCAAGGGTCGTTAGTCCGGCAGCGTCTTTAGGTCTCTCAGGGCTCTGTGGTAAGCGCGCCAGTGTTCTTCGCGCTTCCGGAGGAGCTCGGGCACAAGTCCCAGCTGGCCTTGCTTGTTCTCTTCGAGAGCGTCCAAGGCCAGCTGCTTGTGTCTCTCGTGGTTGAAGGCGACTATCCGCATCAGGCGTTGATGCTCGCCCCCCAGGCTCTCCGCAAGCTCCTTCGCTTGGGCGCGCTGGCCCTCCTTCCGCGTGTTCCACAGATTGGAGATCGTTAGGCCCCAGCGCTGGCGGTGCTCAGTCATCTTGGTACGTTGAGGAGGTCGTTGAGCGCTTCCTGGCGGAGGTCCCAAGCCGTTTCGGCTTCTAAGGATGCCCGGTTCCTCAAGGAATGCAGACTTTTATCGGCATACGCTAAGGACCTGGCCATCGCCTCCTCGCAATCTTCTTGGTGTCGTTGAACCCGCGCCATTACCAGCTCAAGCTCCCCTCCCAATGTGCGACTCAGCTCCAAGGCTTGCGTACGTTGTTCTCCTCCGGCTTCCCACATCTGGCAGAGGGTGCGACCCCACTGGGTGTTTTCGCTCATCAAGGTAGCTCCGCGAGTGCGTCAAGGCTTCAATCTGGTTCGGCCTCCTCAACCCTTCGTGGTGTAGGAGCACCTCACCCATCAACCTCTTGTAATGTCCGCCCAAAGCCTCAGCCAGTTCGATTGCTTGCTCTCGGTGTTGGCCTTCGGCTTTCCAGAGGCTGCAGAGGCTGGTCCCTTTCCGCTTGGTCATTCGCTACTCCTCGGGGTCCAGCAGTGCGCACAGAGCCGCGCCGCACGCCTCGACCTCTGCCGCACTTTTCTCGGCAACCTGGAACAACCTTGCCTCCGAGGGTGTGCCTACTCACCCTCGGGCATCCCGATCTGGAGGATCCTGCTCAATTCCCTCAGCATCTCGCAGGCCACGTCGTCCCGCCGGAAGCTGTAGCCCGGATAGTCCTCGGCCTTGTTGATGGTCTGGCGAGTGAGGTTCTGCAGGGCCTGGTAGCGTTCTGCCAGGGCTTCCAGCCCTTCGTCCAAGGAGGTCCGAAAATCTTCCTCCGCCCTCTCATTGAAGTAGGCTTGGAAGGAATCCTTGGCAGGACCCCTGTTGGAGCGGTACAGCATCCAAGCGTGGAGGAGCTTCTCGACGGGGTCTTTCTTGGGGTCGTAGTCGCTCACGCGCTCTCCTACATGGGGTGCGTAGGAGTTACCGGCTTACCTCAGTCCCCCACCCCCAGAGGTCTTCGTACCTGCGGATGCGGGGGAGGTTTTCCGCAGGCACTTCCCACATCTCTTGCGGTCGAAGGGAGCGAGCCTCTACCATGACAGTGGGGCGCTCCTTGGTGACCAGCCCTGCCTCGGGGCCGAACCACTCCGGCCATTGCTTCTCCCACTGAGCTTTCTGGCGCATCCAGGTCTTGGACCTGTTGCCCCCGCTCTCTGAGGGGGCATCCATGAGCTGCGTGACGATCCCGCTGGAGAGAAAGTCCAGGATGCGCTCAGGGTCAACGAACCCGCTCATGGCCACCGCCCCTAACGCATCGTAGAAGTCCTCCCCCCCTTTCTTCCGTAGGTTGGGGAGCATCTTCGCAATCTGCTCGTCATCCATGTTGTCGGACCAGTGTGGGCGGGGGTCCTTCATGTTCCGGAAGGCCCCTTTTTCTTGGTCGATGTAGTGGCGGAGGGTCCTCGCCCCGAAGAGTGCATTGAGGTATCGCAGTTCGTCCCGAGGGCTCATGCCTTTGTAGGGCATCCGGCCTTGATCGAAGTACTCGTGGAGGATCCACAGGGGGCTGAACTCGCCTTTGGCCAGCCCGTGTACGTTCTGATCGATGATCAGTCCATGCACCTTGGGGATCAGGTCCTCTTCTGCTGAGATGCGGGGGTCATCCCGGTCCAGCTCCACCACCAAGAAGAGAGGCTCGCCCCCGAACTTCCCGGACGCGCTCATGGCGTAGTCCTTGGCAGTGCGTAGGCTCGTGGTCAGGTACACGTGGCCCGGGATTGCAGTGAGGTTGTCTTCCCAGACCCGCTGCGGCGGTGTTCCCAAGAGCCCTTTGCTCTGGATGTTCGGTAAGAAATTGGAGGATGTGCCGTGGAAGAACCTCCTCTTGGTGGAGGCTGTCCGGATTCGAAGGAGGCCCTCTTGAGCCAAGATGCGACGGAGATTCATGACTGGGTTGGCTTATAAAGAAAACAGGGGACCCTTACTCCAGGGTGACCCCCTTGACCCGCAGGTATCGCTCCGCCAGGTCGATCGCCTTACACCGCTGCCGGGGGGCGGATACTCGACGCCCCCCCAGGAACCCCAGGAACCCCAGGATGACATATGGGTGTACTCGACGCAGGGGCCAGTCCTCCAGACATGAGGTCACCTTGAAGAGTTGCCTGTCCCATCGGGGATTGAGATTCAGCCACGCGAAGCAGCGCTGGCAGGAGTTGCGAAGGACTCCTGCCCCTTGCCGAAGTCCTTCTCTGGCTTCTGCGGGCACGGAGTACCTTCTCCGGGCCGTCCGGGCGGTTTCCTTCGCGCAAGGTTCGCAGTAGGGGGGCTCGTAGTCGCCCCCTACTGCGTCGACGCGCCAGGGGTCCAGTCGGGGGGCCTTGCTCATGCTCTCGATCCTCCGCGCGATCGGTCCCTCCAACGCTTCCAAAATCTCTTCTGCCTGGGACAAAGACAGGCAGAAGAGATTTTGCCATCGGTCTTCCGCTACCTCATCCTCATTCATTGCGTACCCTCGGGTCGGTTTCCCCGCTGGTTACTTTGGGGTCCAGCTCTCCATAAATTGAGGGCCGGATCTCATGAGATCCGGCCCTCAATAGTCAATCCCTCTTCGGGGACTCCCTCACGGAGTGGCGGATGCCGCGATGGTGTCCCCGACCTCTGCCGCCACTCCGTCGATCAGGAGTTGGGAGCCCTGGCAGGTGACCCAGATAACCCCATCGCAGCCGGGCGGGTTGTAGAGGTCAATGTCGACCCCGCCGGAGCAGGTCGCTTCGTGGCCGTTCAGGTGGGCGATGCTGGCTGTGATGACGGGGCCAGCCTGAACGCATCCGATCAAGTTGGACACGAATTCCCCCGCCGCGTCGTACACCACATAGCCGGTCATGCCGTGGTTGTAGCCGTAGTCGTGCAGCGGGTAGCCGTCGAACTGGTAGCCGTCTGCGAGGGCTGGTGAGGTAGCGAGCATCAGGATGAGAGAGATCATAGGAACCTTTCGTGTAGTTGTTTTGCCGGGGTGCGCCCAAAGGGTAGCACCCTCAGCCTTCCGCGCAAACGCTTTTTTATCTATAGCTTCTTGGCCTTCTTCCAGTCAGCAACTACCGCCAGCCAGGCGATGCCGCTGGATTCTGCTCCAGCGCGACCAGCCAGCCAGATTTCTTGAGGGCTGACCTGGCCCAGCGCTTTCAGGCTGAGGCGGTATTCCCCGATGTAGTACGGTATCCGGGGAATGTCGAGCCACGTGAAGCACCTCTGGCAGCGCTGGAAGATGTTACCAGAGTTGCCGTCTATCGCCCCGTGGACGCATTGCACGGCCCACTCTCGGGCAGGGTTGCGCACCTCAACGCAGAACGCCTCGGCGCACTCCTTGCACCAGCACCCTCGGATGTCGGAGGTACGGGGATAGTGGGTGGAGCGCGTAGAAACGGTGAAGGGAACTTCGAGGGGGCGCTCGAACTGCGCCTTGAGGAAGACCTCCGCCTCCTCTTTGAGAGTGGAGATCAGCTCCAAGGCTTGCGCCCGATGCTCTCCGCCGCTCCGGAGCATCTCCCCCAACCGTTCCCTCTCTCGGGCTGTGGCCGTCATTCCTGTTCCTCACTCAGCGGTGCTGAACACCCTGAGCAAGTCTCTCCCGGCGTCAGGTTCCACACCTCAGCCACCGGGAGGAAGTTGTCGGGCTCGTCTTCGGCCGTGGCGCTGTGGGCAGCACATTCCCAGCAGATGGTCTCTCCGTCACCGTCCAGGTAGGCCCGCCCTTCGAGGATGATTTCCCCGTTGACGGTGTACGCTTTGTTCTGCCTCATGAGGTCCCCTCTGTCTCCGGTGTTACGGTGGCCTTCAGCTCTTTGGCTTGCTTTCGAGAATCAGAGGTCTACCTTGCTGTCCCCGTGCTTCCACTGCTGGGGGAATCTCTTGGCCGGGTACATCCACTCCAGGATGACCTGCCGTTGGTAAGCTGTCACACCCATCTCGACCATGCGGGGGATGAGGTTGTCCTCAAAGCGGGTCGCCATCCGCACGGCTTCCCCCACTTTGGGGTCGTCGATCATCAGCCGGACGATCTCCGGTAGCTGACCCAGCTCCACATAGCGGTACAGTTGGAGCGGGGCTGGCAGTCCCTCTTCTGTTTGTTCCACTGGAACCAGCGCATTGATGAACCGGGGCGTCGAGGTGTCGTCCCCTTCTACCTTGAGCAGAATCCCCTCCAAGGAGGGGATGATGACGGCTTTCTTCACGAAGAACTCCAAGAGCGGAGGACGCCTCCCCCTAACCTCTTGGCAGTTACCGGGGCCGGACTCTAATCGACCGGCTGGCCACGGGTCCACACGACCCGGTACTCGTTGGGCTCCTCATGGGCCTCGGAGAGGTCCAAGGCGTGACGCCCCCAGTAGCACCAGCCGTCTTGCTCTTTCCAACCGGCGTCGGCTAACACTTCCGCCCCCCACTTCTCCCTCAAGGCTTCGGAGGTCATCTCTCCGCCGAGCGTCAAGGTGATGTCGTTTTGGACGGAGAGGTTGCTGTATCCTTGTTCCATCTCAGCTCTTCGTTGGTCCCGGAGCCGGTGGTGGTGTTTGATAACCTCCTCTTCGCTTTCTTCAGGACGGTCCTCCACCAGGGCGGCTTCGACCTTTGGGGTCAGGCCCCCTTGAGGGGTGGGGGCATAGGAGGTTCCGTACGCCCTATAGGCATGCTCGACGGTTTTCTGGTCCACACCCCCGCAATTTTCCCACATTTGCTGGAGTTCTTGGGTGTCGTATTCGCCTGGGGTCTGCCGGAACACTTCTTCCCCCTCGACGGTGAAGGGCTCCGGGGAAGCCGGGGTGAGGTTTGGGTGTTCTTCCCAGCTTTTCAAGGCATCTCGGACCTCTGCTGCCCATTCCTCTTGCTCTGGCGTAGTGAGCGATGGCCAAGACTTCCTCGACGGTTGGCTCCAGCGGACGCGAGGGGACTTCTCGCTCTCCAGCTGCGCGAGCTGGCACTTGGTGACCCCGGAGACCAAGCCTTTGAGCCACTCCAGACGGCGATCGAGCTCCGCACGGGAGACTTGAGGGTCGTGGGTCTTCTGGAGGGTGTGGATGCTGTTTTGGGCTGCATCCACATGAACGGGTCTCAGTTGGATGTAGAGCTTGCCGTTCTTGATGCGGCCGTGGTTCTTCTTCGCCATCAGTCGCGCTTGTGCGTGGGAACACCGACCGACCTGGATTTCCTGGTCACCCAGCTGGGTGACCATCAGCACTGCTTGCTTACTCATCGTTGAGTCCTCTCAACTGGTCCCTGTACCCTTTCTTCTGAGGGTGTGAGGGCGGGTTGGGTGTAAGGTGGACTCAGAGTACGAGGCTCTGGGAGCCCCCGAAGGGGCCGAACTCACTCAGCGGTGCTGGGCGGGACCTTGCTCTTGTGCTGTACCCGCTGGTTGTGCGCGCCGACCATCTTTCCCACAGTCCTTCGAAAGCGGAGGTGGGCGAGGATCTTCGCGCTGGCCTTGTTGATGATGATCTTCCGGGCGTCCTCTTTGAGCCAGGACTTCTTCTGGAGGCGCTGGAGGACGCGCCCTCGGATGTCATCGTACTGCCGCTCTTCGACCAACATCGCATCGACGGCTGGATTTTCGAAAGCCCCTCGCCCGCGGTTGGCGCGCATGAACTCTTCGATGAGGGTATCCTCGCGCCCATCCTGGAGCAGGTTGATCTCGTCTTCGGAGATGTCGTCGGAGATCAAGGCGATGTACTGGGACCGTTTGCCGAGCACGACCGCGAAGAACACCTTGAGAGAGAGGATGAGCGGTTTCATTCCCCCGCTCCCAGGAGCTGGCTGACCCCTCGCCCCAGCTCCTGGTTGTAGGCGACGATGGCCTTCTCCAGGTAGACGGGGACCAGCTTCTCCGAGACCTGGGTGCCGATCGCCTTGCGCTCCTCGGCCTTGAGGAAGGGCATCTCGGCAAGGATGCTCTCGACCAGGCGGCCCACTGTCGCTTGGATGTTCCCTTCGGAGGGGACCCAGCCTTCCCGCATGTCCTGGGCGAAGACCTTCTGGAGTTCGTTCCCGTCCTCCTGGGTCTGGTCGAGGAGCATCTGCGCGATGCCCTGCCCCAGGTTGTTGATCATCGTGGGCCGACCACCCGTGATCCCGCTCCAGCAGTAACTCACCCAGAAGATGAGCCGCATCACTCGGGGCATCTTGTTCTCTTTCACCGCAAACTCTCCCGCCTTGGGGGCGGTAGGTCTTACGGGAGGCCCAATTCTTGCTTGCACCGGATTTCGGCCAGCCGGACGATCAACTTCTTGGTGTTGTGGTGTAATCCGTTGACCAGCTGACTCACTTGGACCTTGAGCGCCTCGCGGACCGCATCTTCGAAGATGCGGTCCGCGGAAGGGGGTGACTGGTACATCTCAGCCACCCCCTGGACCCCCCGCTCGGAGTACGCTTTCAGAACCCTCTCCGCCGCCAGAGCGGCCACTCTCGCCTCGCCTCCGAGGAGGTAGCACCCCCATCCCCTCACGCTCATCTCAGCCTCCCAGCCCCTACATGTTGGTGAGCGGGGCCATCCAGATCAAGATTACGGTGGAGTTTATGGTGAGGTGCCAGGTGTTGTCCACGATGATCACCAACCAGGTCTTGAGCCAGGGAGGGGCATCAGGCACTTCGAAGTGCCGGGCCTCTGACGCGGAGATTCCGTAGACGGGGTGCTCCGCCACCACTACCTCTCGGGACCACTTGCCGGTGCTGGGGTTGTGTTCCCACCCTTGGAGTCGGGCGATTGTGCCGGGTAGGGACCCGAAGGCCCCGACGCCCCAGAAGTCGCACCACGAGGCAGCCAGCCGACTCCGGTCGATCAGCCAGTGGGTGCCTCCGATGGCGGCCAAGCCTCCCAACAGGTAGGTCAGGCTCACCCCGGCAATCAAGCCAACGATCAGGAAGGGCCCCGTGTAGAAGAGGGCATGCAGCGTACAGGCGACGAAGCCTGTGCGTCCCGGTTTGGTCTTGTTGTTGGCCATCCAGTGGTTTTGGAGGCAGTAGTCGCCCCAGAAGTGGGCCAGCAACCCGAAGAAGAGCAGTGTTCCTACGGACATCGGTTAGAACGATGCTCCGGGGGCACCCTCAAGGGGCACCCAGGAGACCAGGTCCCGGTCGGGGTCGAAGGGGATCCTGTGGAGGGTCTGGGAGGCTGCACTGAACACGTAGTGGGTGTCGGGGTAGTCCTGGCCGGCTCCCCGCTTGACGGCCAGGGCGATGACATCTCCCATTTCCATCTCCACCGCCTCGAAGCCCGTCCGGAAGAGCGTGTAGCCTCGCCAGCTCTCCTGGGGGTTCTTCCACTCCAGGTCTTGTCGGGGATTAACCGCCATGAACTGCTCGAACGTCAGGATCCCGCCAGCTTCTTCGCTCATCTTATTCCTCACGAGTATGGGTCGTAGTCGAACCGCATCGACGGCGCTTCTCGGGGTTCCAAGAGCTGACCTTCGATGCGGTGTAGGGTGGTCAGGTTGAGGTCTCCCGCGCCCACGGGCACCCGGACGGAATACCGCACATTGCCGGCCGCGAAGATGACTGCCCGGATCCATCCTGGGAGCTCTTTGCCTCCCAGGATAACCCAAACAGCTTCCCCCACCTCGAAGGGGGCGGGGGTTGATATGTCCACTCCAGGGAGGGTCAAGTACAGCTTGCCGTTCGCCCAAGCAACGGAGCCGGAAGACTCCAAGGCTTCTACGGCTTCGGGACGACACCACCCGATGGGTGTCTCGTCCAGTCTGTGTAGGCGGATACGGTTGCTCAAGGGTCTGCACCTCAACTGAGGCCAGTCTACCCCTCAAACAAAACTCCGAAGACATCCTGTATAGGCCGCTCTTTGATGTAGACTACTTCGGTACTGCGGCTGCCCCTGTGCGAGGGTTGGGAGAACAACGGCTTGAAGTCCAGCCAGTCAGCCCCTTCCTGCTCGGCCACGATGACTTGACCTTTCCGGCTCAGGCAGAACTCCCGAAGGCGGTCGAAGTTTATGCTGGAGGCCCCGTGTAGATAGCCCCTCTTGTTGGCGTATTGGTAGGGTGGGTCGATGAACCAGGTAGCTTCGATGTCTGGGGCGTCCTCGTAGCTGCCTTGCAGGAATGTGAACGCCCCTCGAACGTAGCGGGACTCTTCCAGGATCCTCCGGTGAATGGCATTCCAATCCCGGACCATTCGTGAGGTGACCGTCATGTACTTGCTGGTGAGCGCATGCTCGCTGTAGGTCAACAGCATGTGAAACAGGTCTTCGGTGCGTGTTCCGATTTCTGGCGGCGGCGGAGTCTCCCTGAGTTCTAAGAGCCGCTGCCAGAGCTCGAACACCCGCCGGTCGTACTCTACAGCAATGACCTTTTCCGGCCTGTGGTGGAGAGAATAGGATGCCGAGCCGGCAAAAGGTTCGATCACTGTGGAGTACTCGGGCTCCGGGTATCGGTATGCCGCCCTCCGTTTAGATCCGAAGTAGGGGAACATGTCAACCCTTTAGGTTAAGCAGGGCCTTCCCTCGCTGGAACCTTTTCCGCTGCCTGGGGGAAAAGTGGATGGCCAGGTATCCCCCAGGCTGTGCCTGGATTCTTTGACGCCGCTGGATGTAGGCAGCCCAGTCCGCCTCAAGCTCGACGCCTAAAGAGAGAGTCAGCTCTACCCCCTGTTCGAAGGCGGCGTAGTCCTGCTCCAAGAGGTCATAGATGCGTTCGAGGTCTACCTCTTCGGGCACTGGGCCTTCCTCCTGAAGTGACGCTGGACAGCCTTCTCCGCCTCGTAGCTCTCTTCGTAGGGGAGCTGCTTCAGCTTGCCTCGGACTTCCAGGTAGTGCGCCCACTCCACCCGCCCGACCCCATCCGGACATCCCAGCCGTTGCTTCTCCCGCCCCATGCCACGGAAGGCCCAGACCATCATGCCCCAGCAAAACGGGGCCGATGCTGCTGCGACCATGGCGCTCACCTTCATTGCATGCCAGAAGTCAGACCATTCCACAAGGTTCTCCCCCGACTCATCTCACGAGAGCCTCTTCTGAAGTCGTCGCGTTTCCCAACCCCCGGCAACGGCGCAGAGGAACGTCAACCCGAATAGGACCGGACACCAGAGGGCACCGTCCCCCAAGTCGAGCACGAAGCTGGTGGCCAAGCTCATCCCGCTGATACCCAGGGTCACCGACCAGATCCCCGCCAGGATGTTCAGGCTTCGGGCAGTGTTTGGGCGGATCACGACCCCATCTTCCGGCGGAGGGAGTCGATCTCCCCCTTGTGGCACTGGACATCCAGGTCGCAGGCGGCTGTGATTTTGCCCAGACTTTTGGTGGTGGCGGTTCCGACCCACAAGGTCCCGGAGGCTGCCAGCACTGCGAGCCATAGAAATTGGAGGTCCCCGCTGAGGAGGGCTGCGACCCCGGCCACGATGGCCAGGAGGGGAGGAACCGCCAACCAGAACTGGATCTTGAGGGTTCTGGTCAAGTTGACCAGAACGGCATCTCGGAGTGAGCACCGAGCAAGCTGGGCCAGCCGGAGGTGCTCACTCAGGATCGCCCGCGCGTCTTCTGTGTCCATGTCACTCTCCGGGGTCTGGCTCACCCAGGCTCTCGTCCAGCTTGCGGGTGATGTTCTTGCGGTCTTGGTTCAGGGAGTTCAAGTCCTTCCTCAAGAATACCGCGACCATCAAGACCATGAACGCGACGCCACCCCCGGCCAGGGTCGGGCCTCCCTGGAAGACCTCGACGACAAAGGCGGTTGTCGCTACAGCGACTGCCGACCAGGCAACCGATTCGGTCCCCCGAAGCTCTTGGATGTGGTGTTTCATGGCGGAGATGATATCGCTGCGCATCAATTTCATTGGGGGCTCCCAGTTATGTCAGGAGGTTACGGTGCCGTCCAAGCTCGGACCTATGCGATTCGAACCACCCCTGCGGGGAGGATGTTGTAAGACGCTTGCTTCCCCGTTTCCAGCCAGTCTACGGTTGCCCTCACGAGGTGCGCGGCTACCATGACATGGAAGTGGAGGTTGGCCCCACCCTCGCAGGTCGCAGCACCCTGGGTCTCGGGGTCGGGGCGGAAGTGCTCGGTCCACACCACCCGCCCGAAGGTGCCGTCTGCAGCCAGGGCTCCGTGCAACAGCGGGGTGCCGTAGCCCAGGCAGTGAAGCTGGAGCTCTTGCCTCGCCTTGATGTTGTCGGTGCAGTCCAGGACCAACCCTGAGTCCTGGAGGAGGGCTTCGCTGTTGTCCTTGCGAAGCTCGACGGACTTGACTCCGACCCGCACCCCGAACATCCCCTGCATCATCTGCTGGAGGGCCTGGGCCTTGTTCCTCCGCAGCCCCATCTTCGTGTGCATCTGACCGAGGAGGTTCTTCTGCTCCACCCGGTCGAAGTCGATGACGGTCAGCTTCTCCGGTCGGTTCCGCAGCATCAGCACTACATGAGAACCGAGCGCTCCTGCGCCCACGATCGTGATGTTCACTTCAGTCTCCTCGACCCGGTCGTGGGCCTATCTGCCGGGACGATGGAACATTCGTACACGGCGAATGTCCTCTGTATCTCAAGGGACAGCACTCTCTGCTGCGCCCTCTGCTGCGCGTTTGTTCTACATTTCAATTAAGCGTGTCGAGGGGACCCTTACCCCTCTCCTCGACACGCTTATTTCGTCTCTTCGTCCGGGAACAGGGCCGCTGCCATCTTCTTGGGGTTCCGGTAGGCGTCGGCCGGAGCAAACACCACTCCGCTCCGTTCTGACAGCTCGCGGCAGAACTTGATGAGCTTGTCGTGCCTGTTCTGCCGCTGGGCGTCGTGGGCGGCGTCGGTCCACTTCCTGTAGGCGTAGGAAGAAACATCCCAGTCGTAGTCCTGGTCTCCCGTTGCATCCAGGCTCGGGTGCTTGACCCGCCACTTCATGTAGCTGAGGCGGTCCCCCATCAACCTCCGAGCAACCCCGAACGCCTTCCTGATCCCTCGGGACAGGCTCCCATCCTGGAGCATCTTCACGAAGTCCAAGGCGCTGATCTCTTCGAGGTCCGTGAGGGCTGCGATGGCTCCCAAGTCATCCAGTTCTTGGAGGAACTGCCGGCGTGCGTAGGTGTCGGGGAACTGCTCGAACGCTTCCCGGAATTCTGCGAGTTCTTCTTCGGCTTGGGTCGTCATAACGGCTCACCTCATTCTTCGGGCAAGCCTATATACTTGACCTCGAACTTCGGCAGACCCCATCCCGAAAGCTGCGGCGATCGGAGGTCTGGGTCTACAACGAGTTGTAGACCCAGACCTCGTCGTCTACACTGAAGTCCGCCAGCCAAGAGTAGATCTCCCCGGCGGTTGCCGCAGGCTCCAGCCTATGCCCCGAACGGGGTCTTCGGCCGAATCATGATCCGGTTGTAGGGGTACGCCTCGCCGGGGCCGAAGCGGTCCACCACGAAGTCGCTGAAGTCGGCTGTCGCCGCGTCCATCCCTGCCACGGCACCTTCGGAGAGGGAAGCGGCAGCCAGCGTTCGGATCTCGGAGTCCGTCAGGTCATAGGGGACCGGGCTGGTCAGGTCTCCGTTCTGACCGCTCCAGGTGATGTTGACGTATGCCTCGTTGTCGTTGATCTGCCCCATCGGGAGCCTCCTCGTTGTAGGACGGGGGCTCTTACCGGGAGGTCAGTAGATGCTCTGGGCGACCGTCAAGAAGATGGCAGCGGCCAAGGTGTAGCCGCGGACCTCTATGCGTTCTTCGCAATTCCCGAGGTCCCATTCTATGACCCAGCGATCATCAATGAAGATCGCCTCGACGCCATCGTAGGCTCCCGTGCTGTCCTCGTAACTCACCGCAGGATAGCCTTCTGGAGTCCTGCTGACCGTCAGGTCCCAGCGATCTTCGAAGAGGCTGACGAAGAGCTCCAGCTCTCGGATTCGGGCGGGGGTTGCAAGTCCGTGTTGCCTGTAGAGCTCGATGCGGCTCAAGGATTCAGCGAAGTACGGGCTCACCTCGGACCTCTCAGGCCGGGATGCGGTCGACGAAGTTCCGTATCTCGACCTGAAAGAAGTCCTGTACGAGCCTGTTGAAGGCGGGGTTGTTCGGGGGGCCTTCGACGATGGGCTCCTCGTACTGGAACCCTACCACCCGTCCTGAGCCTGACAGCCGCCGGTCCAGCTTCTGGCAGGATTGGCTCAGGAACTCCCGCAAGTATCTCCGAGCACGCTTGGCGTTCTTGCGGATCGGGCCGGGCCGGAGTCCAGCCTCCCCCACTACCTTGAAGAAGAGGGCGTCGTAGAGTTCGGGGTGACTGGTGTTGCCTTCGACCGCCAGAAGGAACCGGATCTTCAGTTCCGTGCGGTACTCTCGGGTCCCCAGGTCAGTCTCGTTTGGGATGCGCCCCAGGAGGAGGTCGTAGGGGTTCTTCCCCTGGAGGACTTCCTCCAAGAATTCCGTAGCGCCCCCCAGCTTCAGTCTGATCGGGGGCCCCAGGGAGGCTCCCGCCTCGTACAACGTCGGGGTGTTGCTAAGGGCTACGCTGGTAGCTGGGTTCTCGGTCGCGGGTTGGTAGATGCGGCCACCCTGGAGGGTGTAGGTGTAGCTGCGCGCCTCCCCGTTGCTGAGCCTCAGAGGACGTTGGCTCACGGTGCGGAGGTAGCTGTCCAGGGTGGTCATGCGGCGGTCCTTGCTTAGGGTCTCCTAATTTACCGGATCCGCCCGCTACGGTCTCGAAGTTCTTCCAGGATATTCGAGCCTACCCGAATGCGCGGTGGCATCTTGGACCAGTACTGATTGATTCCTGGGTTCCATTCCAAGTACAGTACATCCGTAAACGTCACAACCGGCCACACGAGGTTGACTCCCAAGCCCTGTTCCACGGCCCGGAAGGTGGTCAGGTCCTCTTGGGAGGGCCACGCCCGACCTTTCCATGGGTGGGTGTGGGCGACCCCCCCGAGCACCCGCCTGTGGCCCCAGAGCACCGACCACAAGTCGGGGGAGTCCGGCAGGTAGACTCCGGAACGGTCCAGAGGCTCGTGCCAGTGGAGGGCCTGACCCTCTTGGTCGAAGACGACTGCAGTTTCGAGCATGATGGCTCCTCAGAGTAGGTAGGTGGTGTCGACCGGCCGCTCAAGAGTCCCAAAGGCCGCGAACACGGCCGCCAAAATCAGGGACTCAGCCAGCTACTCTTCCTCGCCGAACATGACGAAGCCCCACCCGCTGCGTCCGGGGTGAGGTTCCCAGTAGGGGTCTCGGATGCCAGTGATGACCCGACATCCGAAGCAAGCCTTACTCTGCATCTCCACTCCACTCCCGTAGTGGGTAGTGAGGGTAACCTCTTCCACTCCGGGGTTTTCGCAGGAGCATGCGTGCAGTACCGTTCGGGGCTCAGGCGCTTCCCACGCTGCCACCGCCAGAGACTTCTCCGGGTAGATGCGGGCCTGGAAGAAATCGGTCGTGCCGTCGAAGATGCCATACCAAGAGGGGCCTTCAGCCCTCCGAACTTCTGCGATCGTTTTGCTCATGGGAATCCCGGTCAGCAGGCCCAGCTAAATTCCGCTGGGAGGAACTCGGGCTCCTTACCTGCTTCGTCCAGTTGGAGCTGGGTCGCGTAGCGGTTCGCCGTGGTCTCGCAAGGGAAGGAGGGGTATTCCCAGTTCCGGTCCAGCACTGCCAAGGGCATCTGTTTCCGGGTGGCGGGTTGGAAGATCACCCTACGCTCAACGACATAATCCGTGCCTTCGTTGTAGGTGTAGGGCTCCACCGAGTACAGGACCAGAACCGGATCCATCTCACCCTCCTGCGATGTCGTAGCCAGCCGTGCGCGGCTACCTACATATAGGGAGGGCGGATTGGGTACTGAGGGTGCTTTAAGGAGCCTATCGTCGGTCAGACGTGGCGGAACACCACCAACACGTCCAGGTCGATTGCCTCCCTGATGACCGAAGGCAGGCTCTCCAGCGTGAACCGGGTGTCCCCGCGCTCGCCGGTCATCTCATCCGTCAGGCAGATGCCGGCCTCGGTCACCGCTAAGGTGGAGGAGTTGATGACGCACTCGAACCTCCGCTCAAGGAAGCGGAACCGCACCACGCTCTCTTCGGAGGAGTAGCTCTCCCGGACGGAGATCAGCTCGGCCCCGCTGACTTGGAGCGCCGCCAGGCAAGCAGCCCGCAGGTCTTGCTGTGCCATGTTCCGGCGACCTGCCGCACTTCCGATGTTCCGGCGCATCTCTTCCAGTCGGCCCAGCCGCTCTTGTTCGGCGGCTTCTCGCGCGGCCTGTTCCCGGAGAGCCCTCACCTCCGCCTCCTGACGCTCTCGGAGCAAGCGGTTCTGTTCTTCTTCGACCCGCTCCATCTCCCGGAGGAAGCTGAATGCGGCATGAAGCGCAGGGTCCACCCCAGGGATGCTGTCGATGCTCAGTTGGTCTTCGAAGGCGATCAGGACCTCGGGTTCCGGTCCTGCGGGGAACTCAATCCCCAGGTAGAGCATCGACTCTCCGGGCACCACTTCCCAGCACAGCACCCGCGTGAACGGGTCGAGCCCCGGCGGAAGCCCGTACACAGTGGGTGCTCCGAACAGTGCTTGGATCTGGGGAGGGTAGGCCGAACCGTCCGCGATCAGCCGGTTCCCTGCGAGGTAGCCTCGCACCGTGTTGAAGCCTCCCACCTCGTAGGGAGGGGTGATCTCTTCCTCGGAAGACACCCACGTTGCCCTGCGTCCTTGGACCTGGAACTGGTGCCACCCTCGGTGCTGGGGGCGTCGACCTTGAATTCGATAGGACCGCTTGGCGTCCAGGGCGGTCTTGCCCCCCAACCACGCGAGGGTCTGGGTGTGATTTTGGCTCAGTAGGTCTTGCCAGCCCATGGAGGGTCTCCTCAATAGTGGAATTTTAATTCGCAGCCTACTAACGGAGGCAGGACATGAATCGGTTGGCTCGAATCTTGGGTGAAGAGGGTCTCTCGGCCAAGAAAGCCGCTTAAGGACCCGCCGTACAGACCCGAAAGAAGACGGTCATCGACGGGGACCGCCGAGGGAAGGTCACGACCTACCTTACTCGGGGGACCAAAGTCACCTTCGTGGGGAAGACTGGCGGGGGCTGGGAGATCCGCACCGACAAGCCCGTCATCCAAGAAGCCCGGCCGGGGGGCCGAGCATGGCCCTCCTGGTCTGAGGCCGCAGACCGACCCGGCGAACATCCTCACCGAGGAAGGTCGCAGCTGGATCTTCCCGGATTTCGACGACCTGTGGAAGGGTCGGTGCCGGGAACACCGTCGAAGAACTCGACGCCTACCAAGCGTTGTTGGAGAGCCCCTACATCTGAAGCCTACTGGGCCCAGTTCGGACGCCGAAGCAGGGGAGTCTCCAGGACCTGCTGAACCAGCGTCTTGCGGGGGGTCACGATCCGGGCAGTGGTCGCAGTCGGTGTTGATGCGATGAGGTTCTTCAGCACCTGCGTCACAGCATAGGGGTCGTCGAAGAGCTCGGGCTTGATGCGGAAGCACGGGATGCCCAGGGAGTATGCGCAGGCATCGATGGTGTTGCCCCGCATGCCCGGCAGCTCCAAGAAGCCGAAGGCGACCGGGTTGATGTTGTTCTGCCGCATGCGCCGGGCCAGGTCCGTCCCGCTCTCCCCAGCCTGATCGCCGACCCAGAGGATCAGGAGATCCTCTTCCTCTTGGGGCAGGTTGCCCGCCAGGGGAATCAGCCCCGACCAGTAGGTGGTGCCGCCGCTGGCCCGGAACTTGCCCAGGGCGTTGACGACCGCTGCCCGTCGAGGGGCTCGGATCGTGACCCTCCGGCCCACGGTGTTGAACACGCTCACGTGGGTCCGCTCCAGGGGGAAGCCCCCAAGGAACTTGCTGAGCAGTTCCTTGCCCTGCGCCAGGGAGCTGTCCATCGAAGAAGAGATGTCGATGGGGACCCACACCCGCAGGTTCCTGGTCGCCTCTTCCATGGCCTTGGCGGTGGCGACGTCGGCGGCTTCCTCCAGGCCCCCCTTGGCCTCCTTGGACCGAACCCGCAGGGCGATGTTCCGCGCCCGCTGGTCTCCCGCCGCCTGGATCGCCCGCTTCCAGGCCGAAGCGACCGGCTCCTTGTCGATCAGCCCCAGCTCCTCGATGGTCGGGGTCAGGATGATCAGGTCCTTGTTGCTCATGGCCCCAGACTCGACCGCCGCCGCGAAGATGGCCGGGGTCACCCCCACCGAAGCCGGCAGCTTGCCGACGATCACCTTCCAGCCCAGCTGGTCCGCGACGATCGACTGGCAGATCTCCGCCTCGGTCTTGCCGTCCCAGGTCTCCGCCGCCTCGGTCTCCATGTCCAGGCCGATGGCCCGGTGGCCGTCCGCGGATTGCTTCTGCTTCCAGTTGAGAACGCGGAAGAACTCTTCGCTTGCGGGCTTGTAGCCGCAGCGCCGCGCCAGGGCCTTGACGGTGTTGGACTGGCCCGACTTGACCAGACCCGCCAGCATGCGCGGGTTGTCCTCGCGGTAGCGCAGCCACCGCTTGACAGCCTTCTTCCAGCGCTTGAGGTTGGGGTTCTTTGCGCTGCGGGTGAACCCCAGCTCCCGGTTGATCGCGTGGATCCCTGGCAGGCAGAGCACTTCCCCGACCTGCAGAACCTGCTTGGGGCTGAGGTCCTGCCCCTTCTTGCGGAGGAGCATCATGGCTTCACCCACGGATCGGAAGTCGTCCTCGTAGAAGATGACCTCTCCCCCTTCGGTGACCGGCTGGCCTGCGTAGCTCTGGCTGAGCATGAAGGCGGCGGCGACCGTCTTGAGGTCTCGCCGGTCCTGGGAGAAGACCCAGCTGGCGAGGTGAGCGCTGAACTCGGCGTCGAGTTTCCAGATCTCGGCGATCTGGCTGTAGAGAAAGACCGCGACCTCCGGGTAGATGCCGGGCTTGCGGTACTCGCCGGCGATGCTCCCCTGGCTGTTCCGAACGGTCTTGCCGTCTTCGCCCAGGGTGCCGACCGTGGTCTTGAGGGTGCGGGTGCCGACCTTGCGGAGGGTCGAGACCGCCTTGGTCCCGTCTTCCTGTACCTTCCAAGTTGCCTGCTGCCAGCTGTTCCCCCACGGGGCGTTGGGGTCGTCGGTCACCAAGCCGGGACGGTTGTGGCGGAGGTGGTCCGTGAAGTTGCTCAGCACCTGAACGGTGCGCTCGGCGGGGCCGAGGCTCTCCAGCCGCTCCTGGCTCACGGGGTCGGGGGGGTTCGTCATCAGCGTTCCTCTTCTGGGGCCCCTGTTCTGGGGGCGAGTGGGTTGCTGGAGCGCTTACCGGGAGATCAATCCGAAGCCTATGGTGAGACGCTTGTTAGTCTACGGAGGCAGCATGAATACCAAGAAGCTCGCCCGCCTGTTGAGGGAAGAGGGCTTGAGCAAGAAGTCGTACATGCCCGACTTCTACGACTACAGCGCTGATTGGGAAGACTCGATGGAAGCGGAAATTCCGCTGGGAGTCAACTACCGGGGCCGGGAGTATCGAAGCGTGCGCATCTACATCAGCAACGACTCCGTTCAGCTGGAGCTCTACGGTCGACCCAGGCAGCAGGGACGTTCTGCCATCCTCGAGAGTCCCAACGACGGTATCTCCGAAAGGGGAGCCCAGCGCGTCATGCAGAAGATGGTCCTGTTCATGGAAGCTCAGGGCGAAGTTCCAGACGGAGTGGGCTGATGAACAAGCGACTCGCCAAGATCCTCCAAGAAGCCCGCGTCAAGAACCGAAAGATCATCAAGGTCGATGATGGGTCCTGGCTCCGGGTGGACTACATCCCCTTCCTGGGTTGGCTCCAGGGCACCCGCCTGCCGGTCTATATGCAGCGAGACATCGGAGCGGGCAAGCGTCCTCTCCCCGCTGAGTTCGTCTGGGCAGAGTACAAGATGCCCAACAAGCCCGGAGTTTGGTCCCTGCAAGACCTGGGGGCGGTCGGATCTGCGTTTGAGGTTCCGGAGGTCGAAGAGGTTCCGGAACCTGTCCAGCTCGCCCCGCTCTGGAAAGAGCTCCAGGAGGCTGCCTACCAGAACGGTTTGGAGAACGGGGGTGATTCTGAGGAGTTCTTCTTCAACCACTTCCTCCCCACAGCTCGCGTCAAAGATCCGAACCTCTTCCCGGCCCACATGGGCAGCATCTCTTATGATGTAGGCCAGGAATTCGAGTACAGCCTCTCGGGCAGGGTCAGGAAGCTGTACCAGGAGTATCTGGACGCGATTGCCTCGCCTGACGGCTACGAGGCGAGCTACAGCACGCCCACCCGGCGAGGGCTCATCAAAGAGCGGCTGGGTAACTCCTACTCCAGCGGCTGGCTGGAGGGCGTTCAGAGGGACTGGAGAAAGGTCTTGAAGGGCGGCCTGCGGCTGATCCTTCCTTTGTTTGAGGCGGCTGGCCGTCCCATCCCTTGGGACGAACGGGACAAGTTGATCGCCCTCGCCAAGCGGGACAAGGTGTGGGCCTCGCTGGTCCAAGAAGATCCGAACCTCGCACTCAAGGTGGCGCCGGTTATCGGCCTGTTCGAGCCCGGAGAGCTTCAGGGGGTGTCGGCTTTCGCCAAGAAGGACAGGGCCTTCTCGGTCCTTCTTGACTCGCACCAGGATCAGGCGCTGGAACTGTATCGCAGCTTGGCCTGACGGTATTTGGCTCCAACCAACCAAAGGAGCCCAGATGCCACCACACTTCCTGTCTTGCTACAGACTCCTGGGTGATCCGACCCCGGGAGTCACGCTTTTGCGGGGTCCCCCAGGCTCTGGGAAGACCTCACACCTCGTTGGCTACGCCAACCGCCTCAGCGAGCATGGCGTCCGGGTCCGGGCCGTGTTCCCCGAAGGGGTCCCGCCGGATCAGCTCCCCCACCTCTTGTCGACCAACCTCTCGGCATACCTGGGGGACGATGACCCCTACGGAGCCTTCCAGCTGTTCCGGGACAACTCCGAGCGGGGGGATGTCTTGATATTCGATGCCCTGGGGTCTATCCCCCTCCCGGAACAGCGGGCCTTGAAGGGAGTCTTGGACCAGATCAACCAGAGGGCACTGATGGGCGGCTACAGTGTCATTGTGCCGCTGACCTGCTACCGCACCCCGCCGCGTGCGAACGTGGTTGCAGTCCCGACCCTGGTTGACCAGGGTGTCGTTGCCCGGCAGGTGGTGATGCCCTAAACCGGGACAGCTTCCGGCAACCTCTCTGGGGGCTCGACCCCGATCTCCCTCCAGTCGATCTTGAGTCCTCGTCCGGGTTTGTACAGGATGTAACCCTGCTTCATGAACCAGAGAATCTGAAGCACGACCGTTACTGCTCCGGCAATGCCCCAGACCATCTCGGCGGGGATGCCGGGGAACAGGCTCGACAAGAGGAACAGGGCTGCCTGCTCTGGCAGGCCCTCTAAGAGTTCGGTGAAGCTGAACCCCCCCAAGAAGCCCTGGATGGTCTCCAGCATGTCATAGTGGAGCTTCTTGACGTTCATCCAGATGTAGGCGAACACTCCCCCGCTCACGACAGCACCTCCCGGACGGAGGACCTTCTTGAGCTTGAGCAGCTCGTCCAGCCACTCAGCGAGGTTCTGGGCGCGGGAGCTGATGCCCCTAACCGCACTCTGGAGGGGTCCGGGCATGTAGTCGAGGGACTTCACCAGCCACTCGTTGATGTCTGGCAGCTTTTTGCCGACGTCGAAGTAGAGCTGAAGCGCTGGCAGCTTGTTTACGAGGGTGCGGCCAGCTTTCTGAAGCCACTGCTTCCCGGAGGCTACCCACCCCTTGATCTTCTTGGGGAGCTCCCGCAGTAGCCCCACGGTTCCCTTGGCCTTGACGCCCAGCATTCGCTTGAGCTGCTCCCACTCCTTCGGGAAGCGGCTGAACATGTCCTTCAGCTGCTTGAGTCTCCGGGCCAAGGAAGCCACCCTCACCTCGCCCTCGGTGGCTTCCCCGAAGGCGATCAGGACCTCGGCGGTGATCTCCCTACTGGCAGCGGTTTGGCTCCGTGCCGTCTTGGCATGTTCTTGGAGGGCGAGCTGTGCAGCTCGTTGGATCCTGTGGGAACGCAAAACCCTGGCGGCAGATACTGTTCGCATGCCAACCCGCAGCTATAAGCCTCTCAGGGGGTCGATCGAGGTTTCGCTAACCGATCCGACCGGTCGGGAAATCGATCGAAGGGTGCTCCGTAAGCTCAAGCGTCCAACAAAGAAGGAGCAGGACCCCCATGAGCACCATCACAGACCGCATCGCAGGCATCCTTGAGTACAGCTTCCGCGCCATCGGCTGGGACTTCGAGCAGCTCACCCCCGAAGAGAAGAGCATCGTTGGCAGCCAGGAGAGCCTGGACCGTATTCGGGAGTTCGTCGAGGTCGGCAACGAGACCCGCGCCGCCATCGTCCTCAGCCGAGACTGACCGAACCGACAAAGAAACCCCCGGCCTAACAGCCGGGGGTTTCTTTGTTAGGGGGTTGGATCTTCGCGAGGGCAGCAGCTGGTTGATCTCTGTAGCGAGAGCAGTAGGATTCGAACCTACAAAGGTGGTCACCCACCTCGATCGAGTTTCAGTCGATTGCCTGAACCGTTCGGCATTGCTTGTAGGCTGCGTGCAAAGAGCGAGGATCCAAGAGCGGGAGGTAGGAATCGAACCTACGAAGGCTTGTAGGAGGACCGAAGGTGCGTACTTAGCGAGGTACGCGAGGTCAGCCTCTGAGAGTTGCGTTGAACAGCTGGGTAGGCTGGTGCCGGACCATCCGGCGACTCCCGCAGAAAGGGTGCCGTTGAAGCGAGTGGCGGAGCTTGTATTTGGCGCAAGGGTTGGAATTGAACCAACAACCTTTCGAGTACGAATCGAATGCTCAACCGATTGAGCTACTTTGCTTGTAGGCTCATGCCGTGTGCTTCAGCGGCGAGTGGGGTGACGAGGAATCGAACCTCGATGCTTGTAGGGCTATCCGTGGTGCTCAGAGGTCAAGCCGAGCGAGGAAGAAGCCTGGTGATTGGTGGTTTAACAGACCATTGCAGGACCAACCTGCTGTATCACCCCAAGTTGTAAAAGACCGAGCCTTGTGGCTTTACCCTACTGGTAGAGTGGGGTCAAGCCCTTTAGGCAAGACTTATTACCGGGGACCCAAGCCTGGGTCAGCGTCCGCCGTCCAGGACGTGTTCCAGGATCATGTCGGCGACGACCCCTCCGTCCCCGTGCAGGGTTCGAGGAGAGCAGAAGGAGTCGCAGTCGGGTCCGGACCCGCTGCAAGACCCGGTACACCAAGGGCTGCGGTGGCCGTTGGAGTCGGGTGCCGCCAAAACCCACTGGCAGCTTTCGCTCCCGCCGCAGCTGGGAGCGCCGTCGGCTTCGTGGTCGAAGGCGCAGGAGCATGCTCGGAACATGTTGATGTCGGCGTTGAACAGGATGCCTGTGCCCGTCCAGATGGAGTCGAGGGGACCCGCACCCGAAGCCCAAGCCTCCAGGTCCTGGGTCTCGGTCGTCCAGTTGCCCTGGTCGTCCACGAAGACCCGGTGGAGCTGATCCAGGTCAGCGTCTTCTGCCGTTGCGTTGGGGTGGATGGGGCGACCCACATCAGGGACCGTCGCCGAGGCAACGCCCCCCACCAGGGCGATTGCCGCCGCTGCGAGGATGAATTTGGTGTGCATGCTTCTCCAGGGTTGAAGGTGCCTCCTGTTACCTACCCCCGAGGGTCGTCGCCTCCAGGGAAGTGGAAGGGAAGGGTCACGTCGTGAGCCCACTTGGACCAGCGCCGACTTCCCATCAAGTGCAGGACCTCACTGAGCGGGTGGCCGACGAGGTTGTGGGCGGTCCACCGATACTTCTCAGGCAGGCAGTTCCAAATGTGCTTTCCGTCGTAGGCTTTCACGCTTCCCTCAGAGCTTGATGTGAGACCGGACCGAGTCGGGACCTTGGTGCTTCTCACAAAAGTACCCCAAGAGCTCCCCCTGGACCCACACAATCTCGTTGGTCATCTCTCCGCACTCCTTGCAGGGCAGCAAGTAGTGGTCTGAGTAGGCCACCCCGTAGTCTTGATCCAAGAGGAACTGCCGGTAGCACTCAAGAGCTTCTTCCGCAGTGTCGTGGCCCTCCCCATGGTAGTATTCCTTGAAAGGGAGGGCCTCGTTGCGGGCAGCCGCGTACACTCTCAAGAAGTCGTGGCCGTACTCGCTGCAGATCTCTTCGCGGCCGAAGGGGGACTCCAGGACTCCGTAGGTGTCTTCCCAGCTCCGGCAGTATCCCAGGATGTGGGCTTCTTGGTTCTCTTCGTCCCACTCCGCGTAGTACCACTTGCCATCAATCTGAACCGTACCAGCCATCGCTGCCCCCAGGATTAATCCAGGGGAGCTGCAGCCCTCGCGGCGTTGTCGGCAGAGTAGTGGCCTCGCCCGTCTTGGGCGTACAGGTCCTCAGTCTCCAGCAGAGCCAACTCCCCATACAAGAGGCTCTGCAGAGCCTCTTGATTGAGGCTCCTCGCGTCTTGTCGGATGAGGATTTCAGCGAAGGCTGTTGACCAGCAGGGGGTGAAGTACACCTGGAAGAGTCGGTCGCCGGGTCGGAGAAAAATCGGCTCGGCGGCTTGGATCTCTAAGGTCCAAAATCCACTAAACCCATTATCTCCGACTCCAGCGGTTTTATGCGCCTCGATGCCCAGGCGTCCGCAGGTGGACCGCCCATCAAGGTGAGGCACCACCCCCTTACAGGTGGTCTTCTCCAGGGTGGTCCCGATGTAGAAATCCCCTGGCGTGAGGAGCCAACCCTCTGCCCAACGATTGGTCTTGCGGTTGAACATCCGTTGGGGTGGCAGGTCTACCAATGCCGGAGGGTCCGTGGGGTCGATGGCCCGGTGAACCTTCCCAGCCTCATCCGTGTAGGGGATGAACCCGCCTCGGTCGTACCGCTTGAGGGAGGCCCCCATGCGGAGGTCGATGGAGTTGGGGCCGATGTTGACAGGTTCCGGCTCGACCTCGATGAGTCCGGCTTCCATGAGGCGCTTGATGGCGGGTCTGCTGAGCAAGTAGGGCTCCTGGGGGTGAGAGGCTCCCCGGTTTTACCTGGAGGGATACCGACCTTTGCCGCTGTACCCCACAGGCAGGTGGTCGGGACACACACAGGGACTACACGCATTTCTTCTCCTGCGGGGCTGGCAGTTCTCACCAGAGGTGGGGGTTCTCGTCCGAGCAGTTGTTGTTCGGAGCGTAGCCCCAGCTCCAGCAGTCTCCGTCCGGGCTGGTGAGGGTGTAGGTGGTCTGCTCGTCGAAGTTGCCGGAGGAGATGTTCGTGGTGGTGCAGCTCTCGGGTTGGGAGTTGCTGTCCCGCCAAGCGATGTCACAGCTCTCCTGCTCTGCCGTGTTCCAGCGGTGCGTCTCGGTGTAGAAGCCGTCCGCGATGTCGAACTCGATCGTCCAGGTCCCTTCAGCGGCGTCGGAGACGGTCACCTTGGGTCCCATCCAGCCCTCATCACCGGGGACGGTGAACTCCATGTCGAACCGCATCCCGTCGACCAGCCCGTTGCAGTTGTCATCGATGCCGTTGGTGTTGTCTTCCATGGCAGCCGGGTTCTGGGTGCCGTCGAAGTCGTCGCAGTCGCCGCCCCCACAGTAAGCACCGTTGTGCCAGTAGCCGTCGCCGTCCAGGTCGCACTCCTGGGCTTCGCCTTCGGGTCCGCTGCAGTCCTGATCCGTGCCGTCGTGCGGCACCTCAGCAGCCTCGGGGTTGATGGCATAGTCGGTGTCATCGCAGTCCGTCCCCCCACTCAGTTCGGAGGCGAATCCGTCCTGGTCGGCATCGACCCCGTCGACCCCGTCGCAGTTCTGGTCGACCCCGTCCCCGTACAGATCGGTGGCGTAGGGGTTCACTGCCGGGACGTCGTCCTGGCAGTCCCCTTCTTCCTCGGTGAACCCGTCTCCGTCATCATCTTCGTAGGCTTCCCCGACCTGGCCGGAGCTTGAACCCCCGTAAAGAGATCCCGGATCGTAGTCGTTGATCAGTGCGGTGGCGGGGGAGGTGCAGGCAGCCGTCAGGGCAGTCAGTAGTAGGATCGCGGTTCTCATCTCGTTCGACTCCGTTCAGGGGTGGGGTCAGGAAAACATTTTGCCGTCCTCCTGCCCTCACCTTACGGGAAAAGATGGAATAAGAAATGGCAATTCTGGCCAAAAACGCGCCAGAATTGCCATGGATGTTGAGAACACCGCCCAAAACGGAGGCGGTGTTCTCACTCTTCGGGGCGGAGCCAGTCCTTACGCATGGGCCAGCCGATCCCCTTCTCGATGGCTGCGGTCTGGTCCTGAGCTGCGATCAGACCGCCCTTCCACCAGCAGCGACCCTTGTTGACCAGCTCCATGGTGATGTGCTCCTGGCCCGCTTCCTTGTCCCAGGTGATCATTCCCACGGCCTGTTGCCAGTTGTTCTTGGGCTTGACGCTGGGGACCAGACCCTTGGCAAGCCTGCACGCGCATCCTGGGGTGGCCGCGAACACCTGGTGGGGGCCTTTGGGTCCCCAGAGGGTCCGGTGGGCGACCTCGACCCGGTGGACGTGACCGAACACCTTGGAGTGGGTCAGTCCCTTGGACTCGGCAGCTACCGTGCCGCCCGAACCCGACCGGACGGTATCCCCGTGAGTGAACTCGACCGCATCCCACAGCCAGAAGCTCTCACCGTAGGGGCCGACCCACTCGATGTCCAGGTCGTCGCAGCCCAGCAAACGACTGAAGTCGAGGGCAGGCTTGTCGTCCCCGGGGGCCTGGAGGGTAGCCAGGGCCGGAACAGCAGCCCGTACCGCACGGAGCACTCGATCGTCGTGGTTGCCTTCGAGGCAGATGATGCGGGACTGCGGGCAGGTGCGTCGGAAGCTGGCCAACCACCAACGGGCCTCGGCGAAGCTCGGGTCGGTGGTGTCGAGCAGCTCGATGGGTCGCGGGTACTTGGTGCTCAGCTCGGCCAGGTCGAGCATGTCGCCAGTGAACAGGATGTAGTCAGGCTGTTCCTCGGCAGCGATCTGGAGGGCCACGTCAAGCACTCGACGGTCATGGAGCGGCTCCAGGTAGCCCTTCCGGGTGCGCCGGAAGCCAAACTGCGGGTCTCCGATAAGCAAGCACCGCTCCGTGGGGGGAGCGGCTTCCGACTCGCGAGGCACTCGCTGCAGCGGCTCGCTAAACTTCGGCATCCGGACGCCAAAATCGCGGCGCGGCTCGAAGTCTGCCTTGACCTGCCAATTGCGGACGGTGATCGGACCGTCGTCGCCGCCCATCGCTGTGGTCCAGGTATTGACCTTGTGCCGGACGGGGCGCCACTTGGCCACGTCTGTTCCGCTGACGGAGATCAATTCCTTGAGGTTGGTGACCTCCCCCGTGCCTTTGACGAGAACCGTCCGCTTGTTCTCGTCTTCCTCCGCTTCAACCTTGGAGCCTCCGTCTGAGGATTCAGAGGTCTCCGAATGCAGAACAGGGCCGAACTGGCCCTGTTTGATCATCTTTGCGAGAAGCGCTGCCTTGTGTCCGTTGAGCCCGGTGATCTTGCGGATCGTTGGCCGGCCAAGGCTGATTCGAGGGTCTTGGCGCATCCTCGCCAGCAACTCTTCCGAATAGGTATCCCAAACCTCACTCGCCCAAGAAGGAATTTCCACGGCGTACTCCTGGTCGTCAGTGACTCACCTTGAAGCAGGGATAGTTCTATTATTTCCCCTCACCGGAAAGTCCGGCGGGGTCGGACTATTGACCTATCCCTGCCGGAAGCATACCCGTAGTGTTTCGGGTTGGGTCGTTTATTTGGTCCGGGAACGTCTCAGCGGAAACAACGGAACGTGAAGCTGAGACGTTCCCCCATCTCTCGGTCCCCCTTTGGGATCCGGTGCTGGTACAGGTCCTGGAACCCCGGCGACATCACGAACAGGCTTCCGTGCTCCAGCATCTGGCGCTGAGAGGGAGGGACCTCCCCCTTCTGGCCGTTGGGGCGCCACCAGATCTCACGGGCCTGCCCAAAGCTGACCACGGCGATGGGCATGTGGGGGTCCTGTTCCGGAGAGTCGTCGGCGTGCCACCCCAGGTGCTGACGTTTGTTCAGGTACTGATTCACGAAGACGGCATTGAACCGCTTCGCCCCGATGCCGTAGCCGCAGAACACGCTGACCGCCATGCTCACGGAGCTTAAGAACTCCTGAAGCTCGCGGCACATCGGGGTGCTGGAGTAGGTCCTCGCCCCCCGCCCCACACCGTAGGTGTAGTCTCGGGGAGTCGGGCTCAGGAAGCACTCCTGCCGGACTTCGGTCCTGCTGAGGAGCTGGGGGCGAACCAGCTCCAGCAGCCGGTCTGCCTGGTCCGCGAACAGGTCCGGGCAGTAGCTCAGGGGTTCGCAACCCTCGACGGTCATGGACTTCTTGTCGATCATACCAGCCTCAAAAAAACACGGCCTTGTCAGCCAGGGGGGTGGCCTGAAGGGCCTCGTTCATGTCCTTCAGGCTGTACCGCTTCGAACGGTGGGTCAAGACCAACTTACCGCAGTGTCGAAACGCCGCCTCTCGCTCGACGAGTTGGCTGAGGTGGGTGTGTCCCCGCGCAGCAGCCTGTTTGGGGCTGATCGACTCTCCCTGGAAGGTACACTCGGTGATGACGACCTCGGCGTTGAGCCATTCCTCTCCGCGCTCGAAGATGGTGGCGCGGGTGTCCCCGGTGTACGCGATCATGGGGATGTCGATCACTTGGTCGATCTCCACCCCTCCTCGCCGTAGCTTGCCCAGGCCCATTCCCGGCAGCCCTCTGTACTCGGCTTTGAGGGATTTGCGCCGCTCCACGATCAGGTAGCCTTGGGAGTCGATGCGGTGATCGGTGTAGAAGGGCTTGACCCAGAGCTTGCCTCCCAGGCAGTGCTCTTGCCCGATGTCGAGCGGCACGAAGATGGGGCTGGTGTACTCCTCCTCTTGGATCCCAGCCCAGCCCTTCAGCACCCCTACGGTCTCCTGCAACAGCTGGCGGGGGAGGACGTAGGTGGTGCGCTGCCCCAGCATCTTCCGGATGTTGTAGTGCTGAGGCAGGCCACCGGCGTGGTCCAGGTGGCCGTGGGTGATGAGCACTGTGCCGCACTTCAGCGCCTCGAACGGGTTGCCCACATCAAAGCAGATTCGCCTGTTCTCCCAGACGATGCTGGAGCTGATGCCGCTCACGCTGGAGCCGCTGAGGCTGAACCTTCCTGCACCCATTAGGTCTCCTTCTTGGTCGATGCCCACTTTACCTCTGAACCCTCAGACGTCGAGGTTCTTGAGACGTTCGTGCTCGGCTTTCCAAGCCTTCCATATCCGCTCCCAGTCCTCTTTGTGCACGATCTGGACGCTGAAGAACATGGGATGGCCGTTGATGCCTGCGGGGGAGGACTGGCCCATGTCCCCCAAGAACACTCCGATCTCCTCGTAGGCCCCCTCGCTGAGAGAATCCTGTTGGTCTCGGTATTCTTGCTGACGTTGCTTGAGGGTCGCGTTCCCCTCTTCGATCCGCGCAACCTCTTCTTCCCAAGCCTCCCTGGCAGCTTGGTGGTCCCGCTTCGCTTTTTCTAAGAGGGGGTGCCGCGCTTCATACTCCGCGACCTCTTGCGTGTAGGCAGCCTGGCGTCGGGCGTTCTCCTCGTCGATCCCTGCCTTGTGTTCCGCCCAATCCTCATCAGAGACCTCAGCCCACCGCCATTCGAGGGCCATCTTCTCATCGTAGGCCAGGATTCCCGGCACTTCGGGGGGGTTCTCCGAGGGCAGCTGGCTCTTGTCCAGTACTGGGGCTTCGGGGAGCCTCTCAGGCTCGTCGGGAGGCTTGGGGCCCAACAATTGTTCGACCAGCTCGTCCGGCGGAGCCAAGCCCCCCAATGCGATCGGCAGGAATACCATCGGGAGGAGGTCTGCCGGAACGTGGTGCGAGGAGTACAGGCTCCCTTGGATCAGGCCCTGCAGGGTCTCCCGCCGCCCTTCGGGGTTCATCCGGCGGGGGTGGTAACGGAGCTTGTCCTCTTCGATGCACCAGCCGGTCTTCGGTTCGGTCATGCCAGCCTGTTACGGGGTCTCTCAAGCTGGGCCATTCTGGCTTCCCCGTAGCTGCGGTCCCAGAACAATGCCGCCCAGAAGGGGGAGACTTGCTGGAACTTGGGGAGGCTGTCCAAAAACTGGCGGATCTGTTGCTTGTCCGCGCGGACGATGTCGAGCGCCGTGGCTCGGCTGAAAGCGACCGCCAGTCCCGCCTCTTCCACCCCATAGTTGTTGAGGTTCCTCACCCACTGGGGCATCAGCCCTTGGTCTGCTACGACCATCAGAAGCTGGAACGGGTGCTCTCTCGACCACGGGATGGTCTCCGGGAGCAGCAGCGGGATGGCCTTCACCGAAGCGGTCCCTCCGATGTATTTGCTCAACAACACTTGGAGGAAGAAGATCTCCAGCTCAGCCCTGGTTGCCTGGACCCCAGAGGGAAGCCACGGATTGCGAGGGCTGATGATGTTGCTCACCTACAGGGCCTTCCAGCGGACATAATTTTCGGGCATCAGCGGACCTCGACGATGATGCCTGAACGCTCCAAGGTATCCTTGATTTCCAGGGCGTGATCTTTGGTGACGGCTTCGGGCAAGAGGCAACCGTATGAGTTCGCCGGCAACAGCGTCTGCCCCTTGCCCGGCTTGGGGAGGGCTTCCCACAGCATTTTGGAGTCCCGCAGCCCCCGGCCGGTGATCTTGCGGATGTCCTTGATGCCGGTCAGCTTCTGGTAGTCGCGGGTGTTGTGGGGTCCGGAGACCTGCCTCACTCCCAGCAGGTACACGTCCCACTCGTACTGCTGGGGGGGTCGGGTCAACGTCCTGCTCCCACGGATAGCCGGGGACCACGACAGGCCCCCCAGGAATCGGACGCTCTTCGTCCCAACGCTGCTGAAGGCGATGAAGGATGCCTGCGTTCCTCAACACTTCCCCGACCCCATCGAGGCTGAGGGATGCGAGGTAGCCGAGGACTTGCTGTTCGCTGATGTAGCTCATGAGGTGACCTCGCTGCGGTTTACTCTTCTTACTCTTCTGTCCTGGTCGGATCGCACGCCCGCCACATCGGTCTCCCGTCCTTGTAGTAGACCATCAGGTCGCCGCCCTGGAGCAGGAACTGCAGGGTGTCCCCCAAGAACTCGATCTCCCGCTCCAGCTTGATGTAGAGCTGGGCGGGGATCGCCATCGCCAATCGCCGGGGTCCCAGGCTCAACCACTGGCAGAACTGGGCAGCGACCTCTTTGTCCCAGCCGCGTTGGTTGGCCTGCCAGATCTCGGCGGTCGAATGCCAGCCTGGCCTGGAACGGATCCAGGCCAGATATTCAGGTCTCGGTTCGGGAGGCATCCGCCCCTCCTTTCAGGGTTCGTGGATCTTGTACATCCGCTTACCGGGCTTGGTCCCCTCGATGTGGCTGAGGATGTGCTTGCCGGGCCGGTTCAGGTTCCCCTCGGGGTCGTAGACCTGAACGTGCTGGCCGTCGTTGTGAGGCATGATCGCGTGGGTCATGCGGTTCTCTCGGAGGGCTTCCTCGGGGTCGTCCGCGTCGCAGAGCACCACTACCCCGTACTCCGGGATGGACTGGGTCACGGGAATCGGCGCTGAACCCGGCACTGCGACCACGTCGCCCGGTGCCGGGTAGCCGTCTGGGTAGCCCTTCATGCGGGGACCTTGCCCTTCGTGCTCGTCTTGCCCAGGACCTCATCGGCGTCGACCCCGAAGTCCTGCATCAGCTGGTGGGTGGTGGCTGCTGCCTCCTCGCCGCCGATGCCGTAGAGGCCGAGCAGGAAGGCTCCCAGCTCCATCATCTGGGAGGCAACAGCGCCGGTGACCTCGGCAGTGCCGTCGATGGTGTTGACCAGCAGCATCGCCTGGCTGGCGTCGGTGACCTTGGTGGAGATACGGTCGCTCTTGATGTGTCCGGCGAGCTGGAGGCCCATGAGCGGCACGGCCATCTTGAGGCCCGCGAGGAACATGGGGTTGTCGAACATGGCAGCCTGGGTGGGGAAGCGTTCCTTGAGCTGCTCGATGGCCTGCTCCTGGGCAGCCTTGCCCAGGCCCAGCTTGACGCCGTACTGCATCAGCTCCTTGGTGCTGTCGAAGCGGGGTCCGCTGTCGCTCTGCGCGGTCTTGCTCATGTCATCATCTCCTGCGTTGGTCCAAGCGGTTTTGTTCATGGGGGCTTCCTCTTCAGTGTTGGACCCTTCCTGGCCCTGCCCGAGGTTACTGGGCTCCAGCCCTTCGAGCAAGTCTTGTTGTCCGGAGGAGATCAGAGTGTCCCGCAGCTTCTCAACCTCGCGGGCGAGGTTGCTGGCCTCTTTCTCGTCCTCTGTCTGACGGTTGTAGACGTGGATGTCGGTCTCGTGGCCCTGGAGGGGGCTCAAGAGCTTGTTCTTGAACCTGAAGGTCTCGGAGCCAATCCCCCTGCCGGGTAGGACGCGCCGCACCGTGGACGCATACCCATCCAGTTTTTCGATCCAGTACACATGCTTCGGGTCATCGACCCCCTTGAGAACCACGAAGCCTCCTGCCCGGAGGATGCCGGGCAGACGGAAGGCTGCGGCCACCGTGGATTCCGCCTCGACGGATTTGGCAGTGAAGTGGCCGACCTTTTGGTCGTTCCAGAAGACCAGATAGCTCTTCCGGAGGACTGGGTGGCGGCTTATGAGCCCTATGACGTTCTGATTGCCCGGCCTCCGGACTTGAATATGGGACTTCGGGTCGATCTTGGGCATCGATTCTCCTTGGGTTCGCGGTGCGTTTACCTTCCCCGTTTACGGAGTCTTTCCAGTGTGGCAGTCAGGCGGCGAGCGCTGTAGCGGCTTGATCTGAACCGGCCCAGCTCGAACCCGAGGTGGTCGAAGGCAACCAAGGGCCACGGGGTGTCCTCTTCGTGCCCGACGCAGTAGGTGGTCGGCCATGCCGTCAGGATGATGTTTTGAATGAAGCGTTCTTCATTCAGTCTGATGCTGGCGGGCGTCAGGTCCATGGGCACTCCGGAAGAACTTAGATCCCCCCAACCGCTCCGCGAGGGCAGGTCCACTGCCCTCCGGCCACAATCACGGAGGGCAGGTCCACTTTAGCGGTTGGGGGGATCTTGCTATTTGGAGCGAGTGATGGGGGTCGAACCCACAACCCTCGGCTTGGAAGGCCGATGCTCTACCAATTGAGCTACACTCGCATGAGGGGTTACCTTCCGGTCAGGGGTTCCAGCGTTCCCCGACCAGTCCTCCACCTTCCGTGATGCGGAGTGCATCCTCTTCCAGCTGCGGGTCAGCCTCCTGGGTGATGTCCATGTTCCTCAGTTCATGGACATCAAGCCGGTCAGCCCCGTCGCCGTCAATACCGATGCGGACGTCCCGGCTGGCCCCCACGTTGCCCAGGAGGTTGATGGTGCGCAGCAGCAGCTTCACCCGCTCGACCAGGGCCGGAGGTCCGCGAAGGGTGACGGTGAACTCCACGTCATCGGGACGCGCCTTCTTCCGAAGACCTTCGGTTGTCAGGATGTGGCTGAGCTTGTTCATGGGTTCTCCTTACGGTGTCCGTCGCATAGGGGGTCTACCCGAACATCGGCGCTTCCTCTTGCTGATCGCTGCTCGAACGAGCGTGGCAGGATTCGAACCTGCGAGTGCCGGAACCAAAACCCGGTGTCTTACCACTTGACGACACGCTCAATACCCCCTTACCCTCCGGGCAGGCTTGCCGCTTTGTTGGCCGCTCGGGCGAACTCGGCTCGATATTCGGCAATGATTTGTTGCATCTTCTGTTGCGCCTCTTGGAAGCCTTTGAGGGCCTGGGCGAAGCCCCGTGCAATGACCTCCTGGTCCCGCCGTTCGAGCCGAGAGCGGTCGCTGTATCCTCGCGCGGGCTTCTCCAGGCTGAGTCGCCGCTCCAGCTCAGCCTGGAACCCTTTGTCCCGGAGGAACGATTCTTGACTCTCCAGCAGTTGGAGGTACTCCAAGCGCTCCAGCAGCGCCGGGTCCAAGGATGTCAGCAGTTCGTACAGCTGGGCAGTTAGGGCATGGTGCCGTTCCTCGTCGACCAAGATGTTGGCGTCCCGAACCGCGTCGTGCAGCGCCAGAGCCGCCTGGCCGGGAGAAGCGAGGTGCCTTTCGAAAGAGTCACTCACATCCTTCCCCCGTTCATCGCAGTTTCCGCAGCAACTCCTCGTCTTCCAGCCCTCCCTCGGCCCACTGCTGAAGGAGTCGGAGCTTGCTGCACCCCAACGCCTTGCCGACCCAAGGGACCTGCCTCGGGTACTTGCCTTCCCTCAAGGAGGAGATGCGGAAGATCGGGAGCAGGCAGGCGTCGATGCCTTCCCGCTGCCATTCGACCAAGACCTCGTCGCCGTAGAAGAAAGGCATTCGGTGGTCCAGCAAGATCAGGTCGAAATCTTTCAGGCGGGGGCCTATGCCCACCGCCTCTCGTCCGTCCTCGGCCACCGTGACCTCCCACCCCATCAGCTCTCGCATGTCTCGCTCAAGGCTGTAGGGGTTGTCGTCGATCAGCAGGGCACGCATCAGAACTCCAGGGTGGACGGGTCAGGCAGGGCTTCGACGATCCTGGACATGGCTTTGCTTACCTCTTGGTATGAGCAGGCCAAGAACACCTCTCCTGCCAACAAGGCGAACCCTTGCGGGACCCCCTCCCGCAGGCAGAAGCTCATGCGAGGGTAGCCCGGTTGCGTGAGGAATTCTAAGAACGCTGGGTGGTTGAGGTCCTCCAGGCGCAGGAGGACCTCTTGGTTCCACTGATTGCCGGGAACCGACAGTTCCCACGCTGCGTAGTTGCTCCAGCGAGGGTTGATCTTCACGTCGAAGTCTGCCATAGCGCTACGGGTGAGGTTAAATGCTCTGGGGAGGAATCGAACCTCCCTGCGCGGGTGCTACCCTATTTGCCGTCCTGGCACCACCTACTCGAAAGAGGGTGGTGGGGAGAATCGAACTCCCGCCCCCAAAGCGCCCAGGGGACGACGGACTCGAACCGTCTTGACGCAACCTTCAGAGCACAGGTTGTTACCGGATATCCAGTTGCGGGTGCTTCCCCACGTCGTTGATGTCGGCTTCGCACCAGTAGCCGCCGGAGCCCGCCCACCGAACGCTCGGGTTGTTGAGATGGAGCCAGACGTTCTGGTACTTGCCGCCCAGCGCGTCCCGCTCTTCCAGCTCGATGCCGGCTTCCTTGAACATGGCCAGCAGCTCGTCGATGGGGGGCTCTTGCTGGTAGGGGTAGTCGAGGCCCCTGTTCTGGCAGATGTTGTAGAAGTCCCGCCAGTGCATCGACCCCCGGATGTAGCGTGTGGGATGCTTGAATGCCACCACGATGCTCTGGCCCGAGAGGGTGTGGTCCACTCGAACGGTCCGCGAGACCTTGGAGCGGTATTCGCGCGGCTTGCTTGGGTTGGTGGTGCGGATCAAGGTGCCGCGAGGAACGCGAATCCGGTCCCCCTTCTGGAGGGGCAACTCACCCTTCTGGTGTCCCTTCAGCATCACTCTTCTTCCCCCCACATGATCGGGATGTAGGTCTTGCCTCCGCGCCAGAAGACCTCCGTGTCGCCAACACGCTGGTCCCCTCTCCAGACCATGTACTCTCCTCGCGTGTCGAGTACCCAACCCTTCGCTTTGTAGGCTCGGAGTGCGTCGATGCACTCTTCGTTGGAGAGGCTGTACTCGCCATCCAGCACCAAGAAGTATGCCCCATCCGGGTTGTCGACCATCATGGGTTCGGCCTCGGGTGTGTCGTCTTCGCTGACGGTGGTGTTGAGGGGTTCCGGGTTTTCCCAGACGCGGAAGGTGTGCAGCAACCAGAAGATGACGGCCGCTTCGATCAGGAGCAGGGTGGCGTACAAGACCCCGCTCTCCAGGCCGACCAGGAAGAAGGTGCCGGCGAGGGTTCCGAGAGAACCCCATGCCAGCATGTTCGGCCCGTGGCCCTGGATGTGCCAGTAGTGGTACGTCGACAGGCACAAGAGGCCCAGCAGGACGGCAAATCCGAGGAACAGTCCCATTCAGTGCTCCATTCTCACCTTGAGGTGGTGCACCTTACGGTCGACCCCAAGCACGACCTCCAGGGCGTAGGTCGCCGCTGGAGTGCGGAGGTACAGGCTCTCGACCGGGAAGTGCCGTACCTCCTCCGTGCTCTTGTCGGTCTTGGGTTCCGGGGCCTTGTAGAACACCTCGTAGGGACCTTGGTCTTGGCTGGCGACCCACAGCACGAACGGCTCCAACTCAGGACCCGTTTCGTCGCGGATGCGGAAGACCACCCCCATCAGACTTGCGGTCTTCATCCTGTTCACGGTGAACTCCATGATTGCGATGTAGAGCACCCCGTGGAGGATGAAAGAAGACCGAACCGGCCAAGAGGTGCCGTTCTGCACACTCCGAGGCCTGCGGCGGGAATCCAGAGGGAGGCCAGCAGTCCGTTCATGAGGGCTCCTGCTCATCGTGGGGGCGCAAGGTTGCGGTCATGATTACGGTGGCCAGAGCCCCGAACCTCCAGTCTACGACCAAGAGGGCAATCAGGTACGCCAGGGACGTGTACTGGGCAAGGACCCGCGCCCCCGTGAGCGGAACCCCTTGCCCCGGCTGGCTCCGGCTGATCAACCACAGTCCGACGATGCACGAGGTGAGGACCGAAGTGAGGAAGACCTCAACCATCCAGGCCCACCCCGCTCAGGAGGTCTTCGTTCTCGGCCTTGAGCTGCTCGCTCGTCCGGCGCATCTCAGCAATGCGGTCAGTGACCTCCTTGATGGAGCTGTAGCTGGTCATGCCCAGTTCCCCCAAGATGAGGTCCAGGTCGGAAGAGAAGCTGGCAGCGTCCATCCCCGCGTCGCAGTGGTAGCCTCCACCGCACCATTCGTCCCCTGCGTAGACGTTCTTGAGCCGCTGGCGGAGCCAGAGGATTCCGGAACGGACGCGAACTCGCGTCTTGGGTTCCAGCCGGTTGCCCAGGCACCTGCACCCACCGTTGGTGTGCTGGCCAACGGGCACGCCGGGAACCAAGAGGATGCAGGTCCCCGCCCCGCACCGGAAGGGGTTGTTCCCGTCCCGCTTCATGTCCTGGCAGTGCTGAACCTTGGCTTGCTGAACCTTGTGGAGCTGGGCTTTCAGCCGGTCTTCTTCCTCCTCCAGGCGCTGGAGGGAGTCAAGATTCCTTCTCAGGGTGTCGCGCATCGCATTTCTCCTCAAGGAGGATTACCGTGGGCCGGTTCTTCCTCTTGTGTGCCAACAATCCGGTCGCCAAGGCTGCCCCCACGCTGAATCCGATGTAGCCCGCCCACTGCTCCTTGACGACGAAGTTGACCCCGAAGATGTAGGTGACGGAGATAAGGCTCGACGCCAAGACTGTGTTGAGCGGGCGGCCTTCATGAACCGACAGCATCCGCCACGTGCCCGCACCGACCGACGTGGATCCTATCAGGAACCCTTTCAAGAAAAGCATTGCCCCTACCTCCAACCAGGGCTGGAAATAGGGGCAATAACTACTGAACGGCCCCCCTTGGGATTCGAACCCAAGCACCCACCCGAAGGTGGTGTGGCTCCTCCGATGCCTGTCCCTCCGAAGGTCGCGACCAGCTTACTCGAGACGCTGGTGCTACTGCGACTTGACCCCGCTCGGAACCCCTTCTTGACTGCCGGTTCGGCTTTCGCTCTCCCCGGACATCTACTCGGCTGCTCCCTCTACACGGGCGGCTCAGGACAAGTGGTTGCTGAGGCTTAATGAAAGGGGCCTCTCCCCCTGGTCACCCCACTTCACCCCGATCCCCTCTGAAGAGGCAGGGCTGCGCGCAGAGGTCCTCGCGAAGAGCTTATGTGAGCTTCTGCGACCCGTTGTAGGTCTTGGCTTGGATGTCGTAGCGACTGGCGCAGAGGCCGTTTTTGTTGACCTCGACGTTGTCGTACTGCACGCCCTCCCAGTTGACCCGGACACCCCCGCAGCAACCGCAGCTTCCGATTTCGGTCACTCCGTACTGCTTGGTGAGCGCCAACAGGCGCTGGAAGAACTCACGCTCTCTTTCTTCTTGACTCATCCCGTCCTCCTTTGGCTATGCCAAGCCGGACAAGTTGAACGGTCTCTGTCAAGTTGAGTCTCCCCGCCAGGATTCGAACCTGGATTTTCGGCTTAGGAGGCCGAAGTTCTGTCCGTTGAACTACGGAGAGATGTTTGGTGTTACCTATCCGGACCCCCCACTCCAACTCCCGTTCGAGGAGCCCAGGTTGGCCCCGGCGCGCTCGCGCGTCTGGCGTGGGTGGGGGGTCCGGCAGCCGAGGTGGCCTGCCTCAGTTTTCGGTGACGATGACACCAGGGCTCGAACCTGGGACCGGCAGATTAACAATCTGCTGCTCTACCTGCTGAGCTATGTCATCAAGGTGCCGGGACTCTCCCCGACTGGGTCACACCACTCGCCTCGGATCCAGGCCGGCAAGGTGTCGCCGGGTTCTCCTCCGAATCGGGCGTCCCCGACCCAGAGGTTTCAGCCTTCCCCAAGGCTTATGCATCCAGCGTCAGCGGGGATGCGCATCCCCGTCTGCTTCGGTTCGTTTTGTTAGCGGTGTTGCAGTCCCCCAGGAGAACTGCTCCGCCCGAACCAGGCAATCAGGCTTGCCTATCCGTTGTTACCTGCTCGCCAAGCGCTCCAGAGCGCGGCGGAAGGTCGTGTTGGTGGTCGGGGAAGCAGGATTCGAACCTACGACCTTCGGCTCCCAAAGCCGCTGCGCTACCAGACTGCGCTATTCCCCGACTCAGATGTACCTCTCGGAAGGGTGCCAGCACCCCCTGCTGCCTCTCTCCTTGCCGGACTACTGCAAGGGTCTCTGAGGCGTTAGGAGGCCTGGGACGACCTGAGGGGTAGGATTCGAACCTACACGACCGCTTGGCCAGCGAGTGCCCAACCCGCCGAGTATGACATTTTCTCCACCCTCAGGATTTGAGGTACCAAGGCAGGACTCGAACCTGCAACCTTCGCATTAGGCGCTGAACCTCCGGAGTTCGTAGGCCCCGCGATACTCTCCCGTTGAGCTACCTGGTACATGAAGAGGGGTTCGGGTTTTGGACGGTGTGGTTGTTGTCCGGGGAACCCTGGTCCCTTAGCAGCCGCACTCCCTCAGCGGCTGTCCCCTGACCAAGAGGGTGTTGCTGTTGAGGCAACCACCCTCCGGGGGGAAGTCGATCAGCTTGGGTTTTCAAAGAGGTGAGTTCTCTTCTCAAAAGGCCAGGAGAGGAATCGAACCTCTCTTCAAGGAGGCAGTTAAACTCCCCAAGGATACCCAGATCCAGCCACAAGAGCCTCCACCAGCAACCTCCCACCTCAGCCTTACACGCTCTACTGTCAGTTTCAGCGGCTTGGGTTACTTACGGCACCTTCCGAACACAACAGAGTGTGGTGTTTAGAGTAGGGAAGGTGTTGTAGGGGGGACTCGAACCCCCGGACTCTGCCTCCAAGATGCCCGTACAACCCACCATGGGTTGCCGGCGTTAGGGCTTCCTGGCGCAAGTGTTGTTACCGGAGCTCCAAGTCTCAGTTGTTGGTCGAGCCGAACCACTTCAGGACGATGCCCTTGGCGTCGGCGTGGGTCCGATGCTGACCCCAGTGCATCCACTTCCGGCGGCACCGCTCCCCGGTCTGGGGGTGCTTGGCCGTGCAGTATCGGCTTCGGCTTGGGTGCATCGTAGGCTCCAGGGGTTGAGTGCGGTGAGAGGGATTCGAACCCTCAAGACCCGAAGGTCGGCAGATTTTGAATCTGCTGCGTAGACCGATTCCGCCACCACCGCATTTAGCGTGCAAGAAGTGTTACCCTCCGCCCAGTCTCTCAGGTCTTCTTCTCTCGGCCTGGGAGACTCCATGGTTGGTGTTGCATGTCGTTACGGGGCGTCCAGGCCCTCCAATCCCTTGATCATCCGCCGGAGGTACTCGTACCGCATCCGCCGATGTGCGTCTTCTTTCTTGCGGAAGAGGTCCACGCCGCCCTGCGACCAACCCTCCACCCGCCCGACCTTGCCGTGATTCCAGTGGGTGGTCCAGTACCGCTTGACTTCCTTGGTGTGGACGTTGAATGTCCACCCCTCGGTCTTGTCCTGGAGCCCTTCCGCGATGATGTCGGGCTGCGGCGGGGGTGCCATCTTTACGAACCAGTACTCGATCTCATCCAGGATGCGGAGGGCGTGCACCCTCTTCTTGGCCTTGATGGCTAACTCCAGGAGCCGGAGGAGTTCCGGCTTGCGCGTCGATGCCTTGTACTGGACTCCGTGTTCGTCCAGCTCAGCCCGCAGTTCGGCTACCCTCATCCGCTTGAAATCTTCCATGCTACACCTTGGGGAGCGGGCCGGAGTACTCGGCCACGGTCTTGTACGTGAACACCTTCCGCCGACGGTGGCCGAAGCGGTCATCGATGCCCCACCACCGCCAGTCCAGGGAAACCAGGAGGATCTTGTCTTTCATGCCCTCGTCGGAGGGCGGCTGGAAGTCTACCCAGACACCGAGGGTTGGGCAGTCCCAGTGCATCCCCCGCAGTTCGGCTACCAGCCGAACCCAGTCCAGGTTATCGGAGGAGCACCCCTTACGCCCCAGGGCCAGGTAGTCCTCTTGGGTCTTTCTGAGCGCCTTCTGGGCCTTCAGGGGCCCTTCGGGCAGTCGGTCCAGCCACTTGGCGGAAGCCTCGACGGGGAAGTCCGGGTTGAGGCGGTTGGGGCGAAGGTATTGGATCTCTATCCCGTCGCTGGGTTGGTTCGCCGCCCAGAGGAGCAAGTCCTCCTCGAATTTCCGCAACTTCTTTTCTCGGTTCATTCTTGCCTCCGCTCAGGGTTACGGCAGCGGCAAGGAGGGGGTTCGGAGGGACTCGAACCCTCAACCCCCGACTTAAGAGGACGGTGCTCTACCCGTGGAGCTACGGACCCTTACCAGCCTCGTTCCGCCATCTTGGACCGCAACGGCTCCCTCAAGAGGATGCTCCTGGGTCCGATGCGCCGCTCCATGAACTTGTTGGCGGTGGCCACCCGCAGGAGTTCTTGGACCCCGCCTGGGAGGCTCATCAGCTCCCGGCGCCAGCGGCACCGCTCTGCTTCGCGTTGGCCCAGGCTCACAGGATGACCTCTATGTCTATGCCTTCCCCTCGCGCCACCGGCTGTTGCTGAGGCTTCTCCTTCAGCCGGTCGACCTCCCTCGCGCTCCCTTGAATTCGAACGTGCATCGGGCCTTCGTAGGGCATCAGATCTCCAAGCAGCGTGCGGGGGGGTTGCTCTGCACTGCACAGCAGTAGGTGATGTTCCGGTTGGTCGTCAGGTCGAAGAACTGACCCCCCTTGCAGTGGTAGTTCTCCCGGCGAGAGGAACCCGGCTCCATGAACAGGCTCCCTTCCTTGACTTGGAAGCCCATCGCCTCGGTCCAGGCTTCGAAGTTGGCTTCGGCGTTGTTCTTGTAGGTGGTGCGGTCCAGCTGCCGTTCCTGAGCCAGCGCCTCGGCTTCGGCGTGTTTGTTGTAGGCCACCGCGACCACCATGAGGACGATAACCGCCGCGAGCACGATCACCCCTCCAGCGCCGAGGTCCCCGCCTCCCCCGTGATTACTGCTGCCGTAGTAGTTGGTGCTGTAGTCATTGTAGCCCCCGCTACCGCCCGAAGAGGAACCTCCGCCGCTGTTGAACATCCCGTCTGCCATCGTGCGCTCCCTTGCTGGGTTCGTAGAGGCTTACTCTTCGCCCCAGTCCTGGTCTACGGTCGGGCCGGTCAATGGGGCACCCCACCTCCCGCCTTCGCTCTTGCCTCCGGTACGTCGGAGCGCGCGGTTGCCGATGCGTTTCCAGTCTCGGCGACCCTTGGCAACGTGGGTGGAGTTGCAGCCGTCGGAGGGGTTCGGGTTCTCGTAGCGGGGTCCGTTGCCTTGGATGCGTCCGTGGCCCCTGCGATGGTTGCGCTTGTTGCTCATTGAAGACTCCTGCCTTCCTTGGCGATCAGAGCGTATACCCGCGACTCCGTCTCCAGTGCGGGGGCACCTGCGCCTGTAGGGCGTAGTCGCGGAGAACCACCCCGGCTGCCCGTACCAGCCCTTGGACAGGGTTGGTGGGGATGGCGACCCCGTGGGGGTCGAAGCACTCCCAGGCCCCCTCAGAGTTTTTGAGGTAGCCTGCGACGCGGTCGTTCTCGTCGAAGACCTGGAAGGTGTAGCTTTGGTGGGGCTCTATTCTCATGAGCCCGCTTACCTGTTCAGTCCTTGAGGACTTCCAGCTGGTACCAGGGGCTGTCGTAGACCCCGCGGCCAGTGCCGGCACCCCAGTTGATCGTCGGGACCTCATCATTGCCGAAGTAGCCCTCGACGATTCCCGTGTCTCCCGCCTTGGCGTGCTGAGGGATGCGACGGTTCGAGGCGTCGTCGTGGATATCGACCTTGGCGCGGACACGGGTTCCGACGGGGGGCAGTGTGTTGGGCATGCAGTCCTCCTTGACTTGCTGTAGGTTACCCCTACTCAGCCGGGAATGGGAAGGGACTGTCGATCGCGCCTTCGAGGAACAAGTCGATCAGGTCTCGGATCTCTTCCAACTGAATGCGTCGGGGTCGTTGAGCTTTCAGGGCCTCTATTTTCTTTTCTGCCCGGAGGAGGTTCCGGCGCCAAGTCTTCCGTCGTTCTTCTCTCTCCTCCGGGGTGAGTGGGACCGTCACCCACTCACCGTCCGGCTGCTTTTCTCTGCGGGTCTTCGGTGCTGCCGGGTCTTCCAGCAGTCCTTGAAGGACACCGATGATGTGCTCCTCGCTCCGGATTTCTCGGCTCATCTCGTAGAGCTCTCGGCGGGCGAGGCCCCCGTAGTAGGAAGCACAGTGGCCCGGGTCCCGCTCGAACCAGTCCTCGGCAATTTTCAGGCATGCCTGAAGGAGTTCATCAGCCCGGTCGTGCTTCATGCGGTAGTTCGGTTGCCGCTGGGACCAGACCACCTTGCCGTCAGGAGTGATCTTCGCCCCGAAAGAGAAGAGTCCAGATACCGACTCTTCCTCCCCATCCAAGTGAGCGTAGACGTGGAGGCCGGTGCCGTAGCCGGTGTTCCCGACGGGCTGAGCGACGAACCTTCCGAGGGGGGTCAAGACCAGTCGCTTGGGGTCTCCCGCTACCCACGGAAGTTCTCGGAGGTGTCTCTTGGGCTTCTGTTCCGTCATTTGCTCTCCTCAAGAGGTTTTGTAGGGAGCATTTTTACTGGAGAGGGGAAGGTAGGAATCGAACCTACTGAGCTTGTAGGAAGCTGGTGAGGTGCCTCTTCGGTCGGAGGAGGCGAGGACCGCTTCTGGAGATGCGTGATGCATCGGTTTTACTGACCGATTGCCGGACCATCCGGCGACTTCCCCTAAATACGCACTCTGAGGGACTTGAACCCCCAACCCCTGCGTCCGTAGCGCAGTGCTCTATCCGATTGAGCTAAGAGTGCAGAAAAAACCTCTCCCCAGAGGAAGTTGTACGCTCCACGCGGGCGCTTCCAGCCGGACACCGAGCGAAGGTTCGGCCCTTTTCTGGGGAGAGGTTTTGAGTGGCGAGGGCAGGACTCGAACCTGCAAATGCTTGTAGGCTGATGCGTAGGGCTCTCTGGTTAGGAGAGCGAGTTGCGCAGCTGAGAGATGCTAATCTCTGGTGCCTTGAACCAGTGGCTTTTCCTTTTGCCCACCTCGCCATATTATAGGTTGTCAGCCCTCTTTCGCGAACCGACCGCCTTTCCTCTTCCTCCTCTTAGTCGCTTCAGCTATTGCCTTTGCGTTCTCTCTTACCTTAGAGCAAGTCTTTTTAGTCTTGCCCTTGTTCCACGGGACGGTTCCGGGTCCTGCGGGGTTGGGGGAAAACCCCTGTCCCGAGCCGTGGGCTCTCCAGACATGGGTGTTGTCAGGAACCTTCAAGCCTCCCAGCGAGAGGTTGTAGGTGTCACGACGGGCTACGAAGGCTTCATCGACCAACTCCCTCTCTTTCTCGAGCATTTCCTGCTCAGAGTCGAAGATGTAGAGGACATCTTTCTTGAAAGCTTTTGCTCCATGCTTCCGGATAGCTTTCTTCAAGTAGGTCCCGGACCCCAAGTAGCGGTCGTCGGTCCTCTTGGTCTTGTGGACCCCGATGTAAGTCTTCCCGGAGGCGAGGTGGGTGGTCTTGTAGGCGGTGTAGAACACATGAAGCTCCGCCAGTGCGTTTAGCTTTTATGGTTCATAGGTTGCCGAGTGGGACCGGGAGGACTTGAACCTCCATTCACCTGCGTCCTGCCCGTTCCCTACTCCCCTTGTCTGGAGTAGGGCGCTCCGCTGATGCGCCTACCGATTGACTGACGGTCCCGAGTGGGTGTATCGGGGGTCGAACCCGAACCTCGTGGGGGACTGGGCTCCCCTAAGCGACTCCTTACCCCTGCGACCTCCCAGGCTCCGCAGGATCTACGTCTACACCCAAAGCACGCCGCGAGAGTATCGAACTCTGCTGACAGACATCGGTTTTGGAGACCGACCGGGGAACCTTCCCTACGACGCAGAAATGGGGGAGAGAGGATTCGAACCTCCAGGCCCCGGAGGGCTTCAGCTTTACAGGCTGATGCTCTTCCCAGAGAGCATCTCCCCCGATTGGTATGGTGTTTTCAAAGTTCTCTGGGCCTCCAAACAGAAGAAGCCCCTTCCGGGTGGGGAAGGGGCTTCTTGGGTCAGAGTGTGCTGCGGTTGCAGCGGCCTCTCAGAACCCAGTACCCCCTTCCGAACGCCAGTATCGGCGCCAGAAGTTTTTCGGGGGGAGGCTCAAGAAGCGAGTCATGCCATCCCCATAGCATGATAGAGTGGGGAACGCTACTGAGATTGGAACTTTTCCTCCGCCTTGTCCAGGGCCTCCTGGTACTCGGCGGGGGTGAGTCGGGTCACGCGACCGCCCTTCAGGACTGCATCCGCCACCCAGAAGCGATGGGTGTTCCAGCGGGGTCCTGTCTTGCCGGGTCCGATCACCACGCGGTTGCCTTCTGCGCGCCAGGGAAAGTCCGCTCCCCCCAAGCACAGGTGGACCTTGGCATTGCCCTTCTTGGTGGCGATCTTCACAGTCACATCAGCTTTGTAGGTCATTCTTCTCCCGGACAGGTTTTGAGTGCTTGGCGGTGGGCTGGGCTGGTCCGCAGCAGCGATTCCCTCACCGCCTGTTCCCAGACCCTCCAACCGCATGGGCTTACCTCGTGTTCAGGATACGCCCACGGGCACTCCTCGCATTCCTTGTAAAGGTAGTTGCCTTCAGGAGCTTTTCCATCTTCGCAGCGAATTTCAACCCTGCAACCCAGACCCCGAAGGGTCTGCTCAAGGTAGGTTGCTTGGGGCGAGGTCAACATGAGAGACCCCGCCGTTGTCTTGCCGTCATGGCAAAACGCTGGCAGGGTCTCGGAGTCCAGAGCGAACGGTTGGCCTCCGCCCACCACCAATTGGTACAGCCTATGCTCGGGTCCACCGGCCATAGCCCACTGCCTCCGCTGGGTCCAGGGTCTCTACTCCGACCAGCAAGAACAGCTCTGCCCCTGCGACCTTCAGCGGCTCGTCTTCGAGCTTCTTGACAGTGATAGAGCGCGGCCCCCACTGAACCCGCTCCCCCTGGAAGACGGCTTCCGGAGGTAGGGTCAGTGCCAGATGGTCCCAGGCTTCTCCGTAGGTGTTCCGTGTGCAGAGCCCGATGCAATCTTTGGCCCCGGAATCCAGCATAACGCGGACTTGGTTGAGTAGGCTCACCCTTCCTCCCATCGCAGTACCCAACCGAACTCCCGCTCCGCGATCCCGTTGTACGGGAACACTTTCACCCGGACAGGCCCTGGGTCGACCTCTTTGCGTAGCTTGGCGGCAAGGACTGCCGCCGCGTTGCGGGGACCGTCGTAGTTGATCTGAACCCGCTCTTCGATCAGCACTGTGGTCCAGCGGACGAAGTCCCCTTCCCGCTTGAGGTCCGCGTGGTCCACCTCATAGCCTTTGCGCCGGAGGTGAGAAGCGATCTCGTTCTCGATCGGGCCTGCGAGGCTCGACCTCCCTTGCGTGGTGCGGATAGCCTTGGCGCTGAGGCGTTGGCGTTCTCGAAGGCTCAGTCGCTCGATGTCTTGCCAGGTAGGGGCCTGGACGGACCGCATCGTAGGTAGCTGTCCTGGCTCGTAGCCAGGGACCCCAACCGGCCGTGCCGGAAAGTGCTGCGCGGCCAGCGCCAGCGCTACCACCTTTTCCGCCCCCTCCTCGTACTGGTCTTCGATGGCCCCCAGGACCCGATCGGTCAGGGTCTCCCAAGCCTCCGTTGCTCCCTCCAGCTCCTCGACGACTTCTTCGGAAGCGCGCTCCAGCATCCACCCGACGTACAACGGGGAGAGGAGGTCGGTTTCGATCGGTACTGCGGGCTTGCCAGCCTCGGGCAGCGGACCCGACCGAAGCTCGGGCGCGTCCCCGTCAAGGCTGGCCCGTTCCAACACCGCTGCCTCGTACAACGGGTCCAGTTGCCACATCCCCGGCTTGACCTGTCGGGTGAGAGGTCGGCCCCCCAGCAGTTGGCGGTACTCTGGGGGGAGGGAAGTGTTGAACTTCGTGGGGAGCTCTTGATGCTCCAGTAACAGGCCTGCAACCTTCACGGCGAATTCGTGCTCGCTCAGGCGTCCGGCCTTGACCTCTTCCAAGAGCGCCCGTGCTTCCGGGTGGTTCCGCGTGAAGTCCTCGGCGGTCTTGAGAATGTCGCTGGGGTCCATCAGACCTCCTGGTGCTCGTGCCAGCCCCCGTGGATTTCCTTGAGGATGGCCTCTTGGAGGTCGGGGAAGGTCAACATACCCCCCGCCAGGACCTCACTGATGGGGACCCAGCGGATCTCGCTGCACTTCTCGGGCTCCCGGATCTCGGGGATGCCGCTCCAGCGTAGCGCTCTGTAGTACAGGGTGGGGTTGAGGATCCCGAGGTCATCGTTCTGGCGGAAGAGGGTGCCCCGCTGGACCACCGTGTGGAGGTTCAGTCCCAGCTCCTCCATGGCTTCCTTCTTGCAGGTCGTGGCCCCGTCGTTGTCTTCCCGGTCGATCCAGCCCCCCGGCATCGCCCAGTAGCCTTCGTAGTGCGCCCCCTGGCGCTTCAGGAGCAGGATCTCGTCGTTCCGGATGAACAGGATTCCGACTCCGATTCCAACGTCATCGGGACGTGGCATACTTCACCTTCTTTTTGCGGAAGCCCACCGCCGTCCGGCCCTCGACCTTCGCGTCGAGGTGCTTCTGGATCTTGAACCGTGGGCCGATGGTGGCTTCATGTACCGTCTCACCGCAGGTGAGACACTCCACTCTCATGCGGGTCTTCCCCAAGTCCTCTTCCACGAACTCCGTGGGGGAAACCCGAAACCGATGCCCGTGTAGCTCAAACTCGATAGGCCCCTCGGGGCCTTCGGTTGACCAGCCCTGGGACCTCGACCAAGGCACCCTCGCTGTTATGTTTGGCCTGGGCACGATCCGCTCCTTTACTTCTTTTTGCGGAAGGTCACCCTTCCGCCGACTGGGATTACTCTCCCCGCAGGCTTCGGAGGCGGTGCCCAAGGATCAGGGGCGGGGTCTGGGCGGGGGGCACTGCCTCCTCCGACCATTAACCCTTCGCGGGGGAGGCGCGTGTTCTTCGCCTTGGGCTGTATTGGCGGGGGTGCTTCGACCCCAACGGGCAAGGGGGGCGGGCTCTGCGGAGGAGTCGACCCAATGTCGGTTCCCCCCAACACCGTAGGCCCCCCCGCAGGCTTGACCCGGTTCAGCTTACCTTGAACCAGCCGTGCGTGCTTGCAGGGGTCCTCCCGGCTGGGGCAGGTACACTCCCAGCGGTCTTCAGGCCACCGGGTGATCGTGTAGATGTTGCCAGAGGACCCCTTGATGCGCCACTTGCCCTCCGGCTTTTCGGAGTCTTGGGCGTGCGTGGCCGTCTCCGGGGCTGGCGGCTCTGGGGTGGGAGGACTGGGGGGCTGGAACGCTGTCGGGGGGGCCAGTCCCACCAAGCTGGCAGCAGCGCTGCTGACCTCGCCCTCCGAAGGGACCGACCAGTCCCCGCGCTTCTCTGACACGTGGATCCGCAAGGCTTCTCGCACTGCGGAGGGGAAGTCGACCTTCCGGATCTCTCGGAACACGGGGTCCTCCAGGTCGGCGAACTTGGGGTTGTCCAAGAGCCGGTCAACCTGAGTGTCCATCCGCCGTGCCCACCGGGACTTGCGACTGAACCCGGCGTTGATGCACTCTACTTGGTTGCATTCGGCGCAGAACTTGTCGCGGAAGGTCTCAGGGGAAAAGGCTTCGGTGTAAGCCCCTGAATAGCACTCTTCCCACATGTCACGTTTGGGCATTAGACTCTCAGGCTAAGAAGGCTGCCTTCACCCTACCCCAGTCTCCACCCAGGTCAGGGCCTCCCCTCACCTCTCGGGCAGGTAATAAGAGGTCCAAAAATTCGACAATGGCTATTCGATCGGATACTTTTAAGTGCAAGGGGGAATCGGAAACATGTCTCAAACCAACCGGCCGCACCCAGACGCCACCCTCAAAGACTTCGACGGTCTGGAGGCCTGGGAATGGCGGGAGGACGGCGTTCGTAAGCTCGAACTCACGGGCAAGGGCGTCCTCACCAGCTACCAGACCGACGCCTTCAAGGGCGAGTTCGTCGGCGAAGGCCACTACGCCATCATCGTCAAGGAAGACTGCGACGTCTACGCGCCGCGCTCTGAGGATGCTCTCAGTATCTTTTCGGAGGACCTGGAGGATGAGGAGCGGCTGCTGCTGAGCTTCCGCAAAGAGGTCGTCAGCAAGGACCTGACGGAAGAGGCGCGCGAGGCCCTGCGTGGTGCGGCGACCCTGACCGACAACCGGGGCATCGCCGCCGGCAAGGTGGACCGCTCCAAGCTCCGCAGCATCGCCCGCGACGGTGAGATTGTCCTCATCGGGAACGGTGTTCGTGCCCGCTACCGACTCCCGGACGGCACCTTGAGCGCTACGACGGCTGCCAACAAGGTGCTCAGCGGCATCGCCGGCAACTTCGACGCCAGCGCTCGCTTCCCGTTCTGCCGTCAGACCGGGTACTCCCGCAACAACATGGAGAAGATGGAAGCGGCCCTCCCCTTCCTGGAGGCCGTCAGCAACTGCTTCCGGCGTCAGGCTCCGATCCACTGGGGTCGCCAGGACCAGTGGATGAGCGAGAGCGGCATCCGCGAGAATGGGTGGGGTCTGGGAAGCACCGTGTTCACCACCGTGACCGTGAACCGCAACTACCGCACCGCCGTCCACAAAGATGCGGGGGATTACCCCCGAGGCTACGGCAACCTGAGCGTTCTCGAGGGCGACCCCTACGAGGGAGGCTACACCGGCTTCCCGAAGTTCCGGGTGGCAGTGGACGTGCGCACCGGCGACTTCCTGGCGATGAACGTCCACGAGTGGCACGGCAACACCGAGATGCGACCCATCAACGACCCCCCCGATGGTGAGGAGTGGGGCGACCCGCTGAGCAAGGATGCGGGCTTCGAGCGCCTGAGCATCGTCTGCTATTCCCGGTACGGCATGCGCAAGTGCGGCCCCTTCGAGGACGAGGTCCAGAAGAGGCTGGCCTGGAAGGCCCGGTTCAAGTCCTCAAAGGTGCTCCAGGCCGAAAAGATCGTGGAGCGCGCGGAGGGAGTCCTTCAGGCCAACGCCGAGATGGAAGAGCTGGTGGAGATGGTCAGCGAAGACTGAATTCTTCCCCTCGAACCAAGACCACATGACGGCCCTCGCCCCAGGCGAGGGCTATCTGCTGGAACAGATGCTTCACCTTGCGTGGTGTTGCCGGGTCCAAAGGGGGCTCGTAGCAGGAGGGAGGCCCCCACTCCTTCTTGAGTCGCCCTCCGGGACGGCAGAACCCTTTCTTGAATGCTGTGCAGTGCTCTGCCTCCCCGCACTCCCCCTGTTCCGCAGAGACCTTCTTGGGTCGAAGGCGCGGGTCCAGCGGCAGCTCCTTCAAGAGAGGACCAGCCATGCCGTGGAGGGCATGGCTGAGAGAAGTCCCGCTGACTTCGGTGACGCCCCTTGCCCACTCCGTCTCCCGCAAGGGCTCAAGCTCTCCCCAGCCATCTTCGCTGGGATAGAAGATCAAGAGTTCGAGGCTGAAGGGCGGTTGTGGGAGCTTTAGGTCGAGCTTTCTCACCCCGAAAGCATCCCAGCGAACCGCTCCAGGCTGAGGAAGTTGTCGGGGCTCGGGCCACACTTCCCGCATCCACAGTTGCAGCCGCCAGCCTTCTTGTCCTTGGCCTTCTCTTCCCGCTTCTTCTTGGCGACTTCTTGGCGCCAGCCGGGGATCATCCAGTCCGCCAGCCCACCGCAGAAGGCACCGGGGTTGCTGAACTTCCCGGTCATCTTGTCGATGCACTCAGTGACCTTGTGCTCAGGGGCGGCGACGGTGAGCTTGTCCCAGAACTTCCGGACGGACTCGTCGGTCCACCCCTTGGGCAGGTTCTTCCACTTCTTGGCCTGCTTGTCCTGATGGGCAGCGGCAACACGGAGTGCAGAGGGGCGCATCTCAGGATCCTCCAGAGTTACCCTCTGGAGCCCATAAGTGCTTTAACGTCTGGAGGATGCCTCTCTCAGTGCCCTGGAGAAGACCTCCACTCCTCGCTGGCACGAGTTCCACTGCTCAGAGCGTCGACGCAAGACCACCCGCATCGCTTCTTGAGGGTCAGTCGCCAGGCCCCCCAGACTGTACTTGCAATCCATGACGTCCTGAATTCTGGAGACCTCTTCGCTCAGGGCAGTCTGGATCTTCCCCAGGTCCTCCAGCAGCTCCTCCATCTCCCCGTACCGGAGGAAGTTGCTCCCGCCGTTCTCCCCCCTCGGAACACAGGCTTCCAGCTTTCGGACCCACTTGGGGCCATCGATGCCGAGGTTGCCCAGGGTCAGTGTAGAGTTGAGGCCGTCCTTGACTGCTTCGACTTCCCCCCCTTCGAAGCAGAAGGATGCATGCCATTTGATGTCCATGGCCTACAGCCCCCTCTTTGCTTCGCGGAGCGTGGCCTGCCCCTTCTTGATCTGGTTGAGCAGGTCGGAGGCGGCACCCCAGGCTCGGTAGTTCGTGATGCCCTCCAGCCCCACGAGGGACTCCCGCACGGCCACCAAGTGTTCCGCGAAGGTGTTCAGCTCTTCTCCGGTCAAGGGTCCGCCGTTGAGCCGGACCGCCCAGCGGAAAGTGTCGCTGGTTGTGGGGATGCTCTCCGAGTACGTCTTGATTTCCTCCGGCTCAAACTTGAACCGTCCCTCGATGGAGGTCTTCATGTAGTCTGCTCCTTTTGCAAGCTATTACGCTGCTGCCAGCCTCTTTAGATAGGGTCTTTAGGACCCTATCTCGAGCATGCGGGTAGGGTGCTCCCAGGAGGTGAGGAATGCCCATCGATCAGGACAAGCGGCGGGGCGCACTTTGGGGGCAGGCCATCGGTGACGCCCTCGGGGTCCCGGCGGAGTTCAAGGACCGGACGCTGCTGCTCATGATGTATGGGGAGGAGGGCATCACCTCCTACCGAGATGCCAACCGAGGGGCCTCACAGTGGGGGGCTGGCGAATGGTCCGACGACACTGCCCAGGCGCTCTCGATCATGGACTCCTACCTGGAACATGGGGACGTAGACCCCATAGGCTGCGCCCACCACTTCTTGAAGTGGGCTCAGGAAGACGGGAGGGGCATGGGCAACCACACCTGGAACGTGCTCAAAAGCACCTACTTCCTGGTGGAGCCCTTCGCGGTGAGCAAGGAGGTCTGGGAGCGCAGCGGTCGGAAGATTGCCCCCAACGGCGGCGTCATGCGGACGGCGGGAGTGGCAGTGCTCCGACCCCAGGATCAGGCGTGGACCGCCCGTGCGGCCGCGACAGCCTGCAAGGTGACCCATTGGGATCCTCGATGTGTGGCTTCCTCCGTAGCGATCGCGGAGGCGGTCCGGCGGCTCATCACGGCGGGGGACCTCCTCGGCTCCTCCCGGGAGTCGGCATTCCATCACGCGATCGCTCAGGCTACCGCAGCTGCCCCAGAAGCCGCTGAAGAGCTCGTCCGGTACGCTCGCATGAGTCTGGAAGACCTCAAGCTGGATGAGGGCATGGACGACCCCAAGCGGAAGCGGGTGCCCATCGGCTACACGTGGAAGTGCATGGGGGCAGGCTTCTATGCGCTGAGGAACGCCCACCGAGGCTTCTCTGAGGTGCTAAACGAAGTCCTCATGGCGGGCGGGGACGTGGACACCAACGGGGCAGTGGCTGGAGCAGTGCTCGGGGCCTACTGGGGCTGGTCGAACATCCCTCAGTGGATGAGAGACGGCTTGGTAGGGGGTGCCACCCTTGATGAGAAGCTGAGTCGCCTGCCCTAACCATCCTATCGCCTTGGAGCTTATGTGGCTCGGAGGTGACTTGTGGAAGGGGTGTTCCTAACCCTGACTCAGTTGGGTTCCCCAACTTCTTCCCTCTTGGTGACGGACATCAACGTCGGGAGTGGTGGTCGGTATCGAGGCGGTCGGGATGCCGGCTATGCTCGACCGGGTGCTGTCTATGTGCCAACGACCGGGTCTGTGACCCTCCTCTACACCTCGGACGTGGCCCTCAGCTTCGAGACCGGTGTGATCCGGGGGTTCATCTCTGCTGGAAGGCTGTCCGCGACCTTCGGGTTGGGTGATGCAGCCTATGAGGGGTTCCGGTCCCGCTTCGGGTGGGCAGACTACAACGACTCTGCAACAGCCACCACCCCCATCACACTCACCGCAGGGGATTGGGTCCAGATAACGAACGACACTCTGGGGGACTTCACCAACACGGACTTCCTCCCCTCGAACGCTACTCGTCTCTGGGACCCTGCCACAAACACTGTCCTGTTGGATGAGATGTCCTTGGGGGACTCTTTTCTTCTCCGGGCAGACATCATCTTTAACCCCACCGTCAACAACACCCGGTTGGAGTTCCGGATCCGGTGGCCGGGGATCTTCAGCCTGGCTCAAGGTCTCGCGCCTCTCGGTGATGGTGCGGGGGCGGATTACGAACGCTACATCAACACCACCTTCTACTTGGGCTCGGAGGTTGTCCGAGACACGGGAGCGGTCCTCGAAGTCAAGGCCAGCTCAGGGTGCTCTGCCCAGGTCAACGGCTTCTACATCAAGAACCTGTGAGGTAGGTCATGGCAATTCGCGTCTACAGAGACAACGAGGCCAACTCCGTCGTCTTCGACATCACCACGGTCGATCCCAGGTTCACCAATTCTCTGCACGCGGTGGAGACGGATGCAGGGCTCATCGACGTGTTTGACCTACACGGTCCTACGGATAAGAAGGAGTTCTCAGATATCCCCTACACGGAGATCCTAACGGAAGACGGATCCCCCGGAGGAGCGAACGTCCAAGAAACGGTGGACTATCTCAATTCCCAGTTCTCTGCCTTCGCTGGAGGGGGTCCGGGCGGAGTGAAGCCTACAATCACCTCCTCCTTGACGGAGAGCGTGGTCGAGGGAGAGCCCTTCAACTACCAGATCACTGCAACGGAGAACCCGTTCTACTTCGATGCTTCGGGGCTCCCTGTCGGTCTCTCCATCAACCATGAGCAGGGGCTCATCTTCGGATCCACCGCTGTAACGGGTGTTGCGAGCATTTCGATCTCAGCCGTGAACGGCTTCGGGACCACTACCGAGACCTTGAGCCTGACGGTCCTGGCGTCGGGTCCTGGCTTTGTGAACACCAAGTCGATCCGCTTCCGGGGATCTACGTTCCGCGAGTACCTGAATGTGGGGACCACTGCTGCGAACCAGCGGGCCTCTAACCAGACCTGGTCCATCTCCTTCTGGCTCTACCTCAACGCAGTAGCGGACTCGGACCTCTGGGCTGACGGGACCAACGGGAACCGCTATCAGGGAATCTTCCTCCTGAGCGACGGAAAGGTCCGCGTTCAGGTGGCAGACTCCGGCGACAACCTCACGGTTGAGACCAGCAACAGCCTCTCAGCCAGCACCTGGTACCATGTCTTGGTGACCAACGATGGCCTGGAGACCACTTCGAGCTTCAAGGTCTATTTTGATGGTGTCCTCCAGTCGATGCTCGTCATCGACAATGACCTGGACGACTCACAGGGCGGGACTTCGACCCAACGCATCTGTCGAGCGGCAGGCGGTCAGGGTTTCGCGGACTACTTCGACGGTTATATCGACGAGTGGTCCTACTACGACACGGAGCTTTCGGCCGCGAACGCCGTGACCCTTTACAACGGGGGAGTCCCTGTCGACCTCTCTTCCACCGGCTTCGCCGGGGACATGCAGGTCTGGTTGCGAATGGGAGACGGTGACACCTACCCGACCCTGACAGATAACTCCACTGGCGGAGCCCACGACACGACGATGGTAAACATGACCGTCTCCAGCATCGTGAGCTTCACCCCCTGAGCAGCGTCAGGAGTCCTTCCACCTCAAGAGGTCCTTGGCTGCCTCGTAGGCTGTGGACCTCCCACGGTTGATGAACATCCCGTCTTCCGGGTTGGATGCGAACCACTTCCCGCCCCGGTCTTCCAGGTAGCCGACCTCGTAGTCGCCGTGGCCCAAGAGAACGATGACGCCTCCGTCCTCCCACCAACGGTAGCCGGGAGGGAGGTTGGGGAGGCTCAGACCTTCTTGCTTCAGGATTTCGGCCAGCTTGTTCATCGGATTCCTCACAAGGCAGTGTTGTCTTCTTCGGGGAGGTCGCTCATCAAAGAAGGGTAGCCGCCCAGCACGTCTTCGTTGGGTGCCCCCGGCTCCCCGGCTGCTGCTGTCGGGTCATACGGTACGCGCCCGGGCTCGGTCGGGTCCGGGATTCTGAACGTGGAGTCGAAGAAGTAGGCGATGTTCCCCGCACTCAAAGAGTCGGTGAAGCGGTCCGCCTCATAGCCGGGGCTACCCATCATGTCACCGTAGGTGGCCCAGAGCAGGTCCTCTACTTCTTGGTCGAGCTGTTCGCGGAGGTCTACCAGCTTGATGATCAGCTCTTCGAGGCGGGTGCGCTTGAACCAGATCTCTTGATTGATCCACTTCCGACCCCGCCAAGCGATGGCCGCCACTTCCCGCTCTTTCTCGGTGTAGCGCTTGCCCCCCAGGCGGGAGGACCTGTACTTGGCGAGACTCCCATCCCCGTCGCTGACCCCTGCGTCGTAGGCATAGCGAATGTCTTGGGGGTGGAGGATGCCCTCACTGGGTTGGGTCTGCCGCACCCCGGTGGCCTCGACCCCAGAGTCCGGCCGGGTGAACGCGGAGATGTCGAACGGGTTGCCTCCCAACGCGCAGTACGCTCGGAGGAGCTTGCACAAAGAGCTCCCCGCAGGAGTACAGCTGATGCCCACTCGCTGTTCCGTGGGATTCCCGCCAGCGTCGGTCGCCCACAGGATGCGGACCGTTCCGACCCGGTTCCTTTCCGCTTGGATCACCATAAAGCGGTCGGAAGCGTCTCGACGCTCCTGAAGCATAAAAGAGCGGAAGGCTCTCCACTGGCCCTCCCGAAAACGACTGCTCCAGGCAAACGAGGGCACAGTTACTCCGAGCTTCCCAGCAGGGCTGCTAATAAGTCAAGTAGGGGGGTGGGGATGCCTCCGGCCACCAGGGCGATTCCGGCCCCGTAGTCTTCCGCGTTGTCGGAAGGCTTCTCGGTAGCGGTGATCAGCTCTGCCGCCAGAGCGTCCGTGCCTGATGCGGTCACCACCAGCCCTTGCACTTGAGGCACCTGGAAGAAGTCCAGCGCTCGCAGAAGAGCCTGGATCTGGTTCAGCAGGGCCTGTAGCTGAAAGATGCGGGCCTGGATCGCGTTGATGTAGGCCACGATCCTGTCCGTGGTGGAGTCCAGCCCGTCCAGTACTCCTTGGAGGAACTGGTCGATCCGCTCCAGCAGCTCATCGGCTGGTTGGAGCCCTTGAGGGATGACCCGTATGCTCAGCCATTGGGTGTCCCCCGATGGTCGGGCAGAACTGGCCCCTGCAATCTGAAGGACCTGGGCAGCCGCATCAAGCACTCCCCCGGAGTTGTAGCCCCCCAGCGCGTTTCGGATGTACTCGACCCGGTCGGTCGAGTCGTTGAACAGGATCGGAGAGGAGTCTGCGGAACCTTCTCCCTCGACCCAGAAGGCGTCGGTGGCTCCTGCGGTGATGTTGAAGGACGGACTCCGCACAGGACCTCCGGAGGTTTCGTACAGGATCTCCAACTGCTCCAGCGGCTTTTCCCTGCAGAAGGGGTTGGCCCCCACCCCTTCGAATTCAAGAGGGTTGGAGCCGACTCCCAGGCTCTGAAGGATGGTCAGCGGGGGGTAGTCACTGTTGATCTCACTCCACCGAAAGCTCAAGAGCGGTCGGGCAGCAGCGACTGTGGCTGATGCCAGGGACTCTGGAGGCATCCCGCGCTCTTGGAGGTCGCTGGCGATCCTGTTCAACACCCAGCGCAGCCTTCGGCGGAAGGCGCTGGGTCGATAGCCTACATAGAACGTGCTGGAGATGCCGTACTTCGCAAGGAGGTCTCGCCCGACGCCTTCGAGGCCTGTGCCTTGATCGAAAGCATACTGGTTGTAGCGGAACTCTCCGACGGTCCCCACAATGCCCGCTGTTGTCAGGTTGCTCTCGGTCAGGTCCGCTCGCGTGAGGACGGCGACGGCGAAGGCTGCCTGGACGGCTTGGATGTACTCTGCCTGCACTGCCGAGGGGAACTGAGCCACCGCAGGAGAGCTGGCCGGAGTGAACGGGCTGGGTTGGATGCTGCCGTTCCCGTCCAGCCCCGGATTCTCGGGCAGCAGTACTCCATTGACTGCCTGAAGGATCCTGCCTCGGCTGAATCGGAAGATGCGGTAGTCGGTGGAGTATAGGTCGACGGGAGCATTGAACCCGCCCCCCAAAGAGTCCAACGCCTCTGCCAGGTCCCCGTCGACGGCACGGACCCGGAAGAAGAACTCTGTGGCCTCTTCACTGGCCTCTACCTGAGCGAACCCGTCCAACCGAGCACTAAAGGAGACCTTCTTGGGCAGCACATTCCTCGGGAAGGTCACCGAGTATTCGGTCCCGCTGCCGATCCGCGTCAGGAAGCCTGCTGGGACCCAGAACGTGGTTCCGAAGAGGGGGGTGCTCCCACCGTCGTCTGGTTTTAGGGTGCTGGGCAGGATCAGGGGGGTGTTGGCATCCTTCTGGAGGACCATCAAGGGGGCTTGCTGATCCGTCGTTTGTTCGATGCTGCTGAAGTCTCGCGAATCCGCAGCGACTCCGATGTCGGAGACCCCCCCGTACAGTCGAAGCGGCCCGTTGGTCCCTGGATCTACCGCAGCAGCTGCTACGCGAGGAAGCCCGTCGACTTCTCCGCTGAGTTGGGCCTTGCTGGTTAGCGCCAGCACCCCCAGGCCGTCGGGTTCGGTGGTGACATGGATCAGGAAGCCCTTCGGAGCAGGGCTGAACGCCGTCGAGATGCCCCCGACTGGCGCAGGCATCTTCCACTTCACCGTGACAGCATCCGGGATGGCATCTTCGGTGGCCTGAGCCAATCGGCGAAAGCTACCTACGTTGGCCCCTTCCGTGCCGTAGAACAGGGTCGGTTGGGCGGGGGTGCCGTAAGAGCTCCCCTTGGAGATCAGGTCCCCCCGCCCGAAGAACTTTAGCAGCGCATTGACGGCGGCTCTCAGCTCCGTGATGTCCCCGGAGGATGTGTAGAGGAAGGCCCCCAGCACAGTGGTGGAGCCGCTGAAGTTGGGCCTGTTTGGGTCGGCGGTGTCGAGCAACCGCGCCAGCATCCTCCGCTCGTAGGCGGAATAGCCGCCCAGGACTGAGCTGAACTTGTCCTCCGCTCGGAGGATCTGCCAGTCCCCCGTGAGGTACACGCCCAGCGCCCGGAGGTCGGCGATGATGGCTCGCGCTTGAGCGATCAGGGCTTCTACGGTAGCCCTCAACGGGTCGATGAGCCCGATCAAGAAGGCTTGGAGCACCTGGAGGATCGATTGAGCCACCTGTAGCAGTGCCAGCAGGAAGCTCAGGACCGTGTCGATCCCAGTAATGACCGGGTCCAGCCGGTCGAGGACCGGAGTGACTCCGGGGGTGAGAGGTTGCCACTCAGCCACTGCCGCCCCTCTTCTTTCGGAGCAGCTCTCCGTGGAGGCTGCTCAGCCGGGTCAGGTCTGCTTCGATTTGCTGACGCACGAGGCTCTGTAGGCTCAGGAGGAGCCTCCGCTGCTTCTCCGTCAGGGGGTTCTTGCCTCCGGCCTTGCCCGGTGCCCATTCGTCCGGAACGATCCCCCTCTTGCGAAGCTCTTCTCGGAGCTTTTGGCTCTGATCATCCATGGGACCACCTCTTAGAAAGGGACTCTACCGTTCAGGAGTCCAGGGCCTTTTGCTGGAGCATGTATTCGCGGGCTCGGTCAAGGAGTTCTTCCAGTTGCTGGATCGCCCGCTTCTTCTCTTGGAGGCTGCCGCTGACCTGATCGGTGCGGAAGCGGATCCAAGAGAAGCGCAGCTCTCTCAGCCGGTCCTCTTCGTCAAGGACTTCTGCGATGAAGTCTTCCAGCAAGGGCCGCTGGTCCAGGGCGTTGTCATTGAAGGAACTGTAGCCCGGATCATCCAGTTTTGGGTCCTGGAGCCAGAACCTCCTCCCCAGCAGACTCAGGGCATCTGAGGTGTTCTCGTAGGGGGTCGAGGCAACCAACCCTTCCAGGTTGGTGATGAGCAGGTTACTCAACACTCCCAGTCCGATAGCAGGGTCCGTCGGGGAGCCGACGTCCGTGAGGTGGTCATCCCGCTGGAAGATGTAGTAGTCGCCCCCGCGACTCACTGCGTAGGCCGATCGCAGGCTCTCGACCCAGCTCAGCAACCGCTCCCGCTGGAAGAGGATGAGGTCGATCGCATCCTCACTCAAGAGTGAGGTGGGGCGGATGATCTTGTAGGCAAACGGTTCGATGCTCTTCAAAGCATCGAACCCGGTGCGGGCAGCGTAGGAGCTGGCAACGGGAGGTGCTGTAGGCCGCAGTGAGTTCTGGCCCTCCGATCCCCCGAATGGGTAGGCGGGGTCGGTGCTTGTGAGGTTGGAGGCTCGAACAGTCGGAAGGAGGCCAAACTCAGCACCGACCGCCCCCCGAATTACATCCTGAGACCCGTCGGGCAGCCCCCCAGCGAAGCGGTTGGTCCCGTCTACGAAGAGGTCCGCGGCATTCAAGGAGGTGACCCTGTAGAATCCCCGGTTGTCATCCAGCGGGTTCGCTTCTCCGGGCAGGTAGTTGATCCGACTGGACTGGCTCTGGTCTCCAACGGGGCGTACTCCAGACTCGCTTGCGGCGTAGAGGGGTCCTGCGGGGTCAACGACTACGATGTCCCCGGCCTGCACTCCGATCGCGTTCCAGTCTGCGATGAGGGCGTCTTGCATCTCATTGAAGAGTCCGGGGACCCGACCCCCGTCGACATCGCCTCCGTTGTAGTCCACCGTGCGCTCGAACACCAGCGTATCCGTTGCTGCCTCCAACAGCTCCTGTGCGCTCTGCTCTCCGGGAACGAGCGGGGACCTCAAGTACACCTCGAAGCTGGCGGCACCTGTGAGCGTTCCCAGCAAGCCGGGACGCCGGAGCTTCAAGGTTGTGGCGGTGAGCACCCGCTGAACTTCTGCGGTGGCGAGCAGGCTCCCATCCCCGTCGAACACGCGAAGCTCATCCCCAGCTTGGATTTGGACAGGAGCTGCGTCGAAGTCGCCGACGTTGGTGGCAGTTCCGTAGGTAGCTGTTCCCGCCGTGAACACCCGTGTCGAAGCGCTGTAGGAGCTGTAGTCCCCTCGGCGGATCTCATACAGAGGGGCCAACTCTCCCAGCAAGGATGCCAGGTTGGCTTGGATCTCGTGGAGGCGACGGATCCTGCGCACAGTGAACAGCACCTCTTCCTGGAAGGCAGCGGAGGCCGTGTAGCTGCGGAAGTCGCGGGAACCTACCCTGCTGATCTGGCCGGTCAGGGCATAGGAATTCGCTACCCACTGTGGCTCGGTCTCGCCCAGGTTTGGCACGGGGCGAATAACGCTGGCTTCCAAGAACAACCCCGAGGTGAAGTACATGCCAGGGTTGCTGACCCCAGGGTTCAAGTCATCCCCGAACATGATGCGGTCGCCCGGCAAGATGCACCGCAGTCGGTGGCTGGAAGCCGCGATGCCCGAGGCAGTGTCGAAGTGAATGGTGTTCCAGTCAGCATCCGTCAAGGAGTGAATGTCGAGGTGCTCGAAGACCCCCTCGACGGCATCTTGGCTGGTTGATGCAGGGGTGTAGCTGCGACCATAGAGGGTTTCGCGCCGGTCTGCATAGAACTCTGTAGAGTCGGAGGGCTCCGGAACCCGCACTCCGAGGCTCCCCGCTGCAGCGGCCACCGAGGAGGTGAGCAGGCGCTCGACGTCGCCGAGGGCACTGACCTTGTCCCAGGTTTGGGCAGTTGCAGAGGTGCTGCCATGGTTCGGGGAGTATCGGTTGCCGAAGATGGCCCGGCGCAGTCCGGCGGTCAGAGCAGTGCCGAGGTCGTCCTGGCGGTGGCCTACGAGGTTGTTCGCTGCCAGATCACCGTAGGTGAGAGGCAGATACACCATTCCGCTGGCGCGAGTCCCAACTGCTGCCGCCGATGCGAATTGGTCGGCAGTGAGGCTGTTACCGAGTGCGTCTTCGTAGGTGCCGGTCAGGGTGAAGGTGGCCTCTCCTGCGGCTGGGTCCCAGGACAGTGCGGAGTACTCCGCCCGATAAACCGCGTCGGCGTCTACAGCGTAGGAGCCACCACTGTAGGTGGAGTATCGGCCCCTCAGGACCAAGTAGACCCACTCGTTGCTGCCGGTCGTGGCCGGGTCTGGATAGCTGCAGCCGGAATTAGAGTAGGGGGCGGAGACCACTCCCCGGAGGATCAGGCTGCCGCCGACCAGGGACCGCACTTCCGGCCAGCGAAGATCCAACCCGGTCCTGGTCCCTGCATCGGACCGCAACGCTTCTGCTTGCAGGTCCGTGCCCCCCGAGGAAGTGAGGTTCGAGGGCACGGCGTGTCGCAACAGATAAGTCCCCGACTTGACCGCCGAGGTCCCGCCCGTGGCCTGATCGATGACCACTACATCACCTGGCTCAGGGTTCGCCAACCCGCCGGAGGAAGCGGTGACAGTCCCGACCCAGTTGCGGGTGCCGTCTACCGTGAGCACGGCCGCAGTGCTGTCTTGGAAGAAGCCGCTCCCTTCTAAGATCGGTGCGCCTGCTTCCAGGTTGCTGGAAGCCGCGATGCTCAGGCGCACCCCACTAAACGCGGACCCCAGCGGAGTGTTATTGTTCTCTTCCCAGCTAAGGACACGCAGCTCTCCGTCTTCGGAGCCCGTTGCTCCGGGCAAGAAGGTGCCGACGTAGGCTGTCCCTGCGCTGACGCTGCCGTCGGGGCTGGGACCAGCCCTCTCCAGGAACGTGAACGGGTCCCCGCCGTTGACTTCCGTGGGGGCGTTCACGGAACAGTCGCTGACAGCACTGGCAGTCACTTCCCACACCGCCAGGGAGGCCCCCAGGTCATAAGTTGTGTTGCCGTTGGCGGGGTAGCTGTTCCGGGGCAGCGCCGAAGCAAAGGAGACGCGCTCGCGGAAAGTGAGCCGGTCTCGGTCCACTCCGCAGGTCACGGAGCCCGGACCACTTCCCAGCGCCAAGGCTCCCCCCGTGTAGGTCGCGACGTCGCTGTCCCAGTAGGCATCCACGGCAATGGTGTAGTCGTAGTAGTTGCCAGAGGTGAGACCGATGAGGCTCACCGGGTCTACCGTTGCCGTCAACATCTGGAGCGATGCGGTTGCCGTGTAGGTCACTCCAGTTCCGGTCAGGCTTGGGGTGAAGGCGGTACCAGTCGAAGCCTGGTACACGTACAGGGTGCCTCCAGATGCCTGATCGACGATGACGATGGCCCCCAGAAAGGCATCTCCTGCCGCCAGCGGGTCTGGGTCGAAGAACCGGATCACGATGGCGTTGCCGTTGGTCCCTGACCCGGTGAGGGCCAGAATGCCCCCAGCGAGCGAGCCTCCCGAGTCCAACACAGCACCCGAGCTACCGAAAGCGTAGGTGCTGGGGAACACCGGACCTGGGCCGGAGACCCCTACCTGCACGCCCGTGGTCGCCGGGAAACTCCCGCTGGTGTAGCCGTAGGCATTTCGCACTGTGTACTTGTGAAGCTCGCCTCGCGGGGCTTCCGCGACGAAGCGGGGTCGCTCGACCCAGCTGAGGCTTTCCCCGGTGGCCGTGTAGCCCTGGACCTCAGCGACCCGGAAGATGCCGGTCCACCCTGCGGGGAGGCTCCCCGGAACCAGGGGTTGGCCCACTTCCAAGAACAACAGGTCGAACGGACGGCTGTCGCCGACCCCGGAATCCGCAGTGTAGCTGCCAGCCGTTTCAACTGGGCGGAGGTCCTCGCTCGCATACAGTCGGGCAGGGTCTCGACTGGGGGTGAGGGTCCTCGCAGCGAAAAACTCCCCTGTACGGGACCGCAGCTCGTCAGGGTACACTGCGCCCCACTCTTGGGTCTCGTCAGGGTCGGCGCGCGGTGGAGTGTAGGGAGTGCCGCCCGTGTCTTGGCTCAGGAACAGCTCGAAGTCTTCCGAGATCTGAGCTAAGAGGGTCAGTTCCCCTGTCCGCTCCTGAAGGTAGGGGGTGCGCTCATCCCCGGAGTCGTCCCTGGCTTGGCCCCGCAGGGCAGGGAGTTGAGCCGGAGATCGGTCGGTGTTGCGGAATTCTACGGTGCCTTCGACCGTGCTCAGCGGGGTTGGGGGGGTCTGGCCGAAGATGTCCCTTGATGGCAGGGGGAAGAAGTCCTCCCGCCCCGCCATCGTCCGGTCCCGGAGCAGCCCCGAGTTCGCCAACACTCCCAGGTCAAACTGAATCCGATAGCCCCCATCGGCCCCCGCCAGCTCGGTGGTCTGGGTCAGGGTCGGCGAGTCCCCTTCTTCTGGCACGGTGCTGAGGTCGGGGGTGGGAGCGACTGCCAACAGGGTGTACCCCTCGGCCCCTTCGCTCAGGTCGACCCCGCTGCCGCTCAAGATGAGATCGGAGCCCCGCAAGGAGCCTCCCGTCACATCTACCAGAGTGACGACGCATCCCACCTGTACTGAGCCCACGAAGACGCCGTTGCCGTCCGGGTCGCTGATCAAGTAGCTGCGCCCAGCCACCCCTTCTGTCGGAGGCAGCCCCAGGCCGATCTGATCTCCGGGTTCCCATGCCGGCACGAACAGCTCATTGCTGCCGCTGGAGATGTCTTCGGTGTCACCCCCTTGGCTCAGGAGCTGGGTGATGTCGGGCCACCCGCTGCTCAAGGGGAACTGGCTCAGCGGGACTTGGCTGAGCACGAAGGTGGCGGTGCCCACCGTGGTCGTGCCCAGAACCGCATCCAGTCCAGCGCTGCCCTCGGGATAGAAGCGCCAGACCCTGGCACGAGCCCGTCGAGCGGCGGCATCGATCTCGACCACATTCTCGATCCGACCCAGCGCTGGGTTGCTCACCGAGCCGATGACCTCCCCACGAGTCCTTGCGATCTGGGTGGTCTCTTCTCCGGGCTGGGGGCCGGGCAAGGAGACCCGTCGCCCTGGAGTGAAGAAGCCCGGGTCGGAATAGCTGCCGTTGCTCTCTCGAACAGCCAGCAAGCCCGGCCCCAGCCGACTGAAGTGCCGGGTCCGTTCGGGGAACAGTCGACTCAGAGTGGAAGGTTCCCAGAGCGGGGCGAACCTTCCCTTCAGGTTGAGCTTTGGCAAGAGTGCCCGCAGCCCTGTGGGGGCATCCAGCCCGATCAGGACTTCATCTTCGATGTCATTGCTGACGCGAGCTCGTTGGAGCTCGATGAAGAGGGCCAGCTCGCTCGGGTTCGGCGACCGTCCCTCCGTTTCCCCTGGTCGGTCGGTCGGGTCAGCCTCCTCAGTAGCCGTGGGGGAGCTGAGGGGGTCCGTCTTCAGGAAGTATCCGTCGCCCAAGGCCGTGGCGTCGGCCCACTCATCGATGATCTCTCGCCAGATCAGCCGAGGATTGATCTCCGATGTGATGTCATCTTCCCAACCGGGAGGAGCATAAGCGCGCCCGCGTGGCATCCTGTAGCGGAACTTGCCGTCTTGGTCCCCGATCCTGCGCCCGTCCCGCAGTTCCAACACCTCCTCGAAGGACTCAATCACCCGCTGGTAGAACTCCAGGTAGCGGGACGCGCCTGCGTCGAGGTCCCCTGCTGCGCTGGCCTCCCCCCGAGTGCCCAGCCCGCCCTGATCGCTGTTGGCCGTGCAACCCGGGACCAGGGCCGTCGTGCCTCCCCCTGAAGGGGGCGCGCTGGCCGCCAACGCCTTCTGAGCCACCAAAGGCAAGAACTCTTGGAGCGGTTGTACTTGGATGTAGAAGGAGTCCGGTGAGCGGTAGCTGTACCTCAAGAGGAGCGTGCTGCCTTGAAGTCCGTTGCTCTCGTCGGGCGTCACCCCGTACAGGTACTGGGACGAGTAGAAGGGGGTCACCACGGCGTTGCCACTGACGGTCGGGGTCAGGACATCAGTAGCAGTGAACGCGGCGATGAGTTTGGCTCCCGGAGCCAAGGAGTCTTGGAGCAGGGTGACTTGACCTGTTCCGGGGTTTGCTTCGTAGTCCACCCCTGCGACCAGAAGGGCTCCCGGTTGACCCTCTTCTTGAAGGAAGAGTCGGTAGGAGCCTTCCAAGAACGGTCCCGACCCCACAAAGGTTGTAGGGGTGATGCCGTAGATGGGTCGGGCCGTGATCCGGCAAGCACTACCGGCGGGGTGCTCTCGGTAGACGGGGTTGCCCAAGTCTACCAGGGTATACGCGCCGTCGTCGCTCAGGCTGTTGCCTGTCACCAGGTAGGGATAGCCCTCAACTTCCAACAGGTGGCCCACCTTCATAAAGGTGGTGGTGTTCCCTTCGAATGTAATCCTGCTGGCTCCTGGGGTGCTCTCCTTGTTGGGGTTGGTCGCCGAGGACACTTCCAAGAAGAATCCCGCCGCGCCCCCTCCAGCTATGGGGTCCGAGGGGTCGATGGTGATGGCCACCGGCTGGTCCGTCAGGACCGACACGGAGTCTTGGCCTGGGGCGCGGGAGCCCAGCTCCGTCAGCGGAGGAGGCCACACTTCGAGGGTCGTCGCGTCAGCGGAGGCGTCGTAGGTGACCGCCTTCAAGTACAGGGGGGTCTGACCGAGGAACAGCACCTTGCCTACTTCGGCTTCGGCGGTTCGGTCGCTGTCCAGCATCAAGTCGGTCTGAGCTGCTTCCAAGAGGATGGGCAGGCGCGCTACAGGAGGCGTTGAGACCTGATAGGCTCGCTCCCCGCCGAAGGATTCCAGCACCAGATAGTTGATCAGGACGGTGCTGGATGCATCCACCGGAGCATTGAAGGTGATGGTGGAGTCGTCGTTGACCGTGGCTTGGTTCACTCCGGCGAAGTTCTGAAGCTCCGGATCGATCCAGACGTACTCGTCTCCGCGCTGGCCGCCGAGCGTCTTGCCCGCAGCGTTGAAGGAGTAGGTGAAGGCATCGATACGGGTGGCCTCCTCCAGCCGGACCAAGACAGGCAAGAACTCTACAATCTCACTCCCCACCGGCAAGCCGCTCGCGTCAGCGGTCTTGTAGCGGGTCTCGACCAACACCCCTTCTCGGAGAGGTGAGGCAAAGAACAGACTGCCGTTGAGGGGGGAGACCTGAAGGTCTTCGGGGATCCGTGCCCGCTGGCTCAGGTACACTGGCTCCCCGGCATGGGCGGTGGCATCTGCGTCTGAGATCTGAACGCCCCCCGTGGCAGGGTCGATCTCAACATCTCCTGCGCTGAGCACGCTGCCTGCGAAGAGGGTCTGGTCGTACAGGAGGGTCGCACCGGAGAACACCGATACCAGGTCGTTGGCGACCTGGATCTGACCAGAGATGCCCGATCCGAATTCCCCGACTTCGATGGTGCCGGCAGGGGTCGTGGGGCTGAAGCTGGTCACCAGGCTGAGGTCTACGCCCTCTTGGAAGAGGACCTCTCCGACCCGCAGCCGGAAGTAGGCTGCCCCGCTGGCGGAGTTCTGGAAGTGGTCATCCGAGACGTCGAGGGTGAGCCCTGCAGCGGCAACGACCCCAACCTCATTACCTTCCGTAATAAGTTGGGGTGGGGTAATGTTGGCCGGAACATAGCTTTGGCCGAAACGGACCTGAAGCGCCCGACCGTCCGCCAGCTCTTCCGGAGAAGAGAATACCAGGGAACCCCCCGCTGTGCCGGTCAGCTCCAGGGTCCAGATCTCCCAGTCCTCCTCTCCTGGAGGCAGCCGCCCGAAGGGGACTTGTTGAACGTCGGCGATGATGCTGGGGTCGTATACCGATGCTTCGCGGCCGACGAAGATCTCCCAAGAGACGCCCGAACCGGCCCCTCCGAAAGCGGGTTCCACGTCGAAGGTGGCGTCTCCCCCCACCAGTGCCTTGCTGGTGATCTGGTACAGCCCAGCTTCATCCCCTTCCTCAAGGTAGAGCCAGTCGCCCGGATCTACTGTTGCGAGCAGGTTCGCCTGAAGGATTGCATCCGTGGTCGGGTCGGGGCTCAGGTTGGGGTTACTGAAGGAGCCCCCTGCCGAGTAGGTGCCCCCACCGCCCGATGTGAGGGTCTGGCCTTGGAGGGTGATGAGCTGGGCGTATCCGGCCGCACCGTCTCCGGGCAGGAGGTACTCCGTGCCTGGGATCAGCTCTGTAAAGGCGGTGGCACCTGGGTCCCGAACATACAGTCCGTAGCCGGTGCCCTCGCTGGCCATCGCTGCGGAGTCTACAGTCTCACCGAAGACAGAGGTGTTGCCCAGGCTCAGTGTGGCGGTGACCTGAAGGATGGGGCTGTTGCTCAAGGTGCCTACAGCACCCCAACGGATCCGGTTGTCCTCAAACTCGTAGCGGAGGCTCAGGCCCGTCCCGGCATCCACTCCTCGGTTCCGGAGGTTGATGGCGTTGAGTCCTGCCACGACCTGGAAGTGTACGTCGTCTTCCCAACCAGGCACGTCCTCCAGCGGGGGCGGATAGATGGTGAAGAACGGCACCGGGGCGAGGTCGCAGCTCGCCTGGGTCTCTTCTTGAAGCGCTTCGGCCACCACGTCAGGGACGTCGGTGCTCTTGTCCAGGTTCTGAGGGGACCGGAACATCCCATAAGACACCCCCGAGTCTACCAACCACCGGAAGGCGGGGTCAGAGGAGTCGATGCGCCATCCTGGAAGCAATCCAAGTGCGCTGTGGCCGCTGAGATCGCTGGGCTCGGTGTTCCAGCTCACCTCGACAGAGCCTGCGGAGGGGTCGGCAGCTTCGAAGAACAGGTAGCCCCGCGCCGACCCTGCCCGGCTCGAACCGATGAGCGCGTTGAAGCTGGCGGCGACCTCTTCCGCCGTGTAGCCAGCAGGGTTGGCCGGGGGAGCCAGGGTCGATGCCAGCCATTCATAGGTGGTGCCATCGATGCTGAACCGGACCACCTCGGACCCGTCCAACGAGTACAGCCCAGCCTTGCGGGAGTAGATTCGAGCAGCGTCGGTCCACCGTGCTGGTGTCACCGTCGGTTGCACGAAGTAAAGGGGCTCGCCGTCGATCCTGCGGCGCTTCAGCTTGACCCTTGAGGCATCCGTTGCCCCTGCGGGCTGAGAGGCAGCGATGTTACGGGCGACTTGAACCTCGTCTTGAGGCACCCGGAACTCGAACCTCTTGAGGTCTTCCTCGTACTCGAACACTTCGGCGAACGCAAAAGCCCGATCCCCGCAGAAGAAGAAGGAGTCCCCGACCCCTTCTGTTGAACGGACCAATCCCGAGCCGTTCACCCGTGTCTCGGGATTGGTGGATACAGGGTCCGGAAGGTCTCCGGAGCCGTCCGGCACCCACTCCACTCCGCCGGTTCCGGGGGCAGGCAGCGGAAGCGCTCGAAGTAGGTAGACTGGCCCCGAGTTGGGGATTCCCGCCCCCACCCCGTCCAGCTCGTCCCCGTTCTCATCGACCAGAGGAGCCGCGCTCTTGGTCTGGAGCGGCTGGCTGCTGAGGACGACCCCATCTGAGAAGATCTTCGCCCCTAAGTAGGGAAGCTGGTATCCTACCTCACCTGGAGTCGCTTTGCGGATGTCTTCCGCACTGAACGCGCACTTGCCCGTGGTCCGGCTCCAGTAGAACTCCCCCTCGCTGATGGTGCTGGGGAGGGGCAAGTCCGCATCGGTGTCTACGCCGCTGGCATCGAGCCATCGTCGGAACCCCAGCCGCACCAAGGGCCGCTCCCAGGGCAGTGGGACTGGAGCCAGCACTGGGTGGTCGATGCTGGAGTCTACCGCCAGCCCGCCCAAGGACCCCAGTTCCCCGTTCTGCTCCGGACTGCGCGGGGGATAGCTCTCACGAGAATACCACAGCGTGAGGCCCGCGTTGCTGGTCAGCCATGCCGGGTTCAGCAACAGGGTTCCGGAAGTCTCTCCGACTACGGCATCGTATGCAGCGCCTGCCGCAGGGTAGTCCCCAGAGGCATCTTCGTTGGAGACCACCAACACTTCCAAGGGGGTCGAGGTCGCATCCGGCCGGGTCCCCGCACGAACTATCGCATAGCCGTCCGGGGCGCTGGAGTCCCCCGGCAGCCCTTCTCCGACCGCGTACCGGGAAGGGGGCGGATTGAGCTTGTAGGAGCCTTCCGCGCCCGCTGCCCCCAGGCTTGCCGGGGTGGATCCAGGCAAGGGTGCCCACCGCTCCGCCCGCGCGTCCCACCCGAACCGTTCTGCGTCCGTGTCGTTCTTGGTCCACCAGAAAGTGGGGGGCGTGACCTGATAGGTGAGGCTGAGGATTGTGTCTCCCCGCTCGGTGCTGAACCCGCCCCCCAGTGCTGTCAGCGTGCCCGCATCCAACACCGCCTTGCCCGTCAAAGGGGCGAAGGTGTACCCCGCGACCACTTCCGCAGCGGTGTCCCCCCGTCGAAGGGTGAGTGTGGTCAGGGTAGAGACCCGACGCCCCCCGCCATCCCGCACGTACAGGGCAGAGGTCCCATCTTCGTACCCCCCCGTGACGCTGAGGCCCCCTGCTGCGGAGCTGGTGAGGGTCACGTCCCCCTGCCTCAAAAACAAGGAGGAGTCCAGTTCGCTCCAGCTACCAGAGGTAGCCGCAAAGATGAGATACTCTTCTTCGGATTGCTCTGGGCTCAAGAGGAAGCTGGCACGGTACTGGTCCGCATAAGGTTCCACGGCCCTCGCCGGGGCGTCGTCGTAGCCCAACCCCGTCATCTCTGCCGGAGTGATGTGGGCGCGGCTGACCCCGCTCGTGGCCTCCGAAGAGGAAGGGGCGTTGGATCCTGCGAACCTGGCCGGTCGCAGGATGTATCCGTCGAAGTTGAAGCTCATGATTTATCTCAGACGACTGAGGGAGGTCCCTGCCCCTGCCAGTGCGCTGCCCGCGCCGGTAGCGACTCCGGTTCCTGCTCCTGCTAATACCATAAGGGCGATACCGCTGCCGATGCCACCCGCGAGAAGACTGGCTTCCGGGCCGCTCAAGCCCAGCCCGCTTAGGTTTGAGGCCACCAGTCCTGTCAAGATCCCGCTGGGGGCCTGGATCACTTTCGACGTGTCCGTGCCGACTGCCCCTGTTGAAGCCCCCCGATACTCTGCGGAGGAGTTGAGGGCATTGGCCGTTCCGATGCCGATGGCTGCTGCGATCCTCGGAGCGGTCGGCCCGAGCAACCCCACGGCACCGAACGAGGAGAGGGTCGCGATCGGCGCAACCAACACGCGGAACTTGCCCGTCACTGCCCCTCCGGGAGAAGCCGTTCCGGTGACGAGACCTCGTAGTTGAACTGAAGGGGCCCAAGCCACCAAAGATACGCTCACCGCGCTTACCAGCGCAGGCCAGCTGGGTCCGTTCAGAGAAGGGTCGGCCCCGAAGATGGCGGCGCTGATGGCAGCAGCGGTGAGTGGCATGGGTTTTTATCCTACGCGGAAGTTGGGAACCCCGATCGTTCCGCTCAACAAGAACGGTCTGCCGGTGAGCGGGTCCAAGCAACCATCCGTCAGCACTCCTCCGACGAGTGCAGTGGGGACTGTTACTTGAACAGCGAGCGCGGTCATGCTGATGACCGCAGCAGAACTCAGACTGACTCCGATGCTCCCGCTGACCGCAGCCGCCCCTGCCACCGCAGTGAGTGTTGCAGTGCCCACCTTGGCAGTGAGGCTCACGCCAGTGAGGTCGATGTCGAGAGTGTTGTCTACTCCAGGCAGCCCGGTGGCAAGGTGGATGCCCGACCCGGTGCCTACGGAGGGAAGGCTCGCGCCCATCGTCCGGATGTTGTAGGACCCTACGTTCACGTCGGTGTCGTGGCGACCCAACCGGAAGACCTCACTGCGCCCGCCGAAGACCATCTCATAGGAGTCCTCGACCCCACCGAGCCCTCCCGTCAAGGGCGAGACCGTGAAGAACGTAGAGCGTGCAGGCCCGTTGGTTGGCAAGCTGTTCTTGGGTCCGCCGAAGGTGTATTCGGCCTTTCCCGAGGTGGTCAAGCTGTAGCTCTTGGTGTTGATGCTGGCAGTTTCGTTGGCGTTGACTGCGAAGACGGAGTTGCTGGTGATCTGGACGAGGTCGGCGTCTTCAATCCGGACCCGCTGGCCGGCCAGCTTCAGGTCTTCGCGCGCTTCGAGGAGGGTGCCCTTAGCGCTCCTCAGGGTGAGACCCCAGCTCTCTTGGGCTGGGGTCTTTAGGTCATCGGCCCCCAAAGAGGCTGCCCCTTCGGTAGAAGCTGCTCCCGCGTAGATGAGCACTGACCCGCCTTCGGAGGAGACTTCGACACCAAGGTTGTCGGAGGGGCGACCACGTCCGGTGTTCTTGAGTACCATGGTCCCGGAGCCTTCCATCCGCTGGGAGACTCCATCCTTGTCTTGGCCGAAGGTGCTGACCCGCCCCGTCTGATAGAACTCCTCATGCCCTTTGCTGCCAGCGCCAGGGAAGTAGCTGCGGAACGCGCCCCCCTTGGTGATGCCCATGAAGGCTTCGGGGGCCTTGGGGTCGGTCGGGTTCCGGACCCGGACCATCCATGCGAGGTGGTCAGTGATCGGCGTCAGCGCACCCGCAGCGACGATTGCGGGTGCCGAGTTCCCGTTATCGTCGTACAAGCGTGGAACGAGCGGGACACCATAAGAGTCCCGCTCGTTGATGGGGTCGTTGCCCACCACCGTTCCCATGACCATTTCCACGAACCGTTCTCGGGGGGAGCGGTTCAGCGGGTTGGGGTCTCCGGCCCCGTCTACTTGGGTCTGAGGGGCAGACGGTAGCAGACGGTCGATGTCGATACCGTCCGTCTGCTCAGTGACTGGGAGAGTTCCGTCCGCAGTGTGGGAGAGCTCCCAGCGCCACTCGGTGAGGACCTCTTCCCCATACTCGGGCACCCCGTTCTGACCGTCGATGCTCACCCGGTGGAGGGGCTTGCCTCCGTAGGTTGCAGTGGGTCGGACTCGGTCGTCATAAATCAATCCTTGAGCGTCGATGAACAGACCCCGCCGCAAGGTGTCTTGAGGACTGACGCGCCCCATCCTCAAGGAGGGGTCCCCGAACACTGAAGAGACCTGCAACCGTCCGGGGACGTCATCGTCCAGGTCCCCTGAGGTCAGCGCCTTGCCTTCCTGGTCGACTTGTTGGTCCCCCTCCCAGTCGATGGAGTCGGTAAACAGCTGCGTCGGGAGAAGCGTAGCGTCTCGCTGGACCATGCCGGAGTAGGCGCGGACACCTGCCCCGGCATGGAACTGCTGAAGGGTCCGGGTCACGAGGGCTTGGTCTTGGTCCCGCAACCAGAGCTCGTTGCCTCGCCGGTTGCTCATGTAGACGCTCTCGCTCAAGAGCAGGTCGCTCCCCTGAGAGGACGAGCCCATGATGTTGCCAGGGTTCATCTGACGGAGCTTGTGCCGCCTCCTACCGAAAGACCCCTGCAAGGCTTCTCGCAGTGCCGGGGTCATCTCGACTTCTCCTGGGCGGGTCGGAGAAGTCGTGATCCAGTCGTATCCTACGTCGACCCCGGGGATGAGCCACCGCTCGATGTAAGGGGTCCGGGAGTATCCGCTTTCCGCAGGAGAATAGCCCACGATGCAGAGGTCGTTGACCTCGGGGATGCCCCCCAAGAAGTGGCGTGCTCCCGCCGATGGGGCGGTGATCGGAACATCGTCGTAGGTGTCGCCGTTGCCCGTCAGGGTGTACAAGGAACAAGTCCTGCGCAGCGGATCTACGGAGGTGACCTTGGCGATCCGAAGCTGGGCATCTTCCCCACCGCCTCCCGCCCGTTCTTTGCGGAGCTTCCGGCCCCGGAGGTCTTGGCGCATCATGCCAGCATTGGGCTTCATTATGTGTCGCTCCCGCTATCGGGCGGAGAGGTTGTGCCGAGGGGACCAGCATAGGCTTCCCTGGCGGCCTGCCAAGAACTGGCTTGCTGCGTCGACAGTTCCTCCAAGTAGCCCTGGACTGGATCTTCGGGGAACTGGTCGATGTACTCTTCTTGGAGCGCCTGAAACAAGAACGCTGCCTCGCTTCCCCTACAGAAGCAGAAGTCGTTCTCCAGGCCGATGCGGGCCAGATTGATTGCAGCCACGTCCCCGCTCACCGACTGGCCCCGGAAGAACGAGGTCACGGGGGTGTTGCGGATCTTGGCGTTCTGGGAGGCATCCTGATGGGTCAGCTGCTCGACGGCATCTTGGATGTTCTCTTCGGTGGTGTTGAAGGTCGCCAAGATTGCCTGACGCTGGGCGTCGCTCAGGAGGTCCGAGTTGAACACCTCTTGGGCATCTTCCGTGATGAGGTAGCCCGCGAAGAACTGCTCGATAGCGGCCAAGGAAGAGGCGTTGCTCCCTCCGCTGGTGCCCACCAAAGTGGTGGAGTTGTCGGCAGCCTCAGTCCCAGAGTCGGTGGCTGCCCCGGTGTTCTTAGACTGGATCAGCTCCGCGTACTTCTCGATGTCCACCCCACGACCGTAGGGCAAGGAACCGAATACCTCATAGCCAGCAGCATCGCTGACTGGGAAGACCGGACTCCAGGAGGCAGTCTCGTTGTACTCGTCGCTGAAGAAGTAGGTCTTGGAGGGGTCTGCGTCGGGAACTCGCGCCGCGCCATCTGTGTAGCCTTGGATAAATTGGGCGCGGAATTCCATCAGGGTCGTGTAGTCCCCGCCCCGTCCCAGCTGCCGTTGGGTGGATTTGATGACCTGACGGGTGTAGGACCACAAGGCGCTGGCGAGGTACTCGCTGACAGTTTCTATGGCGGCGGGGTCTGGTTTGTCAGTGAAGGTAGCCGAGGCGGTGTTGGCGGCGCTCCCGTCTGGGAGCGGGGAGTTGGAGTCCAACGCCACCGAAACTGAGCTGGCCCTGTTCCGCTTGGAGGCCACCTTGCTCAGCCCCGAGACTCCAGAGTTAGCCGCGAAGGTATCGATGCTGCTTACCAGTCGGTCGTACTCCTCGCCGAATCGGTCGCTCATGCTCTTCGAGGCATCGGAATCGGAGCGGCTGCGGAGGAGTGTGGCGAAGGCTGCTCGGGTTTCTTTCTCGTTGAGGTCGAAGTTCCAGTACTGGCTGCGCCCGTTGTCGATGTAGCTGACCCGGAAGCGCTTCCGGGTGAACTGAGGACCGAAGGTGACGAAGCGGACGTCTCCCGTCCGGACGGTCTGGGTCTCCACAGTGGGGTCGTTGGTGCCGGTTTTCTGGCTCAAGGAGGCGACCTGAATCCCTCGGGTGGGGATCCCCAGGCGAACCCCGACGCCCTTACCCTCCCCGACATCCCGAAGGATCCGGACCGGACCTGCGAACCCTTCATCCGGGGCAGGGGGTGTTGTGGTCTGAACTGCCTGGGTCTCTTGGTTGATGGAGAGGTTAGCGGGGGCTTGATGCTCGGCGGAGGGGTGGGAGGACGAGAAGTATCGGTATTGGCCCGCGATGGAGGTCCCAGGGCTAAACACTGACTTCAAGGAGGTCTGGAGCACCAGCCGGTTCACCAAGTCCTGAAGGTTCGAGACGTCGACGCCACCGTTCCGCCGCTGGATTGCCTCCAAGATCCTCCCGAGGGTGGTGTCGAGCACAGGACTCAAGTCCCCCGCCCGGAGGGCATCGCTGACCTGATCCCACTCTTGTTGGACCTGAGCCAGGGTGATGCTCTCTTGGCCCTCGTTGCTGACCCTCAAGATAAAGGTGTCGGCCTCTTCCCCGCGCTCCAAGAACCCGGAGCTGAGAGCGACCTGAAGGTACGCCTCTACCGAAGGCACCGCCCCCGAAGAGTCCAGGGTGCTGAAGTTGATTTTGTCGGCATCCAGCGCCAGGACCACGTTGGGAAAGCCGATGGCTCGGGGAGGGCCGGAACTTCCTTCGGTCTCACTGAGGTACTGCGGGAAGGCATACAGAGGCCGCTGAGGATACTCCCCAGGCGCATCCAGGCGAACCTGTTCGATGCTGGGCAGCCCCGACCCCCCGGCTTCCATGGGCGGCAACCACTTCGCTCGGCGAGCGACCCCGTTGATGGTGGTGGTACACTGACCATTGAGCTGGAAGGAGTGGCTGAGGGACTTGGCGTAGTAAAAGCAGTCCTGGGTCTCGACGTAGACGGGGTAGCCTGGGCGAAGCTCAGGGCGCATGGGGATCTGAATCGAAGCGGACCTTACTCCCTCGTTGGCCAGGTCCAGCCTGTTCATCGCGGAGACGAAGATGGCCTGACGGCTGGACATGTAGGAGGTCTCAAAGGTCTCTTCGCGGTAGCCGTACTGGGCCACCAGCCTGTAGTCGATGTACACGGCCCCGACGCCCAGCCAGCCCTCGATGCCGTGCCCGCTCAGGTTCTGGAAGTGAGACCCGGTCCCCTTGACCATGGTGGCCTCGGGCTCATTCACAGTCTCGCTGAAGTCGATGAGGTCTCGCCCCTTGATGACATAGACGGGGTCGGAGCGGGTGTCGAGGTTGTACATGGGGGGCTTGAATACGAGGTCCCCGTCAACATCTTGATAGAACTCGTAGCCGGTGAGAGCTTTCACTGCCTCCGCGATCTCGAGCTTGCTCATGTACTCGGTCTCGAAGAGGTTGATGGCCCCGAGCTTCCCGAGGTCCAGGGTGAACGCCTGCATGCGGAGGATGTCTTCGGTGGCGAACTTGCGCCCGTTTCCGCCCGAGGTGTCGTAGATGGCAGCGGTCGTCGCATACGGGTCGTACCCCAGTTGCCGCGCCTTCCGGAGCAGGTCCGAGCTCCGCTGGGGATTGAAGTCGTTGGCGTCCCTCAAGGCGGTGTAGACTTGCTTGGCCGTGCTGTAGAAGGCAGTCTCGGTCGCGGACCGCTCTCGGGTGTCGTACCAGCGGCCCAGGTAGGCTTGTTCGAAGGCGTTGAAGATGGTGCCGTCGATCCCGTACATCCGCAGGTTGCCAGAGTGTTCGGTCCAGCGCTGCTCCCACCACTCCGCCGCGTGCTTGTAGAGGGATTTATCACCCGCGTCGGAGGTGGCTCGGATGTTCGAGCTCTGGCTGAACAGGAAGTCCACCCCATACGCAGCACCGAAGCCCACCTTGACCAGCGTGTAGATAATGGAGTAGGGGTTGGCCCCGGTGAACTTGTGCCCGACCAGACTGGGCTCGACCATAGACTGGGAGGGTCGCTTGCCGAACACGGAGCCGTTGACACTCAGCTTCAGGTTCTGCCAGAAGTGGAGGAGGTTCGCGCAGCTCAACGTCAGGGAGTAGAAGCCCCCGGAGTAGGAATGGCTGGCGGAGGTCACCACCCCCCGGAAGACCTGGTAGTAGGGGTACAGGGGTACGGCGTTGGCGTCGTAGTTCTCGGGGATGTCCGCAGGGTCCTGACCCAACCCACCGAAGTTCTTCATCGGGAAGTAGCCCCGCATGAAGATGACCACTTCCAGCCCTCGGTCCAGGACCCACTGCCCGCCGTGGATGAACACGTCCTTCTCACTGCGGGGGATGCTCAGGCTAATGTTGGCGTTGCTGACAGGCTCGACGGAGGGATCCACCGAGATGGACGTGATGTACTTGTTGACATCCAGCCGCCGGTTGCAGGAGCTGCAGACGACGAAGTCCCTGACCCCGTTGATGTAGACGATGGCGTCGGGGGTATGCCGGACAAGCGTCCTGTTAAGCTGGTACGTCCCGATGAAGGGGCGATCTTGTAGACCCACGGAGCAGCCTCCCTGTTAGGGCTACCCCATAGCCTACCGACCGACCCGGTAAGATCGCATCAAGGGGGATACTGTCGGCGCGCTTTGACGGGCCATCCACACTACAATGCCAAGAGCAACACCTACTGGGGCTGCTGCCTCTTCGACAACGAGACCGCCGCACGCGCCGCCTACGGTTGAGCCTACTTCCGGGTGTGGGGTTGGCCGCAGAACAGGCAGTGATCCCATCGCGGGTCCTTCCGCTCATCGTACCAGCAGGTGTCGGTCGGGTTCTGCTGGTTGTTGCACTGCCTTCGACCCTTGCGGGGGTCCGGAATGTCACCTATCCGCTTGCCGTTCTTCTTGGGCACGTCCCACATGTGAAGTCGACACCAGTTGTATCGGTCTCGGCGACGGGCCAATCCTGCTGCGATGTCCCGGCCGAGCATCCAGTCCCGGTACTCGTCCGGCGGCATCTTCTCGGTGATGGTGTCGGCCGGTCGGAGTGTCAGCTCGTACTGACCGGCGAGGAGGTCCTCGTCCGTCAGGGTGACTTCGATGGTGACTTTGTACATGCCCAGGTTTACGCCTGGGGCAAGACTCTACCGAGCGAAGCCCTCAAGCCACCCCAAGACCTCTTCTGCTCGGTATTCGTAGAGCGGGCGCATTCTCACAGGACTCATGTGCACCCCAAAGCCCAAGTGGAGGGAGAGCCGGGAGTTCCGGATAGTCGCCTCGCTCTGGTCCCACACCAGTACCTCTGCCACCTTGGGGTACGGTGCCCAGTAGATGCGGTCCTCGGGGAGATCCTTCCCCAACACAAATTCGGGTAGTCGGTTCAGGTAGTCCCAATCCGCCAGGCGACCGTAGAGGGTCTGGAACCCCGGATTCAAGAAGAGGTTTCGGCTCTGGGTGTGGTTCGCCAGAAACACTCCTTGGAACCACAGTGGGGTCTCGGGGGCTCTAATGACCCCGCCCGCAGGACTGACCAGGTGGTGCATCAGGGTTTGGAGCAAGCACTTTCGGTAGTAGCCGATGATGTTGTATAGCCCCCGACAGTTTCTTCGTTCGCTGGGGTAGGAGAGGCTGACGCCGATCTCGGGGGACACGGCGGAGCTTCCCCCTGCAGTGAGGTTGAACAGGCTGGAACGAGCGTCTTCGGCTATAGGGAGGCCTCCCCCCCACAGGGTTTTCGCGGTGAGGATTTCCTCTAAGTTGAACAGTTTCTTAGGGAGCCGCCAACCGTGAGTGGTCGCATCTTGGATGAACAGCTCGAATTCCTCTGCGCTGACCCAGGCTCTTGGCTCCATCAGTCCAGGCCTGCCATCTTCTGGGCAGTCCCTTCGGGAACCCCGGACCAGACCGGCCGGTTGTAGTGAGGCTTCTTCATTCGTCCCCTTTGGAGAGTGCCGTGAACAGGTCATGCAGGTGGCACCAGTGCCCCGCTGTCCAGTCCCCGCGTCGACGCAGGAGGCCCTGGAAGGCCCAGGAGGTCAGGCCCTCTTTCGTCTTCTTACCTGCCAGCCTCGCTGCCCATTCCACCTTCCCGAGGGGTTCCGAGAACCAGAAGACCTCCTTACCCTTGGGGAAGGGGTGCCTCCAGGTCTCCCAGCGGATTGGAAATCCGCGCTCCCGGAACGAGGGGCGAGCAACCGACCATTCCCGCTTGGCTGTGTAGTACGTCTCCGTCGGGACCAAGATGAAGATCGCCTCCTCACGGTCTTCGATCTTCCTGTAGGTAGCGTCCTCCCGGAACCCGCTCTCTTGGTGCAGGAAGTGGTCCAGGGACTTGCCGTAGACCTCCAGTCTGACGTTGTGGAGGTCCCGAGGTCTTGCCTGACTAAGGGACTGGAACGTGTAGCCGTCTTCGAAGCCTTCGGGGGATTCCTCCACCCTTAACACGTGTCTCCAAAGGTTCCGGCGAAAGTAATGGGCGAGTCCACCGACGCGGACCAGGTTGAACCTGGTCCGCTCTTCAGGTTTTGCGGAGCGGAGCCAGTCCTCCAGGATGAGGTTTCGCTCCAGCTCAGAGCCCAAGAAGGGTCGGTAGTCTGTCATGCCCCCCGTTACCGGGGAGGGGAGATCCGAACCTCGTCGGCCACATCCTCGTACACGACCTGATCCGCCTCCCTGAAGTTGGGGTCGTGGAGCTGCCTGTCGATGCTCTCAGGCGTCAGCCGTTGGAACCGGAGCGTGTGTAGGTCGATCTGGGTCACGCATCCCAGCTGAACCCCATCCTTGAACACCTTCGCGCGAGTGCCGATTGCGTCGCCTTTCGTGATGAGCATAGTGCCCTCCTTAGAGGCACCCTACCCCCCAAGGGCCTACTTGCGTTCGTGAGGTCCGCCACAGAACACGCAGAAATCCCAGCAGGGATCCTTCCGCTCGTCGTACCAGCAGGTGCCGTTGGGGGAAGGCTCGCACTCCCAGGAGCCTTGGCGGGGGTCGGTGACTCGAACGGGCAACTCCAGCGTCACCTGAGTCCCACCCCGAACGACCTGCTGGTCTTCTTTGCGGAGGTTGGGGTGGCGGCCCCAGCCTCCCTTAGCCCAATTCATCCGGTCCCGCTTGCGGGCCATGCCCGCCCCGATGATGCGGCTCAGGATCCAGTCCTTGTAGTCCTCGGGGGTCATCTTCTCGTCGCCCTCGACCCCAAAGTGGCGCATCATGGCGTAGTGGCCAGCGCGCAGGTCTTCGTCGGTGAGGTTGACTTCTACGGTGATTGTTTCCATAGAGGTACTTACGGCGAGTACCCAAGCCTCACCCTGAGCGCTGCGGTCAAGTCTTTGGCGTTGCACCAATAGAGAGGGACACCGGGATGCAGTAAGATCCGGCATTCCCGGAAGGTCTCTTCGACGAACCGCTCTCGAGAGGCCCGCCGCACCCTACGACACACCCCATATCGGTAGGTGCCTATCTCACCCTCAAACCAAAGGATGTCGGGACCCGCCACGAACTCCGCTCGCATGCGCCGGATTCGACTCATGAGCCAGTGGCGGGTCTGCACGCTCTCCCTCGGACCGAGGGAGAGCACGTCCTCCGATTCCTTGAGGGCTTCGCGGTCCCGCTGGGCGGCAGCAGCCATCCGGTGGAGGCACTTCGGGAACGGTACGTCCCCCGGGATCTTCCTGTACTTGGCACGGCCTGTCAAGGTGGGAACTTCCCTGTCCAGGGCCATCTTCATCACTCGATCCGCCCGTCGAGGTTCGCCCCCCTCGATATCCCCGAGCAGGGACGCAAGGTTCACTCTTCCGTAGAGGTGGGTGGCGGAGGAAGACAGTTCTGACCGATCCGGGTCGATCGGGTCTACCAGCTTGTGGTGCAGAACGCCTTCCCAGAAGGGGTTGGTGCTCTCTCTTCGCAGGAGTTCTTCGGCGGTGCGCTCGGGGAAGATGTTCCCGCGGAAGAGGTCTCCCGGTTGCGCTACGCTGGCCCAGTCCTCGACGAGCATGGCGAGTTCTTCTCGAGGTCCTGGGTAGAACGGCCTCACCGAATGACCTTGACCCAGGTCTTCTCTTGAAACCTGCCGGGGTACAGGCAAGTTACTTCGCTGTAGAAGCCGACCCGGACGATGTTGGGGTCCGAGTGGACTCCGGGGAAGGCTCCGGGAAGGTGACAGGCTGTCGGTTGGTACTGGAGGGACCGCAGGTTGTGCTCGAAGGTCCGAGAAGGCAAGAAGGGCTGTCGAGACTTCGCCGTACCTTCGAATAGGGTTGCCTCTCGTGGGCGGAGTCGACGCGCCAACCTATGCAGTAGAGCTTCTCGAAGCTCTCGGCTCGTAGCATTCCAAGGGAAGACCTCTGAGGGTGCAGCGGCTCGACCCCACTCGTCGAGGAGGCACCTCAGCTCCAGGTCTTCACCCGGGAACGGAGCGAAGTTCATGGGTCGTACCGGGTCCAGTAGACCGGCTCCGCTCCTTTCAGGGTGGCCAGGTACTTGCCGGTCTCGTCCTCCCACCTGTTCTTGCGGCGGCGGACGGTCTTCCACTTCCAGTCTTCTTGGTCGAAGCACAGCAGGCTGCCGTCATCGAAGCCGTAGACCTTGTAGAAGCCGTCGTTGCGGACATAGCAGAAGGTACACTCTTGGTGGGCGGCGTACAGCTCCTCCTCGTTGGAGATTCCGTAGAGGGGAATTTCTTCTGCCAGCTGTCGGGCTTGGGTTTTCATGGGCTCCCATTACCCAGGGATCAGGTCCAACGGCACCTGCCCCAAGAGGGGCGGGCTCCCATTGCCTCCGAGGCCACCGCCCAAGGAGCTGGGCCTTGCTGCTACTGTGGAGGGGGAGGAGCTGCCCTGGTATGGGACGACGCTCAAGGACTGACCTGAGTTGTCGTAGATGCGGTCAATGGTGAATGTCATCGAGTACTCCATCCGATGCTGCTGATCTTCGCTCTCGGTGAAATCGAAGTCCTCGAAGTGGCCCACCCAGCGCCATCCGTCGTAGTCGATGGCCACCGCCCCCACCATGAGGTTAGCGCGGGAGCCTCGAACGGTGTCGTAGATGTAGCCGTTGTTCCTGTAGAAGTGGTACAGGCTCATGAAATTCTGCCACGCGGCGGAGTTGGGCCTGCTGGCGAACTGGAGGCCCGTCGGAGTAGAGGTCTCGGCCAACAGCGGGTTGGCCTGAAGGGGATTCAGTCCCGCGATGTAGCCTCCCGTGGATCCGCTGATGCTCATAGAGGGCTGGGCCTCCCCCCACCGATCGAAGATGAACCCCTCCCGGCTGGCGTCGGAGAACTTCTGAATCGAGGTGTAGGAGATGCTCAGCTCGCTGGGGTTGATCAGGAGGGTGAGAGGCGGCACCTGAAGCATCAGCTCCACCTGGTACAGGATGTCGGCTGCAGTGTATTGGTCTACGAGCACTGCCCGCTCGGTGTTGGCGGTCGCCCGCTGGATCTCTTGACCCGCGCTCACGATCTGTTGGAGCCCTGCCAGCCGGAGACTCGCCCCCTCGGAGCCAGACACGGAGCTGGCCCCGAACAGGTTCCTCACAGCATTCGCAGCACGCTCTTGAGCCACGAGGCTCTCCCGTGCCCGGCTGTAGATGTCGATGTTGGAGCCCTCTTGGGATACGGCCCCAGCGCCCAGCTCCGGGGGGAGGAGGGTGATGGTGAAAGGGGACTTCTCCCGCAGCTCCGGGCGAGACCCATCGACCGGAATGCCCTGCTGAGTCTCAAAGCTGTAGTACAGGGAGGGTCCCACAGGAAGACCGTCGTAGCGGTTGGCGATGAGGTCTGGGCGGATGGTCATACAGGGCTCTGGCCCAGGTCGGGCTGATTGAGGATGGTGTCGCTCACCGTGGGGTACTGGATCGCAGTGCGCCAGCGCTGGACCTCACGCTTAATGATGAAAGACGTGCTCATCGTGAACTGAAAAGGGTTGTCCGCACTCTCCGTGGGGTTGAACCCTTCGAACCACCCCAGGTACACTCCCTGGTCGAACGTGAGCTTGAGGATGCCCGACATCACCACCTTGCCGTTGAGGTCGTAGATGCTGGCGTTGTTATGGAACAGGGCGAGCATGTCCAGGTAGGAATCATAGCCGAGGGTCTCGCGGCGGGAGCCCCCATAGCGGTCGGCGTTGGTGGTCGAGGTCAGCCCTGTATAGAGGCGCATGAACCCTCCGGTGGAGGCTTCCATGGAGATGTTGGTGGGTTGGTCCCCCCAGTGTTGCTCCACGAAGCCGTCCTCCGTTTGGATGCGCTCGATCTGCTTGGCGTACTTGATACCGACCGACTTGGGGTTCACTTTCAAGACCAGCCTCACCCCTTCGGGCAGCAGGGAAGTCTCTTGGTCTGGGCCGAGGACATCGAAGATGAAGGGGCGCTTGCCAGCCCCCGAAGACCCCTCTTCCTCTCGGGCGGGGAATGTCTCACTGAAGACGGAAACGGGCAGGCTCATCTGTCACCCCCCATAGGTGCGGCGGTTGCGGTAGCCGGTCTGGTCGAGGACATCCTTGACGATCCTGTAGACTCGGGCCTCGTCCCCGCCGTTGATGTTGATGGTCACCGGAGCCTTGCCTCCGAGGACGGGACCTCCAGGCTTGGCCCCGTAGAAGTCATCCTGGGAGGAGATGGGGGTGACCCGTGCTCGACCGCCCCTGCCCCCTTGGTACATGAAGTCGTTCATGGGAGCACCATACTCCAAGTTCAACAGGCCCAGGTACTCCTTGGCCTCCCGCTCGGTGATGCCCCCTTCCCCTCCGACAGCTCCTCGGACAGCACTGATGATCTGCTGCTCCCCGCTGAACCCTTGCTGCATCAGGCCCTGGAGCTTTCGCGCGCTCAGTCCGGTAGCGCCTGTGATCTTGGCCAGCTGCTCTTGGCGCATGGTCTCGACGAGCTGATTCACCGCAGCAGTGGTCGCTTCCTGCTTCTTCTCTTGGTTGTCTGCGATATTTTGCTCTTGCCTACGGTTCTCTTCCGCCTGACTGGTGAGCACCTCGATCTGCTCTTCGCTGAGCCGCTGGAGGGGGTTGAGGGCGACTTCGAAGCCCAGGTTCTCCGCCTCTTGGCGGGTCATCTCTCCGGCATTGAGGCGGCGGATCACATCCTGCATCCCCATCGCCTCGCCGCGACCCATGGGCATCCCCCCGCCGCCCATCCGCACTCGATACTTGCTGATACCCATGGCTCCCAGCTGCTCTGCGCTGAGGCCGGAAGCGTATCCTGAGGCGCTCTGTCCGAACTGTTGGCGGAACATATCTTCGGCGACGGCTTGGCGAGCAGCGCCGGGGGACTCTCCCATCGAGATCCTTGAACGGACCTTCTGTTCTCGGCTGACCCGTTCCCGATGACCCTCGGCGCTGGCTTCGAGGGCCTTGATCTCCTCCGCCAGGGCGGCACGCTTGGCCGGGTCCTCTTCAGCTGTCAGGGCAGAGCGCTTGTTCAGCAGCTCGTCGCTGATCGCATCCAGGGCAGAGCGTGCCGCCTCTTCGTTGCTGAGGCTCCTGCGTCGACCTTCCAGGGTCGAGTCCCCCTTGAACAGGAAGGAGTTCTCGAACAGGGTCACGAGGTGGTTGACGCCTACGGAGATGTTCTCCAGCAGCCCTGCAATCACGTTGCTCATGGTCTGGGTCATGGAGCGGGTCTCACGGAGCTGCTCTTGCGCTGTGCGCTCCATCAAGGAGTACTGAAGCTCGGCGGTCTGTTGGAGCATGTCGCTCTGACTCAGCAGCCCCGAGGCCAAGGCTTCTTCGAAGCTCATGGTCAGGGTCTTGTCGCTCTCCTGCATCCGCTCGAACTCGCTGCGGAGGCCGATGTCAAGCCGCTTCAAGATCTCGAACTGCTCTCCGGAAATCCCCAGGGCTTCCTCGATCATGGCCCGCTGCATCCCCCCGGCTTCGCCGATCCCCCGACCCCCCAGGAGGGCTGCTCCCTGGCTGAGCTGAGCAGCCAGTTCCCCTGTCTTGCTCAAGCTGCCCAGGCTCTCGGCCACATTGACCAGCCCCCCCTTCATGCTCTGGGCCAGCTCTCGGAGCGTGATGAGCTGACGTCGTTGAGCGGGGTCCTCTACGTCGCGCAGGGTGTCGCGGAAGGCGCGTCCGGTGAGGTTGGCCAGCTGGCGCAGCCCCGCTTCGCTGCTCAGGTCCATGCCACCCACGGTCCCCATCTGGCGACCCTGCGCAAGAGCGTCTGCACGGGCGATCGACTGAGCACGTCCAGTTCCCATGAGCATCGTAGACTTGATGCGGGAGGTCATTGTCTGACCTCGGAACTGACCCTCCAGGCCGATGTTGGCCTTGGCGAGGTCCTCCCCGAGGATGTCTACCATGTCTGACAGCAGCCCGACCGTGTCCCCGATGCGGAAGTTGTAGAGGGCCATGCCCGAGGCAGCCTGGTTGATGGTGCTGAAGAAGTCCTTGGTGCTCATCCCGGCCTTGCGGGCTTCGCTAAAGATCATCCCGAAGGCTCCTTGGATCCCTGTCAGATCGGCCCCGAGGTCTTGGTACATCCGGTTGATGAACTCGGAGGTCTCACTGGCCGAGATTCCCAGCCCCTGGCTGGACAAGATGGCCACCCGCGTCACATCACTGAGGGCTTGGATGTCACTGGTGCTGCCCTTGACGACATCGCGGAACTCACCGAAGGTGAACCCGGCATCGGCCAGCGCGTTGGTGTAGCCGATGACCTCTTCTTTGCTCATCCTGTAGTCATAGGCCAAATCGATGCTGGCCCGTCGCAGCAGCGCCAGCCGTACTTGAAGCTGGTTGTACTCGACGGTAAGTGCCCCCGCCCCTGTAGAGAGCGTATCGAAGCTGCCCGCAAGAACATCAGCGGCCGAATAGCTCTCCATGAAGGCTGCGTTCATGGCCCGAGAGCCTTCCATCGCGGCGGTCAACACTCCAACCAGGGCAGCGATGGGGGCTGCCACTGCAGTGAGCGATGCGGCAGCTGTTCCCAGAGAGGCGGCAGCTCCTGCTTTCCCGCCAGCAGCCAATGCTCCGGCCCCCATCGTGGCAGCGGAGCTGAGACCGCTCAGGATGCTTTCCACGAAGGAAGAGGGGTCGAGCTGATCCAGGTTGATGGAGCTGTTGATCAGGCTGGCGAACTTCTCCCCGCTCTCCATACGGAGGTTGTGCATCCGTTCTTCGTGGGCGCGGTTGACCTCCAACCGACGCTCCGCGGAACGCTCCGCGTTCTCGAGGAGGTTCTTCTGGGCTTTCTTTTGGAGCTTGATCTCGCGCTGGAGCTGAATTTTGCGTTCCCGCAGCCCCTTCTTGACGGACTCGTCCCGACTTCGCTGGAGCTGACCCTCGACGGATGCCAGCTCCTTGAGCGTCTTCTCTTGGAGCCGCGCCCCTTCTTGAAAGGTCTTGCGCAGCTCTTTGCCTGCACCCACCATGGTTGCATCGAGGAGCTTGGTCCAGACGCGCTCCATCTCCCCAGTCGCCCGCCGAGTGCCCTCCTTCAAGCCCTTCTGGACCCCTTCCGCAGCCGCCGCTCCGAATTGCTTCGCCAGCTCGCGCTCGGCCGAGCGTCCGCGCGTGATGGAGCCGATGCTGAGATCCAAAACAGCTTTGAGGTTGAGGTCACTCATTAGTCTTTGCCTTCAGATAGGCAGCCTACTCCTGAGTGTTCAGTTGCGGCTGGCGCTGGGCGATCTGTTCTTGGAGGGAAGGCTTCTTCGAGGCCTCTTTAGAGGGGGCATCCAGGTCATGCACTGTGGGATAGGCACCACCTCGAATCTTGACCTGACCGGGCCGAAGGTCCCGACCGAAGTAACGGCTGTATAGGTGGTTCTCCTTGGCGCTGGCGTGTTGGAAGGTCTCGGTAGTCTTCCGACCTCGTTCGACCCCCAGCTCCTTGAGCTGTTCGGGCGTGTATCCAACCAGGGGGGCTTGACCCTGTTCGAGGGCAGCATCCGCCTTGGCGCGTGCTGCGAGGATGGCCTGTTCCCGTTCCTGGCTGCGCTTTTCGGTGTTTCGGCGGATCTGGTCTTGGTACTCTTGGACTACCATGTCGTGGTAGTCCTTCTTGCCTTCCCGGAGGTTCTGCATCTCTTGTTCGAGGTCCGAGATGGTCTGGGGACCCATGATGGAGCGGACCTCGATGTCACGACCACCAACCGTGACCACCATGGGCTCCTGCTCGGGGACCTCTCCGTGGATGAGGCGGTTGACTGCATCTTGGATGACCCGATCCCGACGCTCTTTTTCTTTTCGCTCGGAGTTCTCCAGTTGTTCGCGTAAGTGCTTGGCTGCCTTGTTGCTCATGGAGCCCATGACCGAGCGGGTGTGGACCCACTCCCGCTCCTCCGACTCGAAGAGATCTTCGGAGTAGTTGAACGCTCCCCAGATCCTCTGGAGGACGTTGCCCTGCCCCATGTCCTTGGTAGGTCGCCCCATCATTCGCCACTGAGACCGAGAATAGGGCTCGTAGCAGTAGGCTTCGACCAGGCCCACTCCTCGCTCGAACCGCAAGTGAAAGCTCTGGACCACCCCGTACAAGACCTCGATCAGGGCATCCGGGGTATCCGCCAGCCACTCCTGCATCACATGGTAGGCAGAGTTAGAGCCGTGGTCTTCCCAGAGGTCGAGCCCGTCCACCATCCAGAGGCTGGAGGCGATCGCCCACCGCAGTGCTTCTTGGGCGGAGCACCCCAACAGCCTCGCCCGGAGCTTGGCGCTCTGGGGGCGGTCCAAGCTCCGGAACAGCAGACGGGTCTGATCCACCCTCACCTGGTGGATCAGGTAGCCGTCCTCCAGGATGCGCTCGACGTCTTGATACAAGAAGCGCCGCCGGTCGCTCTCCTCTTGGGAGATGCGCTCGTTCATCTGGTCGATGAATTTCTGGCGCTCCTCCGAGGCAGGGGGAGGAGCCTCCGGGTTCTGGGTCACCCTACTTGCGGGGCTTGAAGTTGGGGTTGCGGGTTCCAGCACCAGGGGTGGGGTCGAGCTTGCCTTGCCGGGTGTCTTGAGGGTGCCTCTTGTCACCCGTCCGGGAAGACAGCACCGTCACGTCACCGCTGCCCCCCAGGTCGAAAACCGGGAGGGCTTCCCCATCCGGGCCCGTCAAGGTCTGGGGCGTCGTAGCCGCCTTCATTCCTTGCTGCGTCAGGGACTGTTGACGGTGGCGTGCTGCGGCCTCTTGAGCCAGCCGAAGCTGCTCCAAGGCTGCCAGCTCGTCCTGCACCCCTGGCGGTGGGGGCTTGGGGCTCGGCGGTGGGACTCGATCCGGAATGGGGCTCGGTGGCCCCTTGGTCTGGGCCTTGGGGGGCTCGGGTTCCGGCTCGGGCTCGGGTTCCGGAACTTCTCGGTCATGGGCGAGGGCATCGGCCCGCTCGCGGAGCTCCTGTGCGACCTCGATGCCCTCTTCGATCTCCTTCTCGAATGCTTCCCCTGCCGAGACGAGGTTCCGGATCTGCTCCGCAGTGATCGAGGGGTCACCCTGAGCGCGACGCCCGCGCTCGCGCTTCAGGTTCTCCAGGCGCTTCTCGGCGACCTGGATTCGAACGTCCAGGTCCTCCAAGGAGTCCTTGGCGATCTTCTCGGCCTTCTGGGCGATCCGAGAGACCAGGTCCCCATACCGGCTGAAGGCGATCGTGAGCATGCTCCGCGACCAGCCCTCTTCGATGAGGTTTCGCAGCGCGACCTGACGTGGGATGTTCATCCCCTCGTCGTCTTCGATCTCGGCTACCCGTCGGAGGTCAGTGCTCCCGATTTCCACCAGGGCGTAGGAGACTACTTCGGTACGGAAGGCGTCGAGGTAGCGTAGGCCGACATCCTTCGGCATGTTGTCGGTCGGGGCCAGCCCCTCCTCTTCCATGACTTGTTCCAGGAAGTCCCGTGCGAACTGGTTGCAGTGAGTCTCTTCCGAAGGGAGCAGTGCTCTCAGCACTGCCTTAATGGTGCCCGCTTCGGTCTCGATCTCGAGTACTTCTTCTTCGTTCCCGAACCGCCGAAGCGGCTCAAGAACCTTCTTGAGCTGACTGAGTTTCATTATTATCTCCTGCCCTTATGGGCGGAATTGTACCCCTGTAGTCGCGGGGTCAGCGAGTCGGTTCAAACCCGTCCTGGAACAGGGCTCCAGTGAGGTCGCAGTCGAGGAATACAGGCTCCTTTAGAAGTCTGAAGGAACGCGACCCCTGTTCCTCAGAACCACTGCCTCAAGAGGGTGTAGGGGAACATCTCTTCCCCGGTCTCGCGGACCTGTCGGTGGGCCAGCCCCATCATCTCCTCGAAGCACGCGAGGCGGGCGTGGACTTGACATCCCGCCGACCACTTCTCGACCTTGGTGCTCTCACCGCTCTTGGATGACCGGTGAATGTTGATGCCGAAGTACCCCTCGCTGATGGTGGAGTCATCGGTGTGGAGGCGGTTGTCGCGGTTGGCGTCCCGGTAGACCCGGACCTTGGCGAGACGCTGGCAGATCGCCTTGTAGGATCCGGAGTGGAGGTCGATCTTGTGGGCGAAGTACTGCCCCGGCACGAGGACGGCGGTGCCCGAAACCCGGTCCTCGTTGAAGTGGAGCATCCAGTAGGTGCCGGGGTCCGTCGTGATAGGCCAGACCTTCTGGTGCCACTCTCCGTCTTCTTTCCAGCAGCAGACCAGATAGTCGTCGAAGGAGTTGGCCTCCAGCTCGGGGGAGCGGATGCCCACCAGGTTCATCCGGTGCTCGCCCTCGAAGGTCTGGTATCCGAGGGCCTTGGCCCGCTTTAAGATCGGAGGAAGCCCCTCCCCACTGTACTTGAGGGCGGCAGGGACCGGAACCCACTCGCCATCTTCACTGAGGAGCGCTCCCCAGGTGCCCTTGCCGACGATCCCGTCGACCATCAGGCCCTGCGAAGCCTGGTACTGCTCGACCGCCCTCTTGGTCTTCTTTCCGAAGTGGCCGTCGATGGAGATGTCGTAGCCTTCCAAGACCAGCAGCTGCTGGAGCTTGCGGACGTCGTCGCCCTTCGACCCATGCTTCAAGAGCTTCATCGATTGGATCCTCCCTCATCGTCCGGGAGGATAATCAACTCATTGGGCGGGGTACGGCTGACTCCGGCAGTCCATGTAGTAGTCGTTCTGCCATGCGGCAGCCACCCAGCTCAGGCGATTCAGCAAGCCGTACCCCCATAGGATCTGGTCGGGTTCTTCTATGGATCCCGACAGGTCGCTGAGGTCCAGGACGTACAGGTACTGCTGCCCTTCCCAGAAAGCGGCCCCGGCGACCATGGTCGCCGCCCCGCAGTAGAACCTGGAGTGGCCCGTCCCGGGACTACCCTTCCGCGCTTCTGAGAGGAGTCGAAGCTCCAGCGCTGATGGGGCAACGGCCATAGACCTCGGTTACCATCACCGGAAATAGCTGGTGCAGCCCCGGAACTCGACCCCCGCAGGGCACGTGAACCGTTTTCGGGAAGAGGGGTCCCACCCCTGTCCCAGCGCCAGCTCGATGAGCCTTCGGACGTCCTTTGGGCTGAACCAGGGGCGCTTGCCTTTGGGGGCCATGACCCATGCAACAAGAGGCTGACCAGGTCGGTCAGCCTCTTCCTGGACAGCAACGTGCGCGCAGCCAGGTTCTTTGCGGTGGGGCTTGAGGGTCCATCGGAAGGACAGCCCCTCTACTTCGATCTTGCGTCCGCCTTTAAGCGCCATGAAGGCTACCCACATCCACCTCCGGTCACTATTAGGGGGGTGGGATAGCCGAACTACTCTTCTCCGCAGAGGAAGTAGTCGGGTCCGTGGTTCTGTGGGAAGGGCACGACGTCTCCGGTCCCGGTGGAGAGCTGGATACTATACCAGTACTCTATGCCGCCAACCACGACGAATCCGCACTGGTTCTCGGACAACTTAGTGCTACGGATTCCCGTGTCGTACCAGCGTCGAGCGCTCAGCAGAAAGCATTCTAAGGCCGTCGGACCCATGCATCCCCCCAGGGTGTCTCGGTCTCGTCAGGGCACCGACGTGGGACTCCCCCGTCGACATTCTCCGGTTGACCTTCGTTACAGGATCGGGCCAGAAGAAGTCCAAGCGGTACTCTGCCCGCAGCCAGCACTCTAAAGGGTTCGGTAGCGGTATTCGACCACCCTCTTCGGCATCCTTTTTATGTAGCACAAGAGGTCCTTTCCGAGGCTCATGAGTTCGCCCACCCGCTCGCGTGCGTACTCGCTGGGGTCTTTCCCCTCTGGGATGGGAGTTACCTCTCCTTGGAAGGTCTTCCGGTCGAGCAGGTAGTACCAGTGTTGCCCCTCTACAAAGGCTGAACCTGCGGCATAGGAACCTCCAATCCCTGCGAGGTTGAATGGAGCCCAAGGACCCCATTCCTCTTCGAGCAGCCAGCACTCCAGCGGGGTGGGTGTCATTCTTCCCATCATTGCTTTCCAGGTCAAGTGGAACACGCGCCCTTGGGGGGTCTTCGCGTCAGGGGGTCCAGCGGGTCAAGAAACGACCGCCCTCCAAGGTGCATCTTTCATGGCAGCAGGTTCCAGCCACATCATACAGACCCGGTCGAACGCCAGCTCTGGGGGGTCGTTAGTGGCCTCAGCCCACCCCCGCAGAGTGGGCACCTGGATCATGTAGTAGTAGCCCTGCCCGCTGACCTTCATCCACCCCACCCAGTAAGCGTCTTCCCCGCCTATGTCTAAGGTCCGGTGTAGGGGGTTGTACACGTCCTGGTGGGGGTTGCCGGTCCCCTCCAAGTTGAGGAGTGCGCACTCCAAGCCAGTCGGCAACATCACTTCGGTGAGGCTCGTGGGATTACTTTACCGGCGCTTCGGGAACGGGTCAGCGAAGCCGGTCCAGAAGTCCTGGTCGAGCATGTAGCTTACCGACTTACCTCGGAGGAAGAGGACCCCCACCCAGACCCGCGAGTTCAAGTGCTGATAGCAGGTCTTCAAGGAGTTAGATTCTTGAAGTAGGAGGTGGGCCTCCAACGGAGTCAGGACAGCGTTTTCCACCATTGGCGGTAGGTCTCCGAGTGGAAGTCGATCGCGGTGGGGTCGGTATCCTTTACTCGACGACGCACCCAACCCTGAAGGTCGTCCTCCCTCAAAACGTAGTTGTAGCGCATCCCTGCCAAGATGGGGAAGCCGATGCGGTAGTCCCGGCCATCCATGGGGAAGAGCCTGGGATGGCCAGGGTATCCCAGGCTCCGCATCAGCCCTTGGTCGAGCAGGTACGCCTCCAGGGCTGTGATTTCGTTGTCCCGGAGGACTTCCCACCCTACGGTTCCCATTCGTGTTCCCCCACCCACTCCCAGACCTGCCCTCGGAGGGTGTCCTCTTCGAGGTGGATCTTGTAGGTGGCCCCACCCCACTTGAGATACCTCACTGGCCCCATGCCCTGGTAGAAGTTGGCCTCCGCGAGGAAAGTCAACTCCAGGGGCAGGAGACGCTGGTGAGGTTCCCAAGCCAGGGAGTGGGGGCAGAATGGGTGGGCCTGGAGGAGCTTCTGGAGTCTCTTCTTTTCGGGTCCTCGGATCCCCCAATAGACCTTGCCCATCTCGGTCTGAAGGTCTTCCAGCATTGAGGACCCCTCGCCGTG